ATTTTGTATGCAATATCGACGTTGCTGTACTTTTGCGATTTCCGTAAACATTTGAGTATATCAACATTCTCTCAGTTTCGTATTATATTCGTTAATAATTTTACCTCGTATATACTACAACGGAAAAATACCAATATGTATAACACATACCCCCACCCAAACAAACATCGATGTATATATATATATATATATATATATATACATATAGATGTATATATATGTAACGAATATAGCCGGGAAAACCCGACCAATCGCAAAAACAGCAAAGTGAGATAGCATGTTGAATCATATAGTAGTTTTTTTTCTTACTCATAGTTTATATAGCTGAAACTGCGCAACTGGTATATAACACGCGCGCGCAAAAGTTCAGAGAGAGAGAACGTCAATGCAAAATTTGCGCATGTGAAATTATCAAGGCGTGCATATGACTAGCCTTATCCCACAAATTTATCACATCATCTTATATTATTGTCTATATACTGCCCTGACAACAGCAATCGCAACCGTGATAGAATTAGCAAAAGCAGCAGCAACGACGACAGCATCAAGAAACGAATAAAACACAACGACAATAACGTCAATTTTCACTCTCCCATTTCAGCATGTGAGAAACTAGCAAATGTATATAGACATTATATATACGAATGCTAGGATGTAAAAAAAATTACCCATAATTCCCAACTATACCTAGAATGCACGAAGCACCCCGAGCTTGAAATTATAGAAATTTGCGCCGTAGCGTTTCCGCCAGTCGGTCGATATAAGCATTTTGCTATATGAAAATTTACGAGTAGCCGAGCGCAAAAAGCACGAACGTCGGTTTGCTATATAAATGAGCCAGTAGCTGGTGCACAACCAGCAGTCTTTCTTTAGCAAGTGTTCTACATGGAACTTCTAGCAGCCGGGAACAAACAACAATCGACTATTTGGCAAGTTAAACAAAATAGGATCTCAGACCAAGGATTGTTAGCTGGTGAGTAGGTAGTCGATTGTTCAACAAATTCAGTACACTTGCTGTAGGGACTTATAGTTTTTAGCTGGTCAGTGGGTATGAGGTGGGAAATTTCTGAAAAATATAGGATACAATGTGTCAATTTTTACCCAATTGTTTTACCCAATTGTTTCTTGTTAATAACATATCCGTAATTTTTACCCGATTTTTACCCAATTTTTACCCAATTTTTACCCGATTTTTACCCAATTGTTTTCCTGACATTTTTCACTTTTTTCGTTGGTCTCCAAGTAAAATATAAAGGGTGCTTTTGTTCGAGTAGATTTGATGCATATTTGTGGAATATATTCAATTGCCAAGTGCAATTCTATTGTTGGAAAAAAAATATTCCATTCGTATTCATGTATGCGAATTTATATTATATAGGAAAAAATACACATGCTTGGTATTATTAATCATATCAATTTAATTGCAGTATGGAATTCATTAGCGGATATGAAATTTGTGGGTGTGTAATATATATATACATTGTTTGGAAACGATTAGACCTGTCAAAATGTATACAACCACTGATTGAGCCTAACAAACTGAACGGGTTATAAGTTTTGTAGTCTTTCCATAAATAGGGGTGTTCTACTTGTCAAGGGTTTAGTAGCTTTGGAAAATTTTGTGCGATATACTAGTGACCGGGGAGAAAACAAATAACCTTGTTTAATTTGGATTTCAATTTACAATTCCCAGCTTTTACAACTATAAGAAACAATGGTCAAAATGGATGTACCAGCAAAATGATGCAAACGTTTATAATTCCAACAATAAATCAAAATACAGGAAGTGGTCAGCGTAAAATACCCAAACGCAAACGCATGACTGTAACAACCAATAAAAATAAAAAAAATATCAAAACGGGAAAAATCCCAATTGTTACAATGAACCATCAACAACAGATGCCACATCAGCAACAGCAGCAGCAGTTGCACAGTCAACAGCAAAACTTGATACATCAACAGCAACAACAGTATAACCATCATATTCAGCAACACCAATACCATCATCAATACCAGTCTCAACAGAACAATATGATGGTAGGAATGCCAGCACCCCAACAGCAGCAACAATATCAACAATACCCGGTACAAAATATACCTCAATCCCAACAACATCATCAAATTTATCCACATCAGCCGCAACAGCCGCCACAGCAGCGATATTATCAACAACAATATACCCCTCATTCAAACACTCATTCACCACAACACCAGCAACAACAACAACATTTACAACACCAATCATTAGCTACACAAGCTAGTAATAGGTCTATACATCCTATTATAGAGTCAGTTGTAGTTTTACCAAATTCTTTATTGCCACCGCAAACTTCGACTTCGGTAGCACTTGCGCCGACCGTATCGCAAATTCAACATCCCCCATCGCAACAGGTGAATGTATCGTCACCGACACACCAAACACATCGTTATCAATCGCACGAGCAGTTGCTGCTACAACAGCCACCACCACAACAACAACAACCACCATCACCACAACCCCAACAACAACAAATGTGTCGGCAACAACAATTGCAATGTCAACAACCACAGCAACAACAATCTATGCAACCATCACAACAACAAATACAACCACCACCGCCACAACAACAACATCAGCAACAGGCTTCATTGCAATCGCAACAACTTTTACATTCTGAGGACAAACTTGGCGCTTTGCTCGAATTTTCGGGTATAAAAAATCAAATTTTAAATGATATCGATGATCATTGTGATAGTGATACAAATAGCATTGGAGCTATAGATTCAGATGAGTGGAATTGGGTGTGTGCAAATTTTGAGACCGATACACCAAATAATAACAATAATAATAATAATGATAATAATAATGTTGCTGATGATGCTGTTACAGCCATTATAACAAATCCGGATTCAATAACTAAACCGGTCGAGTCAGTAAATATAGCGATGGTAGTCGAGTCGACGACACTAACTGCAGTAACGGAGATTGCTAATACCGCTACCATTACCACTATCACCGCTACTAGTACTCCAACAACGAATAACACTATTGATGAGCATCAAAATGATTGTTCTCGATTTTATTATACCGATGAGATTAATAATAAACAACAATATAATAAAATCAAGGAAAATCAAATGATTAAACCTGAAAGTACAAATATTGTAACTGTCGATTCGACGACCATTGGAACGACTACCGTTGTTAGTTCTTCTGATGTGCAATTTGACTTGTTAAAATCGGCCAATATAACGCAGCAACATCAACAGCTACAAGTCGAACAAGAAATATTATCACCACAAACACGAACAAGTGTACCAATATCCATTGAAGATATACCAACAACAACATCAACAACAACATCGCCAAAACGGAACAAAAAACCATCGACTATCAATGAGGTACTAGGTCTATATACAAGACAGATTTTTTAAGAAAAAAAACTCATCACACACGTTACACAAAAATGTCATTTTCCTTACATCTTTTTTGTTATTTGCTTGAAAAAATAACATAATAACATGAGTTTACTTTTTTTAGGTTCAAATCACCAAAAATGACGAAAACTTGTTATATGACAAAAATATATATAAATATAACAACCAGTATGATAGCGCCAGTGAGGACAATTCGGAGGATGCCGATAGTGACTTTGAACAACCACGACTACCAAGTCCCGATCTCAACGCTGACTTTTCGGATAAAAATAATAATTGTGATGGAGTAGTTTATAAATACAACCCACGTTTAAGATTGCCGTCTACTCAACATCCAACCAGCACAACTGCAACACCTTTGGTGGAGCAAGTTGTAAATAATTGTGGATTGTCTATTGAGGACAATTTAACCGCCAACAAAAATAATAACAACAATAATAATAATAACGGGGTGCATTCGATTATTCCAAAAAAACGTAAAATTACAATTTCGCCACAATCTATGTCGCCAATTGTATCTCCGAAACGTACACTCAAGCGAGCTATTTCATCGCAGTTATCCGTTATTCAAGATTCTGGATCGATCGTAACGTCGCAACGACAACCACCATCACCTTTGACAGATGTAACAACAAATACGGATAAGGTGTCTACGACAACAACACCACCGCAACCTTTACCACCAATGTCATCGATAACACCGAACATGGAAACACCGATTATTATACAACCAAAAGAAAATGAGATACGTTACATTAACACGTGCTATATGCGTAAAAATTCGGGTATTTTACAGAACGATTCTCGCAAAATTCCCATAAACACTTTTGGTTTTGGCCGTCGAAACTTTTGTACACCTAGTAAGAATTTTAGACACGAGTCTTTGTTGAATAATGATAATAATAATAATAATAATAATGCAACTAAGATTACAAATTCGAAAAAAATTAAAAAATCAACAAAGAAGCAACGTTTAAACGATTCAATTGAGAATGAAGCTCCCAAAACGGTTAAGAAGGCTAAACAGTTGGCTGTCAAAGTTGCTAAGTTAAAACATCAACAACAGCCGATTCCGATAGTAGCCGATGATGAAACGTCGTTTTTGCCACCGACACCAAGGCCAATGAGTGATGTTGATGATGATGATGATGATAATGATGAAGGTTGCAATCAAACAAGTGACCATGACACAAATGTTGATGAAGTTTCAACTAAAATTATTGAAACCGAAGTTGAAGAGTCTCGCAATTTGGCTGCTGCTATTGCATCTATAATGGATAAAAACGAGACGCCGCGACCGCCAATAAATGTTAAAATTTCAAAACGTCAACGTCAATCGAATCAAAATCGTGTACATTCACCAGTTATAATAAAATCTATACCAGTTGTATCGATTGCCGGTCAGGGACAACAGCAACAACAACAAGAAGAATCAACAGTTGCAATTGTTTCAATATCACCGACAATCCTCAATGCTAATATTTCTAATGCTATCGGTGATGGTGATGTTACTAATAATAAAGACGACGGCGATGACAATGATGTTGATGACGAAGACGACGATGATGACCCAGATTACAAGATTGAACAATCCAAAACGACCGATAATCTAAATGGAGGAAAAAACAAGAAAGATGATGACAACGAAAATGAAAACAGTAGCAGCGATGATTATAGCGAAGAAAGCAGCAGCGATGAAGATAGTAGCGATGATGATGTTGATTGTAACACAGATAATGTCAAAGCGTCTAAATCCACCAATTGTGATACTAAAATCGATAATAACAACGGCGATGATGACGATGTTAACAACGAACGTGGTGATGATGATGATGACGGCGAGAATAAACCCAAGGAACGACAAAAACGCTTATTGGTCGTCGATGATTTTAATACAATTGAACCGACAACAATTGTTCGTCGTCCAATTTCATCAAATAACGAGTTGGCTAATGAGAATGTTGTCTCTAAAGTGCTTTATCGTAAAACCATGCCAACTGGTGATCATTATCAACGACCCAGAAATATTGATATCGGACGTTTGGCAAAAATCAAGCAATACAAACCAGTTTTATATCGTTACGATAATTTAAAATTAAACCTCAATGAAGCCACTGAAAGTGAATTGCGTAAATACAAAAAAATGCCTAAACCTCAAGAATTTTGCCGTATTCGCTATGGTAACGAGATTCCAGCTACTGATTGTGAAATGGTATATCCAGACAAATCACTAAAATCATTGGCGAAAATCGCAAAATCTATAATGAGCGAAAGTTATAAAAAACTTGATGTTACAAAAAAGATTGGCAAAACGGCAATATCACCAACAATGACGCCTTTGGACTTGCGTGTCATCAAATCAAAAATTGGCGATGCTTTGCGAGATCTTTCAATATCCAACTATGAGGGTATGAAACACTTTCGACGTCTAATTAATAATTCATCAGTGTACGAATCGAGATATACACTTGTATATGGGGCCGTTCCAAATCATATGTGTGAGTTTATACAATATGTGATTAAAACGAATTACAATAGCAGCGCACCCAATATGTATATGTATGACGGTGACTTGGAAATTCAAGCATTTTGCTATTGGCAATTAGTTTCTCAAGATTTGATTGAATGGAAAGACGATTTAAGTCGTGGACCTTTGAAAAAAATATTGGAAAGTGCTTGTGCAATGATACATAATGCTGAATTGCGCGAACGAATCTCACGCTTTGCTAATTTTAATGATAACCATATTACCGCAGAGTGCCTATTGCAAATTAAATGTAATTACGTGGAAATTATGGAATCGTTGAGTCACATGAGCAGCCCTGAAGAATGTGGATATTTTCTTGATATTTGGAACACTTTTATGTCAAAATGCGGTATACATCATTATTCTTGCCCACACACTATGATTCAAATCGCTACTGATTCCGTTTTGGTGAAATTAAAACTTGAGACCACATTTAACGAGATGCAAATACAAAATAATAAATATGAAACTGGCATCAAATTTACTGCGATGGAAACTGAGGAAATGTTCCAATATGTGCTAAAACTTTTTCCAACAAAACTCAAATTTCAACAACTGCAAGCGTCTACGTCTCATGCATTTGTGCATTTATGCAAAATATTTGCGTACCATTTAATAGAAATGGGCATTATAGTTAGTAATAATACAAAAATTACTACACAACACGTTGAAGGTTTCCGCTCGCGTTACAAAAAATTACTAAGTATAAATACAACTGGGCAACATGTACCTGTTTTTCCAAATAAATTCCGTAATATGCGCAACGTGATTCAGGCACAGGTGTCTATATATTATCAAGCAAATAACACTGGTTCGACTATACCAACTATTAAGGTGGATAAAATGGCCTCTGAAACACTTTTTGATGTAATTAACAAGATTATACTTAAACGCACGGAAATTTTTTGTTTTTTCACTAAAGACGATGCATTTCATCAGGATGATGCTGCCATTACGCAATTATTATCACGTGAAATTGATGAATTATTTAACGAGGACGTTTTTACTAATATTAACAATGTAGATGCATGGATACGCACCGACGATGCCGATTTAAACGAATATAATGGAACGACTGGCGAGCTAGAAAAGTCATTTTATGACAAACATGTTGAAGAGGAAAATAAACGACGCGAACTATTGGATTCTGATTACAGTTGTGACGAGGATGACGACGCAATTGACAATTCAATTGACGAGACTGCAGAATTACACTCGGAATTGAATATTATTAAAAATGTAGCGCCTCTTGAATTATTCACAATTTATAGGCGTGAACATGGCAATTCTGAAGATGTCACACCCTCGAAAGCTAAACGCTCACGTAAGAATGGTGAATCAGATGGTATGACCAAAACAGCACGTAATGCTAAATTGAAGCAAGAACGTGAGCAATTACGTTTAGCAGTCGAAACATCTAAAGAATATTCAAATTCTGGTGTTTTGAATAGCCGAGTTACATGTGCGATGTGTTTTAAACGTATAACTAATAGATGTATCGATATTGGACCCAAAATCACTGTCGCTTGTTGCCTTCAATGTCATAAATCTTTGGTTAGTGATATTAATCGCAAAGAGGAAGATCGTTTATATGATCATGCTGAGATTTGCAAACGTATAAAGTATCAATATCGACGACCTGTTGCATTTGATAATGAGAATAAATACATTGACAACGATAATTATAGATATGTTTTTGCAACAAAATACTATAATCGCAACAAACTTGGCAAAAATTTTGCGAAATCCATCCGTAAACGTAAAAAAACTGTGTTAAAATCCGAACAACGCTCTAAAGAGGATGAGAGAATGCGTTTAGCTGATATTTCCGATGATGACGCTGACACTAACAATGATGGTGATCGTGAAGACGACGATGACGAGGATAACAACAACAATGACGATAACAACAATAACACCAGCCATCATCAAAACGTTGAAGTGGATGAACAAAAAATGATATATAAAGAATCCTCACCTTCAACACCATTGCAACCAAAACATCAGGAAGAAGAATATCAGCAACAATCACAACCAGCTACAAAGAAACGTAAGAGGCAGTCGTCGAACAAGAATACTACCAAAGAATTTAAACGTTCCCGAAAAGAGTCATCGTAAATAAGATATTAAAAAAAACACATTACACGCTCTCTCTCTATCCGCTGTTACAAATACTTATTATAATTCCTCGTATACACATCAATATTATATACACACACATATATATACACCAAAAAATACTATAGTCCAAATCTAACTATATATATATATATATATATATATTTATATATATATCTTATACTCAGCAACTTGTTATAGTAGTATCTATTCATCACATACCAATGTTATTGTTACTAGTTTTTTTTATATATAATACGTATATTCCAATGTTAACATTCTTACACATGCAAAACAATTGCACTTTTATATACTCATGTATTCACTTTATGCAATTATAGCGATACTCTATTGAAGTCGATAACATTTTTTATACTTTACAAATATTTTTTTGAAAATAAATAAATATATGCGCTTAAAATATATATGTGTATACAAATTTTTATGGTTGCGGTTTCCACATTAATTGTGGTGGTTCATTTTTTTTATAAATGTAACAGATAGGGGGGGTTAAATGTCATGTTATGTAGTCAATCATCATTTGTTATATGGTCGTCGTTGTCGACGTCGTCGTCTACTCTATTGTTGGTTATTTGTGTAGCATTGCGAAACGAGTATAAATAAGCTGTGCGGATTTATTGCAATCGCATTAGAATATAATCGCTAACAAAAGGTAGATGAAACGCGCTTATTCTTCGAATCTCTAAATATTGCGAATAAAAATATCCTAGCATACAAGGCTTGATAAATCCAAAAAAAAACTTAACCAACAAATTCTTCGAAATGTTCAAGTATTCAAACTCAAAATATAATACGTCCTCGACATCATCACCAACGTCATCGTCATCATCTGGATATAAACGCAGCTATGACAACACATCGAGCAGTAATGGTGGAAAATACCTCGGACTAAGCAGTAGCAACAATAGTAGTAGCAGCAGCAGTAGTAGTAGTAGTAGTAGTAGTAGCAATAGCAGTAATGGTTCAAACATTGACTATTCGCAAAATCCTCGCAGGAGTTCTAGAAAACCACAGAGCGTTTTCGATCAACCGTCTCAAGTGCGTTACGGCAACAAGCAATCGTTTAAAGAACTTAGCCGTAACGTTGATATTTTCCTATATCGTCCACAAGCAGTTTTAGATCAAGGATATTCATCAAATTAGAAAAATTTTTTTAAGCCAACAACAACTGATTTTGTCCAAAATACCGCAACACCGCCACAATAACTAAAACCAACAGCACCTTGTTATTTGTTGTTTACATGTTATATTTATAATGTATTTGTTATTTTACATCCACAAAAAAATCCAATAAATGTTATAATTATATACACAATCATATATAGACAGTTGTTTTTATTGAAAAAATTGTATATTATATATCTGCAAGAAAAAAAATCAACTACGTGGACCAATCACATGTATATACATTGATGATGTATCGACTATAAACCAGTTTGGTAATACTATACAAAATAAACCCAACGTTATTAACGCAACAATCATTATACGAAACAATTGAAGTCCAACCCATAGTACGATATTACCAAAGTATTTACAATGTGGTCGAACGGATGACCAACCGTCTGATATATATTTTGTTAATGCGCATTTAGTGTCGGAAGCGTCGATGGCGTCATCATAATTATTATAAGTATCATCTATACAGTCTGATCTAGATAAATCAATTACCACATTAGATTCATTTTGTCGAATTGTATTTAAATATGACGACGATGATGGTAGTGGTGGTGGTGGCGATGATGACGACGACGACACCAACGACGATGATAGCAATGGTGACATTGTTGTCACCGTCGTAGATGATGTTGATGTTGCCATAGTCGCTGGTATAGTTCCAAGCAATCGAAAATTAGATCCAACTTGCTGTCGTAGCGTTGATTCGTCGATATCCGAGGATGTTATTATAAGCGCTCGTGTTGAATTGGGATTCTCGAATGTATTCATGGTAGTTGCTAGATTGCTACTGGTAATAATTATTCCAACCCACAAATTTATATTCAAAAACTACACAATGCGCTATCTTTGTATAACCCAGCGACTGTAAATTTTATAGCGGCGCTAAACCTCAAACAAATAAATCAAACACAAACATTTTGCAATTCAAATGTTAAAAATTGTTAACAAATATATTTCATAGCGTGTTTTAGAGTATATTTCACCGAAGGTACAATAAATTTCTCATATTCTGGCGTCCAATTATATAAAGAGTCATCAACTAGGGTGGCTTTATAAAATCGCGTGTTAGGGAAATAGTTGTATAACGATAAAAGATTTTTAGTTGATCGTCGATCCATTGTGTTATTGCTGAGTACCAAATCGAATGTTATGCCATTGGGTCCGGTCATAAATTGTTGGATATTATCATCGACGTGCAGACTCGAACCATGCGAATATAAAACAACCAAATCATACGCTCGTTTCGCATAATTTAAAAGTCTATGGGAATATTTGAACGCTTTACCAGTATTATTATTTATCAATGTGTCGTCCAAATCAAAAACTATGATTGATTTTGTCTTGCTAATGATTGTTGACCAAGATTTAGAACGTTCGCAAGCTTCGTATAAATCATCATCTTGTATACGATTTACAAATGTACCACATATTGTTAATGGTTCATCTATTGGCCAAATAACATAACGTGGCCCATTTTTATCGAGACGATAAATTGGTATCTGACGCTCGAAATAGAAACTTGTATATTCTGGTTTAGAACTAGCCAAATGAATACAATCTCGAATTGTTCGATATTTGAAATACGGTGCCAGTTGTACGTTGCGCAATACTCTAGAATTTAAATCGGTGACTAGGATGGGCTCGATGTCGAAAATTATATTCAAATCGCTCAATGTGTACACATTAAAATAGTCTCCAAGATTGTAATGTGTTATTGATTTCCAATATTTTGGATGTACTACCAAATCAGGTTTCGATGGGTTGTACATGGCTTTTTTTAAGTGCGTGTTTATTTCTCGATGTATAATTGTACAATGTTTATATGTTGACTGCTGCAATATTACTATATTATCAGATAGATGTTTGCGTATGTGCTTAAAAAAGTTTACAACTTACATACACACACATACACCCACTATCACCCTTGTTGTTTTTAAATTAATTACTTGTTAAATAATTAATTTTCCAGACTTGACAAATTATATAAATACGTATACACACACACGTACTATGAGTACGCCTACTTCGAAATACGGCTTGTTTTTTTATATAATCGTTAACTGCACATGTTCCTCATCATTGTACCGACATTGGGGGAAACTTCAAGAATATTTGCTATTCACTTCTCAATAAGAAACAGTCGCATCAAAATAATACTTGTTATAAAATCGTGCCAACAATTTAAAAATGTATAACATACAATCGAATAGCGCTCGGTTTATATACACTTTAAGCAATATAAAACCAATGGAAACTATAAGAAGTGAACAAGATCATAATCATAACCACTACCAACAAAAATACTGCAAATTAAAAACGAATTATTATTTATCAAAAGTGCCAAGATCGGACGAAAAAATTAGATATACTGAGACAGATATGTACTCTATGGTTCGTACTGTATTGTTTATGTATTGCTATGAAATGACGCCACAGGAATCTTTAAATGAAATAATCAACACTGGTGAAATAACCTTTGATATGGCGACATTACCCAAACAAATTAAACTATTGAATATGACTATAATCACAGAATTGCTAGATAGCTTGTTTGGTGAGAATTTTTCGCATGTGATTGGTCGAGTTTTAATCAAATGTCTGGATGAATATCGAAATTTTTGGCGCTTTTATCCATATATACCAAAAATTACATTTCCAAGTGCGTTGGATTTTGTTAAAATGTCTCGCTTCATGAATATAACAATGTTTAAATATTCGCAAGTAACACAATTCATGTTAAACAATACTATGGATCATAAAATACCAATGCAAAATAATGTAAAACATTTGCAATAAAACCCAAAAGAATAAAGAGAAACACAAAAAAATCTCGGAATTAATTATTTTTTTATATATTTAATAAAATTTAATATATATATAGAAAGAGCGATATATATATATGCAATGCTATAAGAGTAAACAAAACAAATAACATGAGCGTTTCACTTGATTCGTATGAGAGTGTCGTTAAAATGACCTGCGAATATTATGATTCAGAAATGCCTTTATACTTTAATGAAGGACACTATAATATTGCTTGTGATATAATCGCATTGCTATTGCAGAAACAAGAATTTTCAATAGTGCGAACAAATTTGAAATTGTTGGAACCTATTATGGAAAATGGTGGTGTTATATACATGTCACTACCGTTGATTGCGTTACTTGTAAACTCACTTGTCGATTTACCACAAAATTCGGTGGAATTTGTAAACAATTTCAACATTTTCGATGGTTTAAATATGATAACTGAAGACAGATCATCCCAACGTAGCTGTTATGCCAAAGCCAATCGAAGACCATCGTCCATGTCTAGTGTAATTGTTCGCAATCAGAATGTACAGAATTACAATAAAATTGTATCATCGGCAATTGGTAAAAACGTATATAATATTGAGCCAATAGACGATTCTAACAATATACAACAATTTAGTCCAACGGAAACCATTCGATTTACACAAACTTTGCGAATTGTCTTAATGTGTGCTCATTTTTATCAACATTATATTGGAAATATACCGTATAACGATCATTCAACGTTTCAAGCTTTAGAAATTGCACATAGACCAATTATGCATGAAAAATAAATAATAATTTATAATTAATACATCTTTGTGTTTTTGTTTTTTTCCCCCCATCAATTAATAGTTTTTTTTGCTAGAAAGAAAGCATATGCGAAAAAATATCATAGAACAAGCGCCGTTCGCCCATTGCCAGTAGTGGAAATTGTCGTTATTGGATTCGTTAGAGCACCAATTGCTGTTGTTGATATCGATTCAGAACGAACCAAAGTCGCAATTATGCCAATCATTATCGATACAATCATGATGAGAGCCAAAATAAAAATTAGTGATTGATTGACCATAGAGACGATACCAAATTCACCAAATTGACGATTTAATATTTTTTTAAATCTATCATCTCGGTCAGTGGTTGCTTCGAAAGTTGTAACATTATCAGAGTTGGACATTTTGCGTTTTTTCCGTTGAGAAAACGCTAGTTATTCTCTAGTATTGTGCAATAAAGCGACGACTCGATCCAACCACGGTTCAGCCAGTGTTTTCTGATAAGCATCCAATTCCCTATTAATATAGCTATCTTTTGCAAATATTAAACCGAATAGCGACATGGCAAATACAAGCAATACGATGATGAATAACATTTTGAAAAGTCATACTACATCTACTATACGCAAATTAAATGAATTGGAATTAAATCGTCGAATGGATGGACTACCGACTGAGGTGCTTGAAAATTTAATACGACGCAAATTACCAGACCCATCGAAACGTCGTATAGTTCGGACAGTGATCGTTAAACCAAAGATCCCACCATGTTTAAATAACGCAATTGTATCGTTAGCATTAATGGATGAAAAATCAATGCGTAGACGTATTGAAATTTTCATTGGTTATTGTCGTTATAAAAATTTCACTTATAATACAACTAAACGATATTTTCATATACTTAAATTGAATGGGTTATTTGGAAAAGAAGACGAAGTTAATGGTAATGCTGATGAAATTGAAGCTATTAGATATTTACGCCCAAATAAGTTATTATTTGTTGATGGTGGTAAAACGCATATTAGAATTGTCAGTATGGTGAATTTCAAAACATTCATCGAATATTTACATAAAAATTTCAGCGTATATACTGCTCCAATATTAGTGGCTGCATATACGGGATTGCGCAGTTTTGAGATTTTACAGTTTAGTACGTACACAATATATCAATTGTTAAATCAACAACAACCGATTGCTATAAAACGCAAACATACAGTTGTTAAATCTTACGATATTGAACCTATATTCTGGCAACCTGTATATAATTCACATTTGAACGTGTTTGTTGAAAATTTACGAGACTTATATTATGATGATTATAAAATTTTCATAGATTTTCAAATAAATATAAAACTATTCCCCGTGACCCCCAAAACGTTGGGTAATCGCATCAAAAGCTTATACTTTGAAGCAATTGGCCATGCTCCTCCAAACGGTTTTGGTATACATTCGTGTCGCAATATGATCGCTATGCTTATGGCTGAAAAAACTGAAAATATATACGCGATTCAACAGTTTCTACAACATCGTAATGTGTCTACCACTCGACATTATATCAAAGCTGATTTTACAAAGACAACTAAAGAATTCAATCGTTTAACCAAATATGAATTCAGCAATATAAATCGAAAGCTTGAAAAAATTAACACTGAAACAGCAGTTACATCGAAATCGATAATAACTAAAAACGATAACGACGGCAACAACAATAATAACAACAACAATAATAATAAATCAGTATAAAAATATATGTAATGAGTTGATTATATTTAGTCCAGTAACAAACTTTCCAACTTGTATACCTTTTGTTAACATTTTAAATAGTTCGATTATTTTTTGTAAAATGATAAGTTTACCACCATCATCTTTAAAAATGAAAACACCATTCCAACCAAAGTCACTATTTGAGAACGCTTTGAAGTCTATGACTAAAATAATTATAGAAACAAACACTTCATTTGTTGTTTTAGAACAATTATTTGAAGAGTTACCAACATCTGTTCTTGATGAACTATTAAAATATTGCATATCAACGAAATATAACCTAAAATGTATAATACTACAAAGTTTAGGTAAAAACGTCAATGATTATATCGAAGAGTTGAAAACGGATCCACAAACCATGGTTTTAAATAACAATTTCTCCATTTCTGAGATTTTCCACAATATACCACTATGTTTTTATGAGAAAATAGCACAAATCTTACTCGATAATGAAATATTATGGGATGAATATTTCTATGATTTTTTACAAAGTGAATCGGAATTGTGCATTTTGGATTGGGATTGGACCAATTTGAATTTGGATCAATATCTAGCGATACGATATTTCCCAAATCGATTTCCAGAATTTTGTAGTTCGGAATATGTGCACGTTATAATGTCAATATTTTGCCGTAATGGAGATGATCAAAAACGATTTTGCAGCAAATGTTGTGATATGAGCTCTTTGGATGAAAATTTCATAACGCATACAACGAGAATTAAAGAAGTGCATATCGAAGATTTAATAGATTGTTATTTTCGTGATAACTCGAGATGGTGTTTTAAATGCAATAAAATGCCATTATTTGAGTTACTACCAGATAATGAGAATACTATGGAATATGTACGCACCGAAATCATTACTAACTGCAATTATATCTATAGTAGTAAGAAACTAAGGACCCGTTAACATGTATAAAAAAAACACCCTTGATTTTGTTGACAAAAATAAATAAATATACAAATAATTAAGATTTTCGTTTTATTCTTTATACTGGAATTATAAGTTTTGAGAGACATTTATTTTTTTTTCTTTACAAATTTATTAAAACACTTGGGGTATATTTTTTTTAAATTTCATTGGTAAACTATTGCAATACGGGCGACGTATAATTTCTGGCGTAATGCGATACGATAGCAGACATTGGTAGTTGATATATGGTTGGTGTATAAATACATTCGAATTGTTCATTTTATGAACATCAACTTTAAATTTGTGATTAATATCAAGCATATTCATTAAAGTAAAGCCAGAACCAATAAACTTTTTAATATTTTGAGTCAACTCGACCGACCATTGATTGTTCTCAACAAACAATCTAAGTTGTGGCCATTGCAATCCATCAATATCGACCTCCTTCCGTATGGTGCATAGTTGTATAAGTACCAATTCACTCCATTCCATGATGCCCAAATTATAATGGTTATTAATATTTTGACATGCAGTCTCAATTACAGTCTCGGGGAACATTAACAATAGGGCATGATACAAATTAGAATTGCTCATAGATTCAGAGACATATTGCTCGTACAGACCATGCATTTTTGTCGTTTTATTGGAATATACACGAGACTTTCGTGCATTTGTATATCGACGAACTGTGATTTTTTGCGCAGGCACTACCGTTGTCATTGCATTTCCCGTTTGGACTATTGGTAACGAAACTGCGTTATGATGTTTAACCTTTTTGTTTCGAATCTGGTTGACAACATCATCACCATCTTCAGCATCGTTGTTTGTAGTTATGTTATTATAAAATGGTTTTTTCTCAGATTCAACATCGATATCTATTGAATTTGTTGCCATTCTAGAGGCTTTAGTGCTGCTAGCAGTTAAACTTATACGACGAGGTCGTTTATTCGTTTTTGGCATTTTATCAAATTTTTTAATTTGAAAACGATCTACTATCCTATCAGTAGTATTATCAATCATAGTCTCTTGCCGCATAGTCGCAAATTGTGTGCAAATATTCGAACGTTTCAATGAATATTCAATTTCAACATCACTCGCCGAAGAATATCCATTGTTGCGATAATTGTCATCATATTGGTATTGATTTTCATCCGCATCAAATTTATCGTGATCCATTGTTTTTTTTAAATAAGTAGAAGAAACGATACTTTATATCGATGACTGACGAAGAGTGAAAAAAATAATCACCTTTTCACACATGAATTGTATAAATTCTACAAATAGTCGATATACAACATCGTTAATCCAACTACTAAACATTCAGCAAACGGTACCCATACTATTATAATGAACCAACAACATATTTAGGAACGAAATACCGTTTCTAAAACAAAAAACTCAAAAATTATGAAGCTTAGCCAAACAGAATTCAAGTTAATACGACCATTGGAATGGTCGTTGATAAATCATGGTGAAAAAGTCTACAATACAACATTGGACGAAACGCAAACGAGATTATTTTGGTTGGATTTTATGCGTCTAATATTTGCACCTAGATTCAAGAAACAATATGGTGTGACGAGAATTGAAAATTTTGATGATACACAACCGGTACTTTTGACCGATGATTTAGAATTATTATTACCAACTCAGATCGAGACCGTATGTTATTTTGCTGATAATATGGATTCGCCACCAATGCGTTTTGCGCTACCATTCAACTCGATTACAATTATAATAATTACGTTTATATTATTTGCATGTGTTTTATTTGTCGATGTCTTTTTTGGTAATAAAATTAAATTTATTCGTAATGTGATTTAAGCATTTTTTTTTAATTTAAAGAGAAAATCCGTTAAAAAAATAAAACGCAATCATGTTACAGAATTTACATGTATAATATAATCACTATCAGCATCGAACGACAAAAGACCGGTAATTGTACGCGAATCTTTTGAATCTACAGCATATTGTATACCATACGCTCGCAATTGGGGTAATATTTTGAATGCTGAATTATTTATGGATATACCACGACCCTGTTTCTTGATCGATTGGCGTATTAGAAATTCACAATTTTCCCATAAAGTGCGATCCCATAGAAACATTGTTGGGCAATCACGAGCTCCGGGATATGGCAGACCGGAATCTTTGTATGTGTAATAATTATCCATAGAACATGAATAGGTTGGCCAAGAACCGTCACATTTTGGTGCTATGAAAAAGTCTGGACGTGAATTGATCATTAGGGCACCTTTCGAACCCAAAGATAATCCATAGCTTGGAACTAAAGCTATTTTCATATTTGAATAATCCTTGTGAAATTTGATACCATCAACAACTAAACCATATATACGTGATTTGTTATTAATTTGATCGGTGAATCGTATCCGTAGATAAGGTCCGGTAGCCAAAACTCCGCCAATGCTAGCTGTATCATATTTATCGCCACCTTTGAAATCTAATAAACCATTCACAACAGGATATCCAGAGTCAACTACATGACATTCGTTATGTACTTCGTCGAAATGGCCAGTTGTAATTTCTATAGTTGTATCATGCAATGAATTGGTGCATGGGTTCAATAATTTTTTAATTTTCAAATTTCCACGAACTGTGGGATTGAAATTAATGATATCCAATTGACGGTCCGAGTTAAATTTTACAAGTGAAGTCCAATCTTTGTATGCTTGATTTGCTTCGAGAACGGTCATCTCACGACAAACTGGTAGACCGTCATCATAACGCATTGATTTGTATCCGCGATCACATACACATGATATATTAGCTAATGGTTGATTGATATTGTCAATACGACCATCACAAATATATACCGTTGTACAGTTACCCATTAGATTCTCATTACCAATATAACCAGGATTTTTGCAATCGCAAACCATACTGTATTCAGAACTATCTGGGTTAACTGTTACTAAAATCAAATCACCATGATATACATTACATGATTCGGCTATCGAAGTTATTGCTAATGCATACCCCTCATTGGGATTTGAATTTTTTGGTATAATCGTAGTTTCACGCTTCTCAATGTACGATGTATCTTTGTCAAAATGATGACATTTAACAATAAGTTCACGGCAACCGAATAATGTAGTTGGATCGTCCATTTTGCATACATGTAAACTTTTAGCGTTGCAATCAATTTGATTCTCGATATCGACAATTGTGGGATATGGGTCGAATGTGATGTCGGTAGAAAAACGTGGTATCTCAGTCTCTTGATATGTTAAACTTGTCAATTTTGTTTGAGACAAAATGATTATATACACCAAAATACAAATGACGAAAATGATTAAAATGCACGATATAATAACTATTGATGCCGAAGATGGCGATAGTGGTGATGTTGAATACATAGCAACTTAAAAATTACTAATCTAAAAGTAGTGCGCTTGTCAATCGAATAGCTATTTTGTACGAAACTTGTAACATTTTTTTTATTACAATTATAATTTTTTACCTTCAGTTTATTTATAGTACAACTACGGTTCAATAGAAAAACCTCACCATCGTCATCATGGATCCAATGCTATCTCCGTCATCATCGCCACAAAACGAATATGGGCATGCTATAAATTTTCATGAAGACAAAACGAACAAATCTCAAGATGAAACATCGAAAATCAAACGCATGATGGCAAACGTTCTACGTGTGGCAAATGAATCGAAATATATTTACCCATCTGTGGCTCTTGTAGTTACATCTATATTGGTTATATTTATGTTATTCCAACACATTTCAATTGGCATTAAAATATTTGCCGTTTTGATATTGTTATTGTTTATAGCTTATACGGTATACGAGTTTAAACGATGAAAAAAATAATAAATAAATACCAAAAAAGACGCACAAACTACTTTTGTATTTTATAAATGTTTTTTATTATTTTTGAAGAATTTGGTTATTTTTCGAATCAAATGTTTGATATTCGCAACGTTCACCAAATCTATCATTGAGACATTGACAAAAATATGTAGTTATTTCATGAAGATTGTAAAATGAAACCTTATAACATATTCCATGGTTGTAACAAAAATGCTTAGCCATATTACCTATACATTTACTAATTGAACGAACATTGTTAAATATTCGTAACGGGCCATAATTTTCAATATATCCATATTTGGTATGTCGCCCCTCTGGTATATTAAGAGGGTTATAATTGTATAATGGTAACAACGAATTATCTTCACGATGCTGTTGCTGCTGCTGCTGCTGCGATTGTTGTTGGTCCTGTTTCTGGTGATAGTAGTAATTACGATGATGATGATGGTGGTGGTGTTCTTGTTGATAATTAACCCCTTGTTGTTGCTGTTGCTGCTGTAATTGTTGATGTTTCTGCTCTTGTTGTTGACTACGAGGTTCATTATAATTATAATTTTGAAATTGAGAATTTGAAATCAATGTGCTGGGAGCAATTGTGGTTGGAATTTGCAATATATCCCAATTTCGAGTATTCGGATTATAATGCCAATTATTTGACATGTCCATTCGCGTTTGAATTCTTTGAAGTTCCAAACGTTTTTGCAATCGACGATCAACGAAATAACTATTGGCAAAATATATCGAACATGAATATGCCAAGAACATTATCGATGCAAATAATACCCTTGCAATACAACCCATGGTATTTTTTTATATATACAAATTTACAATAATAAATGATATAAGTACGATTCTAAGAATTTCCCAATACTTGACTAACCAAATAGATTGGCAGCGTATTTATATCAAAATTTTTCGAGAATAAAGCCATAATCTCCAAGATTTATAGGATTAACAATACAATGTATTTATATGCACACTTCCAAAATATTTTTATTACAAAAAAAAACTTGACAATACATTTGTATATTATATTTAATTTAAACATATATAGAGAAAGAGCGAAAAAAAAGAAGAAACCTTCAACCATTATAACTTGTGTGTAGAGTTTTAAGTTTCAAAAGTACAAACGAACGTAAACTAGATTTTGGTATAATATCACTATCATAAATCATCGTATTGTACATATAGCTAAAATCGAGTAGCGAAACAAAAATCGGCTCGGAGATATTAAAACTTATAATATAACCCAATTTATAGAGACGTTGACGATCAATTTGTATCATATCGTCCGTTGATGATACGATGGCGCCCAAAGTTTCAAGTTCAGTGAAAGCTTCATGGATTTGGTCCATAATTGCTACAATTATATTAATTGTGCTATGCGTTCTAACGCTCGCTATATTGGCTTGGCAATGTTACGCTTCATATATGATCATGTATTACCCTAGAATTGGAAAGAAATCATTAGACAATAGAGCAATACAATTCACCGAAGCTTTACAATTATTATATAATCTAAGAAATTCTATATAAATATATATGCATACGCAAACACACACACATACATGTTTATATTTTTTTTCGTCATAATCAAAAAAAACTTACCAATTCGACGATTTTTCGTGTCCATTGTTTGATCATCATCTTCATCTTCAATACTATGTTGTCGTTTATTGCATTTACGTTTCACAATAATCGGTCCATCTTTTAAGGCTATATCGAAATTCACATCGTAGCCATGCAATCCCAAAATTTGTATAACATTCTCATGTACATCATCACTACGTAGCATTTTACTAGTATACGATAAATTTTGTGAATCAAAACCATTGATGTTGGTCAACGTGTCGTTTTTGACTTTAATTATTTTAATATTTGTATATGGATGGAGTGTATGCAAAACTAAATCCACAGGTGCAATAATTGTCCCATCAATTCCGAATGCCAGTTCATTGGACATAAACATTGAATGCAATTGACCAGAAGTGACACGACCAACCAATGATACTTCGCTATATATAATTTGAGCATGAACTCGACGACCATCACGGGTAATACCCCAACAATCACGCAAATCCTTTTCCATTGAAATGACATTCTTTTGACCAAATGAATTGGCTACCTTGGAACCAACAATTACATCGACTTTAGTTTGACCCGTTATAATAACCGTTATCATGTTGCCGTTCGATATATGTCGAACGTGCAAATTGTCATACATTTTCGTCTTTTTTGGCAAAAAGTTGATCAAATAAAAATAATGACTACCAATTTTCTCGGGACGTAAAACTTGTGTATGCTTGCTATTCTTTACATATACCTCATGTTCGGTCACTAAGCAGCCAATTAAAGTCTCATCGTCAATAGAATTATGACATTCATCTATTGCTATGAACCGTGCGTCTTTCGGATGCTTAACAGTCTTGAATGTAAATTCAACTGTAATGCAAGCATTGTAATACACTGGTGGTATATGTTTTAAAATATTTGAATCGATAACGACTCCATCTTCTATACAACCACCATTGGGATTACCAAATGCAGCACGTAGACGTAAATTCCAAATGCTCGGTGGTCGGTAATGTTGAGGACTAAATATTGTAGCGTAATAATCGCTGACCAAATCGTGACTATTCATGTTATATGCTTGGGTATATGGGGTGTTTTGAACTTTGTTATATTCGTATAATAGCTTTTGTGGTGGATACATGCGATATAACGCTTGCATAGCCATTTTCGGTGAAGTCTGGGCAAATTTCTCTGAACGAAAACGTGATAAGTGGAAATCCTTATCAAGTTGATCGAAATAACGATTGAAAATTTCAACATCCCCTTTGCCTGGTAATATTGCATAATCTATCAATTTTTCAATCTCTTTTTCCGTAATATCAATATAACAAGTTATACCCAACGAGTTTTCAATTAAACGTTTGTGCAATTTAGATGTCAACATAGCAACACTGCCTTTGATATTATTAATTGAAACTGTACTCTTGGATGGTGGGGTCTTTATCAATGATTGTATAGACAATTCTTTAGCCGTAATTGAAAGCATGTCAATTTCAGGATATTTAATTTGAAAATGCGTCGTTTCAGCTGGCGAAAAGAACACATCATATTGTTGTGAATATTTAATTGGTATATTGGCCCGTGTTGAGAATCGAATATAAGGCAAATTATATTGGGTAGTTACATGCGGAAATTGACGTTTAACTAGCACTAAATCCTCCAAACTCCATGGTCGACGACAATTAATTAAATAACCATTTATTGTTAAAATATCACCATTGCCAGTTGATATACTGCGAATATAACGAAATAGACTCTTTTGATCCGTCTCTTCGCACATTATAACGAAATCAGCCAAAACGTTTTGTTCACCTGCCGATTTCAAATCTTTTGTATTTAAAAGGCAATAATAACCGATGGCATCGTTTGGAAACGACAATGCATTTGAATTACGAACGGCCGCATTTGACGCTCGAATTACATTTGGTAAAAGATGTGCAGCTTTATTGCTCCGACCTTCATGCATAGTATTATCATAATTTTGTGGGTAATTGCGACACCATTCTTCCGTTTCAAATGTATTTTTCTTGCTTAGAGCTTGGAATAGAGCGCCCGTCTCGAAAACCGTAGACATTTTCTGACATCCAGCAATCTTACTCTTTTTACGTCGATTCAAATCATACGTGACATAGCGACGTATAACGACGGGACCATTCAAAATCTGACGATTCTTTAAATCATTCATCGAATATGGTTGTTTTAATATGGTATCAAACATTTGTATATACTCAGATTGCAAGACTGGCGTATTGAATGGATTGGATTTCTGCAATAATTGTGTCCATTCATTGCTATTTGATGAGTTGCGTTTATATGTCCAATTGACAACTTTGTCACGATAATTAAGTGCTAAACCATCTTCACCAATGTAAGTATACCAATCGATGGTTTTTAAGCGCTTCGTTTCACGAACATGCATCGATAGAGCGTCAAATGTTGAAAAATTTGAATACATCTTCAAGAGCCCTCGCAAAATTACCAAACCCCATAATGGTGCACTAGCAACGACCGCTTCACGACCTCGTATTCGAAAATCGATATAACTTCCAAGCATTATAGGTACAGATTTATGACCAATACGATTTCGAACAAGTGATTCGTAACATAGACATCCCATATATGAACCACGATTCAAAATTACACTCTCATTGAAGGCTTCCTCGGTGCGATAAATGTCATAGCATTTACAATCAATCATAAAATTCTCAAAATGCTTATTATATGAGCATAGTAGGTAAACGTTAAATAACATTGTTGTTATTATTAGTATTGTTGTGATTTTGATAATTTTTTTTTTCGATCGTTCTATCCGCGAATGGGGTTGTGGTATATGCGCATACGTGATCCTATAAAAAAAAATAACAACATGTATGCGTATATTGATACATATATATATATGCATTATCAAAATTACATTGTCTATTGAATATAACCTCATACCTTAAAATAAAAGTATTTTTTGTATATATATATATATATATATTAGAGAGAGAGCGTGATGTAACAACAAATACAACTGGTTTATTCACGAAAAAATTAAGTTTTTATAGAAATGTAATCCCAATGGTAGATCACTGACATTACTAACATTTCAAAAAGTGTTCATGTTACTTTAAATACCAACTTATATATATATATACTCACATACAAACATAGGTATATATATGTGTATGTACACACATACATCAACGTTGTTCTCCCAACACCACCAAAATCACACAATAAAATCAATTGAAAACTATAGAAAATGTAAGATTCTAAACCAAAGGGGTTTTTATATGGGAAATCGACACTAGCGTATACGCTCAAAAGTAAGTAAATATCTCCAAGGTGGTATTACTCATTGCTTTTTACAAGTAATATCGACATGAACGTATTTTGCAAATTACATACACTTTGAAGCAAACGTCATGTTTTTATATGCAACTTATACCCCTGTCGAAATCAACTAGAAATATATACTTTTCAATCATTCCATAAAAATCACCCATTTTTGTATGGGATTTTCGTCAAAACGACATACGCTAAGGTCGATTTGGTGAAAAAAAATGATTGGAAAATTTTTTGCAACTCGATGCACATTTTATTTTTTCTAGACAACTTGAAATTCTATTTTGTTCGGAAATTGGTGAGATTAGTTTATACTTGGAATTAATTACATGATAAGATATAATTTATAGCCTATAATTGGGTGGAGGTAAGTGGTGATTAGATAAGATATTATTATTATATTATATATATATAATATATAATATAATAATTATTAATACATTCCGGCTTTCATCATTACTGTACGAAGGTTCGTGACAGACTGAAGAATCATACACGTTGCGCATCTATTTTTGTTCACACTTTTGCTATACATCTCTCAGTTTTCTTCTTTCTTCTTGTATATATATAAATATGAGCATATGATAATGCATGTATATTAAAAAAAAACTCTTAATTCGACTTCCATCCCTTCGAAAAAAAAGAACGCGTTTTTCAATCTCATTTTCTACATATTGAGATTATAGTGATAGTAACGGGTATATATATTGGATGAGATGGGAGGATGGGTTGTGATAACTATATGAGAGGATGGCTAGAAATAGAAAAATGTTTATAATGAAGATTATTCGATGACAGTAGCAATTGTAGTAGAAACAAAAAACAGCAGATACTTCTACGACGACAAAGACGACAACGACAGAGACAGTTGCTGTTGTAACGATAGTTGTTATGAGTTGAAAGTATAAGAAAATGTATACGTTTTTTTTTCTCCCTCACCAACTACAAAAAAATTACAATCGTTACAAGTTTTTGTGATATTTTCTCCCATCTTATTCTTTGAAGGTGACTTTTGACTCGTACTGTGTAGTGTTTCTTAGTTTTTTTTTTCGTTTTAAGCATGGACGAATAATGAATTTTTAATTTTCCTTCTAACATTTGTCGATTTTTTCCTCCTCCTTCTTGCATTTAATATAAAACCCAGCGATGCATGCATATATATACACCACACATAGCTGCATGTCTCAACCAATTTTCATTTTAACACTATTGAAGATTTGGTGGGGAAAAAAAGAAAAACATAGGGTGTGTGTGTGTAGGTCATCATGATCATCGTCGCCATCATTGTTGTTGTCTACAATTTTTTTGTTTACCACGTCCATTTCTATATTTATTTCATGCACATACACAAACAATAATAACAGCCATCCATTTTTCCCCAAAAACAACTATTAATATACGCACAAGCACACTTGGGTTTTTTTTGGGGGAGTGCGAGAGATGTATATATTGTCGAGGAGCCTTCAGAAAAAAAATAAGAACGATATTTTATAGCTAACGAGCGTTCATAAATATCTCTCTCTATATATGTGTGTATGTGTTCCTCTCCACGTTTAGTTCATCAAATTACATATGCGTCTCCTAATGATGGAAGTTTGTGATGGTCGTTATAAATATATATATATATATATATATATATATGGTAGTTATTAATTTATAGCGAAAAACGACGATGACAATGAAGAAATTAAATGATATACTGAGTAGATGGAATAATTACAAATAATGTACATTATAAGCCATATATATATAGGAATAACGAATGGTTGAGCGTGTTTAGTATCGTTTTATTCGCAACATATGCAAGACTAGAAATTTTTTGCTTGAAAGATTATATATATATACACATTTAAACATGAGCCATCATAATTACAGAAAACTGAAAACCGAATTGACAAACCAGCGCAATATTCGAAATATCAATATTGCTCAAACGATTATACCGCTTAGCAAGACGGACCGAGTTAGCGTCAATGCTGTTATGCATAAATCGTTAAATGGAAATATTCTTATTGGGTTGAATAAATCGAATATGCCTACTCAGGCATGGCGCGATATTGATGGCATTTTACCCATTCGCTCGAAATTGATTAAATCTGATAAAATTCGTAGCGTTGTAGCATCGATTCGCCCAAGGCATTTATATTTGAATGATGGTGAACTGTTGCGACCGATTTCTACTTTGGATATTGGTCAATTGCATTTGTATACGGATAAAACGTTGATGGACGTGTTACATGATATTAAAATGGATGCACTGGCAACTTTAATTCCAACAACATCACCATCACCATCATCGTCATATATTACTAAAGTTTTAACACCATTGTCAAATTTTCATTTACCCTCGACCTCGGTGGAGATTGTATTAAATGGTGATGGTTATGACAATGGAAGTGGTGGTAGCAGCGGTGATGGTGACGGCGGTAACAATGACACGGATGTAGCTAAATCTCTACAAAAAATATCGCCGGAAGAATCTTTACCGACATTGTTGACAACATCACAGCTGTCGATGCCAGTGCAGTCACGGGCATCATCGTCACCATCAGTGGATATAATATCGCAAAACTTAACAATCCCAAACGTTATACGTCATACAAAAACGGTTGATGATGATGGTAATGGTCATTGTCGTTGCTCTTCCAACGGAACAACGAATAACAAAATTGATGAAAAACGCAAATCAAAAGTTGATTTGGAACACACTGAACCATCGAATGACGAAAAACAACAAGATCGTCCACCAACATACAAAGATTTCTGTATAATGCAACCGAATCTAACGAAACGTGAATATAACGCCTTTTGTAAGCAATTTCATCGACAATTGGCAATTAGAGAGAAGCAACAACAACAACAAAAACAACAACAGCAACGACGACAATCTAATAACAACACCGTTGGTGCTAAATCAAACCTTCGTATTAAAAAAAATAATTTATAATTTTCATCTTTTTTTATTTCGATTATGTTTTTTTAAACATTATGTGTAATATAACCAATTTATTATTTTATTTATATATATATATATATATATATATAAATAAAATAATAAATTGGTTTTTTCCTCACATCTCTTTTCCGTTCTCGCTCTTCATCATTTATAGCATATTAAAATGAGTCATGGTATTTAGATACCCATTATTGATGGCCTGTGAGATTCTAGTTGCAGTCATATTGTATTCTAATGTGCCAATTGGTGAATTCAATGCAATTATCCGAGGTTCTGGTAGATTAGTTTCCAACACCGATGGTGTATCTACTATCGAACGTACATCATTATTGATCGACAATAGAAATTCATGCAAGAGTAGAGCATATTTAAATGTATCCATGTTGCTTAAAGTCAAACGTGATGACCACCATGGGGTTTTGTTGGATTCTGATTTAACATTGATTGGCTTTCGATCGCTTGGTACGACGAATAGCGGTGTGGCTATTGAACGTTTCGCTGCTAGTGCTAGAATTGTTGATTCGTGATTTTTGAGCGAAATACTTATGGTTGAAGATGGCGACGTTGTTTCTTTGGGTAATAGGTCGACTGGGAAACTATTTAGATATGAGCCGTCGATAAGTAAATCGCCGGTTGCCTCGTAAATTGTTGGTTTATAAATGCCTGGTATGGTCATCGATGCGTATACAGCGCCCAAAATATTTTCATTTGGCGTTCGATTATAACTCAATTCAAGCATTGAACGTTTCGACAAATTGGTTACGTAGCATGTCAATTCGTGGCCTGTGATTCTCGTTACATCGGCAAACGTTATAGTTTCAATATTTTCAAAATGTTGAATATGTCGACTATGGATCATAAGATGGTTTCGTATGAATTGCATTAGAGAGACTTCGTTTGATAGGCCGGGCGAATTTTGATCTGACCATGATTCTACGAAACGGTTCGTTTGAGCAATTATATCGTACGATTTTACAAGATCACTAAACCAACCAGATGTATTTGGTTCAATTGTCGGTGGCTCGGACAATGGTGTTGATTCCGACGATGGCGATGATTGTTGATCAGTTGGATTTTTTGATTTTTTTGTTGTTGACGATGATATGACAACATCTGATATTTTGCGTAAAAATTCCAACAATTTGGTATCTGGCAAATGGGTCATCGTTTCAGAATCATAGACCAAAGTTTCCAATTTCACTGGGCTAATGTCCAAACTGACGAGAAATCCAAGCAAACAACTAGTTGAAGTTGCAACAATTTGTCTAAATGAATACCTATCGTTGGTATAATAACCCAAGTCCATTAAAGCTTTTAATGCGCCAATATGTGAAATGACTTTGGCACCACCTCCATCAAGATTTAACGTTTCAAATTTCTTTTTGAGTTTGTCATCTTTAACGTTTGATGGTTCATTAACGGTGGGTACTGGTTCTGATAGTAGCGTAGGTGGTTGTGCTACTACAATAGTTGGCTGTTGTTGTTGTTGTTGTTGATTTTTACTATGAAGTTGCTGTTGACTATGCTGATGTTGGTTTTTATGCACTGTCGATTCGAACGTTATTGATGCTTCGTAGTAATAATCATCCACCCCTTCTTTAGCGCCATCGATATAGACCGGTTTATCATCATAATCGCTGTAATCTTCGTCATCGTGATTCTCTTTTATGTTTAAAATTCTGTCGACATTTTGCACTTTATCATCAGCATTAAAGCAATTTGTCTCATCAATAGCTGCGTACAGGTTCGGTGTGATGAACACCACAATTATAGTTGTGAGCGTTATTAAACTTGCAATCATATTGCTAGTTTTATGAAAAACAACTGATGTTCGTTGTCTATAGGCCATTTGTCTCAATGCTTCGCTTTTTAATTTGTTCACAATTATATCTATTTTATTCCCCATATATATATATACTTATTTCCCAAATCCCAAAAACAATACGGGCGTATGTGTGTGTATTTTTTTTGTCACGCCACCTTCTCTTGAATACGTGAGAACGTGTACGTTTTTTTTATTTATTTAAGTATAATTCTCTTTTTTTTGTTACAATGGCTATTTATACATATTCAAAAAAAAAATTCACAAATATTTGTTGTTTGATGGAAAAAAAATGTGTTTAATATATATAACAATAATATTTTTTTAGTTCCCCCAATGTTTCGATACATATGTTGTGTGTGTGTTTTGTGCGTTTTAATATATATATACTAAATTGAACAAATATACATTTTCATTCATTTCTTATTATCGGATTTTTTCAATGAAATCGTTTTAGAGCAACTAATTTCATTGTCGTCGAACCATGAAATTGTGATATCTGTAGAATTGCCATGATAATCATTCAATTCGCTACCCTTGGCGTCTTCAATGCGAATTTTTGTACGGAATCGAATCAAATTTAAACGGTCTGACCAAGACATGCGATCGTAAATTTCATGTTCGATGGCACTTATACCGTTGGTAGTCGGTGAATGTGTCGCTTCTAAAAAGTTTGGTGCTTCCAATGTATACCCTAGTACATCGTAAAGGCAATCATTATAGGTTTGAATACGATAGCGACGACCATGTTCAATATGATATGTGGTGATGATATCGCGCGTATAGTTTGGAGCACCCTTATAATATTGATAGTTTTGGTCGGGTTTGAAAACGCACGATTTGGTTGATGAATTTGATACTTTGTTGGGCGCTGGTGGTAAACCTTTAATCACATCATCAATAGTTGCAACTGGATCAACTTTAAATTGATTTAGAATTTTGACACGTTCCTCTTCTTGTGTGCATTTAGCGATTGATTCTTTTACATATAGATTGATTAGCGGCTCAAATGGAATAACATTTTTCAAATGTCCGTGTTTTAGATACAGACTGATGAGTGAAATGTAACCATTGAGACTAACCGATATTGCCAATTTGGAACAGAGACGGTCACGTAGTAATTCAGAACATTCGATTAAGCCGCAAATTAATTGCTTTCGTTGTTTCTCCGTTGTATTGAGATTATCGACAGTCTTGATAAATGCTCGAACATCACCGATGGTCTTTTGACATAAATCAATAACATCGCTAACCGTATGTGTTTTCGAGTGATGATTGAGTAGCGAAAATATAAAATCTCGCTTCAAGGTTTCGGTATATGCTGGGCGCAAGAATAATGCGACAGCAACTTTGATGGCTTTAGATGAACAAGTATAGAAATGACTTGGAATGAATTCGAATTTATTAACTTTGGCCGTCACTTCGGTGCGAATTTTAACATCTTTTGCTTCACGTATAGCATGGATATTTTGCTTTATCGATTTGGCACGATTCGAGGATAATTCATGACGATAGGCATTGTTTATCAGGACATAGGTTGAGATGAACGGAATTTTAAAATCGTCCTCGACTCTATCCAACGTTGTAATGAACTCTTCGTTGTTCTCCATTTTGGGCGATTTGAGTCCATTTGCCTTGATTGATTTGTAATAGTTGATAATTTCAGGATGCAAATGTTGCAGCTTTGATTCTGACATTTTCGTTGTTTTTAGTTGGGCGTCACAGTTGCAAATGATTAAATTTTGACTTGGTAGTCGTTACTTATTCGAAAGAGCGAGAGAACCACGGTTAGACTATTTAAACTATATAATAAGATTGAATAAAAAAAAGCGTTTGTGATTTTGCAATGCACGTCTTTTCTCATGTATTATGAAATTTATTTATTTATTGGCTACGTTTTTCCAGAAATCACAAATTTCGCCTTCCGATCATAAAGTTATAAAGTTGGAATGAAAATATACGCTTGTTTTATTATAAAATAGTGCATATGCATAAAAACGTTTTTTTATATTCTACATATAATTTATATATTAGATTTTGTCCGAATTGAGGCGAAATAAAAATTACTGACTAACCTGCAATGAGTTTCCTTGACAATTTGAAACGTAAGGCTCTTAACGATGGTAAACTTTTCAAGACTTATTCGCAATCGGGGTCGAAGCGAGATATCAATGGTCGAATAATTGAATTACCGTCAAACTGTAAGCTTAATTTACCAACCGAACAATATGGATTCATTCGAACATTTGAACGTAAATGGCCACTCAAATGTGTAGTCGATCTCGATTGTCGTTCAGTTGTTTCATTGGCACTCATTAATCGTCAAAGTGAGATCCTTCAATGTTATGCTAACAAATTGCCGATAATGGTTATAAATACAGCTCGATTGTTATATACGACCGAGGCGTTCGCATTGCAATTGCAGCGTGTTGGTGGCGGTGAAGCATCCGTATCACAAAGAGCTCTTGAATTTTATATTGAAACCGATTTAAAACATTGTTCAACATTTTCAACTTATAATGCTAATAGTAATAATATTGATGATTTTAATAACGACTCACAACCATATCCGCCAAATGAAAAATTTTCAAATTTCATACATCGTTTGCGTAGCAATGGTTACATGGATTATATTTTCGAATTGGCTCGTCGTTTGAATCTCAATGTCGATTATGTTGTTGACAGAAATATAGTATGTCGATATAAAAGAGTAGAAACGTCGAATACTAATGTCAGTCTTGGCTCTGGTTATTTAACAGTCGTACAAAATGAAAATCGATGGTATGTAAAGACGACTACAGCTCCAATATGTACAAATGAATAAGATTTATTTATTTTTTGTATAAAAAAAATCTAGAAACTTCATCACTCAACATTCTATATTCGATTGATCAAATTAATGTTTTGATATCTACGGCACGTAACGATTTACCTGGTCCTCGATTGATGTTCAACCAACCATATCCGAATCGTAGATATGGGCAAAAATATGAAATTGCCAATTGCCAGCATATTTTCGAACATGCTGGTTTCGAGCAAACTAGACGCGCCGATGAAGCACCAACTTCTATCCAAAAATGTACCAAATGCAAAATAATAAAATTTTTATAATTTTTTTGATGTGAATATATATATATTTTTATTGGGTTATATTATTATTATATGTGTATATAAAAAAAGTTGAAAAAGAAACATATAAATCTTTCATGTTTTACAAAGCACATGCGTCGCAACCAGTGGTTCCACCGATATAACATTTCTCTTGTTGTTCCTGCTGCTGCTGATGATGTTGATAGCGATGATTATTATTTGGTTGCTCTTCTTCATCCATCTTCTGGTGTTGTCGTTGTTGCTGTTGGACATCATCCATCGTTTTAATGGTATATTTTTTATAAAATTCGGCATGTTGTAGATTTGTCGATCTAATAATTTCCAATGTTGGATTCAGCAATTTCGGTTGTACATAATAAATTGCAGTTTTGAGTTCGGCCAAATAAGTTTTCTTGAGTAAATCAAATATATTCTGTTTGGATATTTCCAAAGAGAATATTGTAGATTGTGATTGGTCGATAAATGGGGCTGAATTCGCGTACATTGCAATCTGTGAATCAATATCATTTGTTATTTTAAACGGACCACATTGTATGGTCCTTTGGTTTAACATTGAATATATTATACCATAAGATATAACCAAATTACGTCCATTCTCGCTCTCTTTAGAAATGATGATATTTGTGGGTAACATTACAGATTCAGTTACACCGCATAACATGGAGGTTGTTGCGGTTGGTGCTTGTGCAGTTAACATCGAATTTGCCATACCATAACGCATTTCAGCAAAAATACGTTCAGGCCATTCGATATGGGTAGAAGTATTTCTTAACATCCATTGTGGTATACCATAACTAAAAGCTGAATCTTTAAATCGTGCACATTGAGTTCGAGTTTTTTGATAATATGCACAACTTGATTGTATAGCACCCAGATAAAGAGCTTCAGATATTTCACCAACAATTTCAACAGGATCCTTGTTATTCATAATCGCCATATCATATACACCCATTGGACTTATACCAAGTTCACGATTATTTCGTAATGGACCCATAAAATCATTTAGCGCGCGAGTAGCCATATATCCGAGCATATAAGCAAATTTACATTCTTGCTGGTTTTGATATTTTGGCACAATGCGTTTAAATGTATCATCAATATCTCGTAAATATGAATACATCGATTCAGCTACGTGAGGGAAATCTTTAAACATTGCACAATTTAATGATAAAAGTGTGCATGATGAGCTTTCTTCGGGTGACGAGTAATTTGTAATTTCGGCACACAAGTTGAGCGTTTTAATTTTACCTAAATGCGAATGGTTACTATAACGATTTAACACATCATCCCAAACGACATATGGTGAGCCAGTTTCGCACAAGCTATGCAGTAATGCATCCATTAGGGTACGAGCTTTAGTTTTTGTTGTATATAATTTGGCGTTAACAAATTGCTTGTACATTTGAACGTATTCAAATCCTTTATAATCTGATAAATATTTCACTTTTTTATAATTTTTGTCTTGTTGTTGATTGTCATCGTTGTTGCCATTATTATTATTATTATTATTATTATTATTATTACCATAATCACAACCATCATTGTCCCAAATTCCAGACAATGTAGCGTTCCCAGGGAATAAATACCAAGGCTCGTCGTTGCGAACGCATTCCATGAAATAATCGTTAATCATTACTCCGAAGAATACATTTTCCAAATGTTCTTTAGCCGGATTGCGTAAATTAAAAACTTCGTAAATGCTATCGTTGTGTATGGAAACATACATTGCAATTTTAGGTTTACGTTGATATATGGACAAATGATTACATGAATCTAACTTTTTAGCTAAAGAGAAAAAGCCACCATGTATATGTCCATTCTCGGCACGACCATGTGTTGGTACGCCTGATGCATCCATACCGACACCGACACCCAAACTTATCATTGTGCATACCGATTCCATTTGTTTTATAAACTCTCGTCCATAATCTTTTATGGCGGTAACAAGACGGCAAGCTTCACCTCGTATAATTGTCGATTCATCAGCTTGATCAGAATCGGCCAGTATGCTAGATACTTGTATGAAACCACAGGAAATTAGTTGGTAATATATAATTAAATTGTAATATTCAAACGATGTTGTATTATTAATTGGTGTATTAATATTGGAATCATTAGATACAAACAAACGAGCAATTCGTAACATACAATATTGTATTGGCTCATTCTTACGCAAGTATCGATTTTTGAGCAAACGCAAGCCATGCGAATTGTATATAAAATCACGATTTTCATCCAACCAATCCAACAAACTTAATGGGTAATCTGGAAACCAATGTTTAAAACTTTTCGCATCAATATTATTGGCCGTTTGACGATATTTGTAAATATCTACAACATCACAATATAGATTCTGAACAATAAATTCATGCAATTCTTTTTGATCGCTTGCTTCTTTATCCAAGGTGATGTCATCATTATTGGGTTTATTGAGAATTTTCAAATTATAAGCAATATCGATGATATTATCCGTAGAACCGCAACTATTGTAAATTTGTGCAAATTTCAAACGTATTTGATAGGGTGTAAGTTTATCACGTCGATTTGTTATATATTTTGCAGCACCATCAATATCGATATTTGGTATAGTTTTCGAATGCGTTATTTTATAATCCGCTTTGCATGCGTTGTTTGGATCCGAATATGTATACTTTCCCATGTCACACATTTCATCATCAGCATTGTCGTCGTTGTTATAATCTTTGCTGTTAGAAGGCTCTGCAATATCATATTGATTGTGTGCTTTATAACTTCCAGCCAATAATTTCATATTTAGCATCTCGTTATATTGATCACCCGTTGTAGCATGCATTGCTGGTGCAGTCACAAATGACCCTTGGTTGGATTCGGGATACGTTGTTGCAATTGCTGATGGTGTTAATGGTCGATTTATATAAGCAATTACTTCGTCATCGTCATAGTCGTAAAAGTTCTTATCGCGCACATATTTGCCGGAATTTTCATTCTCATCACATCCCAATTCTTCGACATCAATATCATTAATAGCGACCATATAATTATGATTTTCGTTTTGACAGATATCAATATTGAGTGATATATTAGCCATAGATTCAGTTAGATTGACGGCAGTTGTCAATGCTTCGGTATTATAAGCATTGTCAACGACTAATGGGTATGCATTGTTATTATACCCTTGGCATGAAATTGATTTAAAACGCTCGTTACCATCGTCGTCTTCACGAGGTGAATCGCTCTTTAAATTTTCCATCGTTTTTTTGTTTTAATGTCAATATGTAGATTTTTTTTCTTCTCTTTACTACAATATGCGTTTTTTTATTAAATATACAACTGATGGCTGGGTGTTTTTCTCTTGAATCTGTGGTAAACGTTTACCTACTAGAACATCAATGTTGTTTTTTTTATGCACCACTCAACATTTGAGTTCTAGGTGAATGGGTTTTTATGTCGTAGAAAAAAAAATTAAACTTTATTTTTATAGATTTTAGCAAGTTCTTATACACAACGTTCTCGTTGCAGTAATAAAATGGTTTTAAATTATACTTTGTACGAGCTCAGCATTTAAAGTGTGTGTCTCGTATTATCATTTCCTTTTTTACATTTTTCGATCAATTTTTTTAAAAACGCACGAATTGTTCATATTATAGTGGAAATTTAGCATGTGGAGAACGAAACTTAATATTCAGTCGCTCGCACATACAGACACACACATGCACATATATATATATATATATATTATATCCACAACTACAACTAATTACAACGCAACACGAGGCGCTTTAAATAATCGTATAATAGGGTCGTTTTTACAATTATAGTGGATATATCTGTGTAGTGTGTAAAAAAACAAAGCGATTGTATACATTATGTGGGTTGTTGTAAAATGTTATGGGTAGTTTTTATTAGTTGAGATGTTTTTATAAAAAAAATTTCTTTCTTTTGTGCACATTAGTAGTCCGGTCATTGCATATACACGCGTATATATATATATATATATATATATATATGCATACATTGGAGCGTCGTCGTAATATGAGCTGTTATACATTTATTTCTAAAAACACGAACGTTGGTCGTCTAGTTATTTATTTTTTTCTTTTCACAATATCAATCGGTATACTTAAAAAATAACAACCAATTGGCTTTTTACATTTTGCACAATATGAGAATGTTTGGAAATTTCGTTCTATGATTTACGTTTATTGTTTATTTTTTTAATCATACATAATATATATAGCTAGATACGAATTAATTGCTAAATTTACCATTTTAATTGGAATTGTGTTGTTTTTGTTTATATATACACATACCCACATATTCGACGTACTGGGCATGAAAAGATATCATAGTGCTTAAATGTGTATATGTTTAACACTTTTAACATAAACGGCACAAAATAACTATGGGTGTTATTCGTATGACATGGAATATCTTATCCATACTTATAACTGTTATATTTGTCATTGCTTTGATTTGGTTTGTTCTGTATCCAACACCTATCAAATATGTATTGCAATGTTTTGTACCAAAAACCGAATATGAACCAAATGCCAATTATACAACAGTAAAAAATTATATTTTGTACACGAACGCTAAATCAAATCATACGAAATTGATAGTGATTATACCTGGAGGCGCTGGACTCTTGAATAGTATTGCTAATATATATGGTTTTATGAATAAATTAAATGAGACTTTAGGTGATGATTATGATATTCTAACATTTTCGTATCCTGTACGTTTTAAACACACAATACGCGACTCAATGTTGCGTGTCAATGAAGTGTTGTCTGATTTTACACATTATGAAGAGATTCATGGAATCGGTTTATCATTTGGATCTTTGTTATTAGGAGCTTTTAATAATAAAGAATCCAATATATTGTCATCGCAACAAATGCAGGTACCACAAATTGGTATTAAATTTAAAACTTTTACTGGAATTTGTGGGATGTACCAGCCATTTTTTAACGTTAAATTACTTACTTGGTTGTTCGATTTCTATATTATGCGCGGAACACCAGGCATTAAGTTGTATAGTTGCTATGGTATGCCAATACCTAAACTTATTATAACTTCGAACTCGGACTTTTTGGTATCGCAATCAACAAAATTTCTACAATCCGAAAATGCCGAGTCGCTGTCTTATCCAACGGCAAATTTACCGCATACTTTTCCACAATATATCAATTTACCGGAAGCTCAACAGTCTATAGTTAAAATTGTTGACTTTATTAAACAAAATTCAAATTAAATATTTATTATTCTTTTGTTGTTCATATTAATCTTTTTTTCGACCTACGTATAATCGTTTATATTTTATCATCATTGTTATTAAAAATGTAAACATGTGTGCATTAAAGACTGTATATATATATATCTACAAGTTTGTTTTTTATTTGCGCGTGCGTTCAAAATTATAATCGAGTATCTGACAATTTATTTGTCCTTATAATAAACTCATTCAACCACATGCTGTTTTTTTTGCATACACACACATATATATATTCACCTAAAAGTCTATATGAGTTATTTTTAATTAACAGTTACATGTGTATTTTGTAAAATTTTGTTTGCACCACAAACTCTTTCGTTATGATACAAATTTACTTGCGGTTTTCGTTGGAAACAGACTCTTGAAATATGAGTGCGAAACAAAAATAAATATGTTTTAAAAAAAACGTTCATATACAAATATACGTGTATTCATGTGAAAAAAAAAACATTCGGTTTTGTAAACGACCTTCAATTTTTCTTTCCCATCAGTTGATTGTGATTTCAATGTATACATATATATAAAAAAGTCGAGATACAAAGGTTTGACATACTACATGTTCGTTTCAGAGCTCAACCTAAAATCGGTATGCCAAAAACCCAAATAACAATTTACGAACTCAAATGTGTATGTATATATATATGTGTATATATATTTATACCAATCGTTCGTTTGAATTTTATATTCAAATATACATATATGCATATATATACGTTTATAACATGTGCAACTAAAACGTACGTATAAAGAATACCGTAAGAACCAAGCATTAACCATTACAAGTTATATCGTAGCATCGTAATGTCAAGAATTCATATTGACTAGATTGCTAACATTTTGAGTAAAAACTTACTTGCGTCTATCTGAGTTACTCGTTACTCAACATTCTCTCTCTGTCACCGTTCACGTACAGAAAGCCTTTCAAACATTTGTAGTTGTAGTAGCTGCCGTTACTATTACAAATAAACATCGTTGCCGTGTTATAGTCGTCGCTACTACAATTGTCGTTGCTTTAACTGTCATAGCATCAAATAAGAAATCATCAATTTCCCATCGTAGACAGTGAATACGCATGAAGCTGTTCACACCGGCTGTAAATAAATAGTTGTAAACCGTGTGGAGCGAACTAACAAAACGCTTTGAATAGCAACAGTGTCGACGTTACAATAAAAACTGTATAACATTGATAGTTTTGAAGAAATACACACATTGTCGTTGACGACGAACGAGATCACATTTATAGTAGCAGGCTATACTTTTCCTGAAATCAACCCGTAAAACCTATATAAACAAAAAAAGTAACCAGGAACTCGACAGTTTCATTAACGTCGTCGTTGTCGTTGGTACATATGCATCATCATATGAGAAGATTAAAATAATAAATAAATTTTAATAAAAATAGTGATTAACGAAGAAAAACGACCATTGAGAAATTTAGATCGTTTGAACAATAACAAACCGGATGACATAAAAGTGTTTAATTGTAGAATATACACAAATTAAATACGATTTTTACTTGGATAGATGTCAACTAAGTGACATTTACTACACTATCATAGCTGTTAAATTTCAGTTTTTTGCACGCAAGTCTTTGCAGTGGAGATATATACATATATATATCTGAGAAATATTATATCCACACATATATACATATAATTTGTGTAATTGTGTGTTGGAAATTGACATATATAAAGAGTGGATAATCAAAATTTTGGTCAAAACTCTTCGACATGGCGGACAAAAAAATATTCAACGAAGAAACCAAATCCCGACTGGTGGATCTTTATTCGAACGATTTTGAGAAGATTGTTAAGCAGAACGCTAGTGTCAATTTATACAATAACGATGTGACTTATTTGAAAATCCAACGGTCTATGGCCCATCAACCAGATGTTGAGATTTGCAACAAAAGTTGTCTATTGGATTTGGATAATTTCGATTTTAACGCTATGAATAGAGCAGCCGCATGTTTAAATTTGGTTCCAAAAAGCAACGAGACTGTTGTTATTGAAATGTGTTTGGTCGAAAAAAAGCCAAATGTGCGATTTTTACATTCAAACCCGAGCGATGTTGGTAAAAAAAATCGACTTTTACCGCCACGATTCGTTATTGATTTGGATGGATTTGATATTAAACCGAATCAGGGTGTACGTGTAAATACTGGATATATTGTGAAGATACCACAAATTGCAATGGGTAAATCTATTAAAAATAATGAAATTGTTAATACGAAAATGATGCCACAGCTTGATGTTGTAATTATACCACAAATTGTATCAAAACATGCTGGTATTATACCAACATTATATGGTCGCGACGCTGAAGATACAGGTCTATTGACTATAAATTTCACAACAACTAAAGATTTTAACCCAAAAACTTCATTGCAAGTTGTATTGAACGCATATCATTGCATACGACCTATTAATTCAGCAAATTTGATTAATCAGGAGAACAAGACTGCAGTGCTTTTCAAACCGAAAGACAGTCGATCTGGACGTTGGGTTAAAAATCCAAAAATTAAATTTTGCGCTGATAGATTTGATTTGAAAACTTGCCCTGGATCATTGCTCTTGGATACATATGATCATACCAAGAAACCAATTGAAATGTATCCTGATCAAAAGATAAAAATTGCCAATATTATAACCTTATTCACAAGTCGCAAACGTGAATGGTTTAATCCAAAATTGGTGACATTTGCTGGAATATATAACCCAAATGATGGTTCAAAGAATTCACATTCGGGTTTGATTGCTGGTCGATCAGAAATAATCAACAATACACACGGTGTAGTATTTATCAAAAGCAAAATAACTGCAATTAGTGTTGTTGGCACGTTTAGCGAGGATTGTCGCATTGTTAATGGTTCATTTTCGAATTTGAAAAATTACGATGATATTGTTAAACGCACTCGTCAAATAACGGCAGCCTTAAAAGGTTTAAGTGTCGGAGCTAAAGCGTGTCGTCAAATTATTGTTAAAAATCCAGACATTAAAATTGAAGATTTATTGCGAGTATACGACTATCATCGCAGCATTAATGCCGAAGATCCACAATTGAATGAAAAATTGAAAATGTCAGACGAGAAATTATTTGATAGCAGACCATCGACCCAAAATGCTTATAGCGCTAACATTTATAAATGTCTCAAAATTTTGGCATACAATTTTTGTGCTTCAGACTTTAACGAAAAACAGCTCGCTGAATTGAGTTTATATAGCAATACCGTCTCTACTAAAGCAACTGTCAATGGTGTAGAGGTGTATAACAATGCACCTATGGATGAAATTAACAATGTTGAAAGCAGCGATGGACAAAATTCAAAATCTCCATCCAATTACGATGATAATAGCAATATATCACCAATATCGCCATCTTTGCTAATCGATTCGAAGTCGTCGTCATCTTCATCATCGCTCCCATTAGATGTGCCAATGGAGATGGATTCGCCGGAAGCTATATCGAAACAATCATCATCATCATTTTCTGTGAAGCGTGTGGCTTCTGACGGCGGCGATGTTCTAATTAACAATCCCGAAATCATTAAAACTGGAGACGATGACCCGATCAACAAATGTCAGCAGAGTAAACGTTTAAAAATGGAATAAATTTTTTTTTGAATTTTACATATGTATATTAATATAATTGTTAATACATAAAATGATATTTTTCATATAGACAAATAAAATTATTTACTCTTGATCCAATATAACTTCCCCCCTTACCAGTCTAACTTGGATCCACATATAAAAATATATATATATTTTCAATATAATGTATAATATAAATATATATCTATATAGTTGACTGGAAAAAAATATCCAATATTGTGTTTTGTTTATTCATTGGCTGTATGGTTGATATATTTTTGTCTCGTTTTTAAAAATAGATGGATGAGGGGTAACAGAATAATATACGATGAGCGCTTTATTAGCTATCGATGCTGTTGAAATGAACTTGTGTGCTGAATATGGTTATAGTTCACGAGGTTTTAGCAAATATCCATTGGTGTATCAATCTAACGATTATAGGTCTTGCTTGTTTTTAGTTTACAGGCAATCTGAGCGAATAGAAAATCGTTTGCAAAATTACAGAAACCATTTTACACTATTTCGTAGCGATACAACAATTATTGTATGTCGCACTGAAACAACGTTGATACATTCTGACAATGATGCGATTATAACGTACGATGTTATTATGCCGTCCGCAGCTGTTTGTGATAGATTCCGTTCGAAATACAAGCATTGGAATGTTTCGTTTGACAAAATAGATTACACGAATAAATATCCAAGTTTTGTAGGATTTTCATTGGTCTGCTCTGGAGAATGGTGGTACTTTGATCGAGGTGTGATTTTGAACGGTCTAACAGGTTATGAAGAAGACACATCATGCGAGTCAATGTTCATATATTATGAGTTACATATTGATTACTTATTACAATTACCCTCGGAAAGTAATGTAATATCCATGCCTCCAGTTATTAAATCTCTAGCGTCAATTTATAAACCGAATGATTGTAACGACCGAACCAATAATCCAATTTTGAATAATCGTCAATATTCTGATGGGGTATCAAAAGCAGATGTGACACGAACGTTGCAAACATTACCACAACAGCCACCGCCACCATCATCATCGCCACCACCATCAACGCCTTTACTACCGACATCACTACCAATATCGACATCGTCAGTAACAACAACAACAACAACATTTGCGACAACAAATATGGCACAAACTGTGGAAACGACAAACGATCAAAGTGCCATTGTTGCAAATGCGAATGTTAACATGGTAACATCGGCTGCAAATAATGTCGATGCTGGTGCGCAAAAAAATCTAATATATTCAAGACTTTTGGATCAGATTTCAATTGACCCAACAGCAATAACAACAACAACACCACCAATAACAAATACAATTGGTACTAGTTTTGAAGATGGTTCGCAATTACCAGCGTTTATTTATCAAGTACCAGCAAATGCGACAATGCAATCACTGGGGGGTGTTAGCAACCGTACAATTGGACAAAATATACAATCAAAACCAACATCAGCGGCAACAACAATGGTAGCAACATCAACTCCTAGCACCACTGTAACGTCTGTCAATCCAACAATACCAAGATTACAATCTTCATCAAGACCAATTCGACAAGTTTTTATTTCAAGCTTACCTTCATCGGTGTTACCATACATGAACGGGGTTGCTAGAAGAACAATTCAACGCAACGATGCTATTGCAGTACCACAAGTTACAAGCAACGCTGTTATGCCCTCACTTTATTGGTTTGATAAACGATCCAATGAATTACAAATGAGTAAAATAGATTATTTCTTACCGTTAAATTATACATGCCCAATGACATTAGCTGCGGCACGTAATCGTATGGGTTTTTAAAAAATAAACATATATTTTTGCTTCAAAATTAAAAAAAAATAGATCTAGGTATTTTTCTTGGTGTATGTATATCGTATGATTAATATATATCAACTACAGTGGGATCCGCAAACATCAAAGGTACGTTGATAATTTTATTCTCAAACCAAATTTCACCATATTGATTTTGGATTGATCCATTTGATTTATAATCAAACCAATTACGTACATTATCGAAAAACTTTTCAATTGTTAAATATAAATGTTGAGTGATTGTAACATTCGCATTGTTGATTGTATAATATTTTATCATTATGGCCGATTCAAATGGTGTTAGATCGCCAACTGTGTATATCGAATTTGGAGTATATTCTTCAATCATAACTGGTTTCATGTCAGACTCTACAATTGATGCATTTGATACTTTAATTTGATTGAAACTTATAGTTTTTTCAATACGATTGTTGGCAATATTAAATGAATAAATATTAATACCACGACATGGTTTCTTGGGATTTAAATTGACAACCACATCAGGTAATGACTTTGGTTCCTGTTCTGGTAATTGATATTGCAAATAACGTTGTTGACGACTCTGTTCACATTGAACTTCGTAGCCCATTTGGAGATTGGCTCGTTCCACCAAAAATCGGTCAGCTTTATTATAAACATTAACGTGATTAAACGGCAAGAATGATTCGCCGGTAGTAAAAATGCTCTCGTCGAAGTAGTATGCCTCTGACATTATGATTGATAAAAAAACGTTTATTATTTAACTAAATATAATATATATTTATACTTTTCTGAAAAAAAAACCACCGAATTATATATAAAAAAACACATACAAATATACACAAGTTTTTTATTTAATTATTGCAAATGTTTCGCCGATTCCAAAAAGATTGCATATTCTTGAGGACTACTAGCTACGATTCTATCATTGCGTTGTCGTAAAATCTCATTTTTATATGAAATTTCATAAATTTTACCAGGAATACCTTCAAAATCAAAATCTAAAACATCATCAGCAATTTTGTATTTGAACGGTGCTATACATTTCACGTCAATTGTTGGTATTTTCCATTTGATTATCATATCATCTTGTACAATAATCATACCATCAAATTTTTCTCGATTATACGAATTTGGTAATGGCGGTGGATAGTATTCTTGAATAATTACCGGTTTATTTCCAACTTTTAAACTGGTATTTTGATCTTTAAGATATTTGAGGACATATGAATTTGTTGCTGGTTCGGTTGTATAAATATCTTGATCTATTGACGCTCCAATTGCTTCAATAAGTACTATGCAGTCATCCATAATTTCGACAAGAAAACAAAAATTTACTAAAGCCGATATATTATTACCGTGGCATTCCTCAATTGTAATATTATTTGCGTCTGGCCATATATAAGTTAAATTTGAACCGTTGTCAGAAAGTTTATCTGTTATTAGAAATTTGGCTTTTATACCATTCCATTTATATGCCCATATATAATCTTTGTTTGGATCAAAACAATGCCACATTTGTACTTTGGTCATTACATATGAAAATAAATCAACAAGCGATAATATTTGTCGTTTAATCTCATAATTATCTTGTAAAACCGTACGTATTAATCTGCGCTCGTATATCAATATTTCACGATACGATATCCCTCGTTTATATTCAATTTCGTATTCGACATTATATTTTACGCCTTGCGCACATTCTTCCATATTATACGAGATTCGTATATTGTTTTGATGGTAAACGACTAGACGGAAAATTACTTTATCACAAGCGTAAAGAGGCGGCAATTGTTCAATAGATTCCACAGCAGTAGTTCGTCGTATTGGATACCAATGGTTTCGGTAAAAACTAATCAAATTTCGGCAATATGTTGTAGTTTTCTTTTGCATAGTCCGGCATGAGAGGCGAGTTCCATTTTTGAACAAAAAAATAACATCACTTTTATGCGATTTTTGCTTATAAATATTATATTGTTCTTCGGTGATAGGTATTGCGATGGTGCTTTCCCATTCATCATATATTGGGTTGGTTGGTGTTGGCATCGAAACTTCAGTTTGTGGCATTTTTTGTACAAATTCAGCGTTTGTCGTCGATTGGTTCACGTTGTCAACATGTTCGTTAGCGATAGCAACATGTTCACTAGAAACATATTCGTTAGCAACATGTTCGTTAGCAACATTTGAGATGACAGTTTGTTGTTGTTGAGTATCGACTTGTATATTTAACAAATTTAGAACTTTTAATGATGTTGATGGTATGTTATCATTGTCTTCTTCCATAATGCCATCAAACTCTTGTATATACTTATTTGATGCTAAAAACTTTTTTTACGGTGAAAGACACGCCTTAACCGTCTTCGAAGCAACGCTATATTGCCAAATTGCCGAGAATGTCGACAGGAAGACGAGCACTGCGCTAGTGATCGTCAATGCTCCGACTAGCTTCTTTTTATTCTTTTCCTTTGCCTCGCTAGCCGAAGACGAGTTTGTTGAATCGGTTTTGTACAAATAATTGCACAAGATGGCAGCAACAAGCAAAATTAGCGCCAATACGATAAGCACCAACACAACTAGCGATGACATTTTAATCGACTTGCTGAGATCCTGACATTCGGGTATCAAGCGACCGACAGTCGAATTTCTGTTGGAATTCATGGTTGATGCGCTGAAATATTGTATAATAATCGGCAGGTAGGTTTACAAAATATACTACTTTATAGCACAGAATCTTTGACACTATACTATCTATAGTTATACTTTTAATATTAACAAAACTATCTTTCGTAGTTTTCAATCGCTTTGCTGGTCTCTCGATGTATTCAGTTTTTGACTCAACGACGTTTGTATTTGCAAAATCAATCGTTCGTTCTTTAGTCTGAAGTATTTCCCAGATTGTGTAAGTTCCCAATTTACTATATATTCGAGCATTTGAAATATCAATGCATTCATCTCTCTTTTCATTCGTTTTTGTCAAGCGACTAATTTTCAAATTATCCGTGTTATGTGTAAATATTAAAGGAAATGTAGGATCACTAAATGTGAAACCAGACGACGGTGTTTTTTCAAGTATAACGCAAAAATGGATTTGACCCTCGAACACGTCACTTCTTGGAGTTGCCATCTTCATAGCAAAGAAACTTGTGTAATGAAATATTACAACGGTAGCTACTACCATGTTATACCCGTGAAGAATATATCCGTATTAGCACAAACTTATAATTCACAAAAAATACCTGATGAATTTTGGGAAGATTTGGGTCCAACGCCATACATGACAGCAATTTATTATTCGGATTGTGTTGCAAATGTAGATATGTTTCGCATAATATTGGAATTATTTAGAAATCTCGATGATAGTTTTCTTAAATTTTCAACATCCAATACTCCGTCTGATTTTATTAAACGTCATATAATTACAGACGGTATTAAGCGTATAACGCTTTGCAATAAACATTTACTAAAATCATGTAAAACGAAATCGAATCGCCCACAAACATTTTATACGAAAGATCAATGGATTAAAGCGATATTGAAAGGGTTATTTCCAAAAATCGATTCGTCGGATAAAAGTGGTATCCCCACAAACACTCCTGACTGGGCCATAAAATTATACCCAAGAGGCGCAACGTCTATATCAGCAGTTACAACACCTTCATCACAAATGACACACTTGGCGAATTAACATGAATCTTGGTGTTAACCATGTAACTTTTTCTCATTTTAGTTGTTAAAATAAAAAAAAATAATTCTCGACATTTTGAGATACCACCACCACCATCGTTGTTTATGTTATCATCAACTAATGTCAATCAATTCCACATTTAATCAAATACAAATATTGTATATGTGCGAGTAATCCACCATCTATCTCACAACAGATACTTGGTGTCTATGATAACGATGTTTGTGGTTGTAGAGTGTTTTGTGTGTGTGCATCGATGATGGTGTTTACTTACTTAAATATATACATATAAGCAACTCGTTTTTTTATTTGACTTTTTAACAACTACCCATACATCACTATCACAAATTTAACGCGAAAAACTACGATAACGGGGATAGAGTCTAACGGACTTGTATATATACTTGATTCATGATGATGATGTGTATGTATATATATATATATATATATATATATATATGCATCTATATATATATTTCCTAAAATGTTCAATACGGTTCCTCATTTATAATAAAATCGTTAACGATGGTCGACAATACAGCACGTTTTCGATGCGGTCTATTGGACAAAGATTTTCGAGAGGTTGTAAACATCATTTTAATTATACATTTTGTTTTTTTTAACTTGATTGAAAATTTTTCAGCTTTACGAGCATATTAGGATCAGTCACCCAGTAGTAAAAATCTTTTACAGTATAAAAAAGAATGATGAAGCATGTCCATCTGGATATTTTTTGTTAACATCACAAAAAGCGCTGCCACTACTTAGCGGACCAGCAATCGCTTATAACAAGCAAATTATTGTTGCTACGAAATATTATAATAGCATACCAAACAGCGAACATTTATATATTGTACGAATATAATAGTATGTAAAGATATCTACTTAATAAATTAATCCGTGGTGTTGGTTTTTATAAATAAAGTGTGTGTTTATATATTGTAAATATATATACATTGAAAATTGAATCGTTTTATGGACTTGGCAGCGTTACTTTCACGTATAAATGGCAACCTTGAGACTATGGATCAGTGTAATTACAATTTTGGCATCTTTATTGGCCGTGATTTCAGTGATACTAGGAATAATATTTCCGAGTTGCGCGACTTTTCGAAATCCAATCAGCGAATGGATACATCACCAACCTCCCGTAGCAACTTTATGATTGAACCGGTATTATCTCAACCTAGCGACTATTTATATTTAGCATCGTTACCCAAAAATGCCCGTCTTGACGAACGTTCCTTAATTCGTTCAAATATACCTGACACCGTAATTGATACATGCAATAAAACCCATAATGTATTAATACATGATGCTTTCGGATCTATGGGTGTTGGTCAAGATGCAACAGTTTTATATAAACGTCCATTAGTTGGACCTGAATACAATTCCAATTATACACAAAACGATGCCAAAAGACGAAAATTGCAGACCGACGAAACAACACTATCGGATATTTCACAAATTCAAACAGTAAGTTTTTTTAAGGGATTATGTTCGGTGTTAGCTATTGGTTGGGATGTTGGTAATAAAATACAGAAAAAAAGAGGTTGTATATTTTAATTCATATGTTTACCTATTCTCCGATTTACGATCTATTTAGCAATCAAGCGTCCCTCAATTTATTGGTATTGGTTCATCAGAGAATATTGCACATACTACCCAAATATCAGAAACGCAATTAATTGCTAATATTGAGGCATCTTCAATTCCGCCGGCTCCACCGTTGCCACCAGCATCAACTCTGGCATTGCATTCTGCATCTATTGTACCGGCAATACCACAACAACAACAACCACCACCACCTCCTCCTCCGCCACCACCGCCGCCACCACCTCCGCCTCCTTCGCTTCTAACGCAGTCACAGCGAGCACTTTTGGGATCGTCACAACAACAGGCGCCATCGCAACAATTGGTCACCTCAAATATCAATCCAGTGCCATCAGAGTCAAGCAATTTAGATACCGCAATAGCAGTTGCGAAATCATCAGCACCACCGGTTGTTGATTTTCTTACTGAATTACAGTCGAGGGTGAATATAGCTAGAGAGAATATTGCCAATGGTGCCAATGGTGCCAATGGTGATGATATAGTCGAGTCGATCGATGATAGACTTGCTCTTCAAAAAAGCACAAGCCCCGTATCTATGCGTGATGCATTTATGGAAGATATTCGCAACTTTAATAAGCATAATCGTTTGCGAAATGTATCTATAAACGCTGGGACATCTAATAAAATTGAATCGCAACCTAAAAGTGTAGCAGATAGTTTAATTGATGCAATGCGCGATCGTTTAACACTAATGCGTCCAGCTATCGCTTACGATGATGACGATGATGAAAATAATGGTGATGATGGTGGTGGTAGTAGTAATAGTAGTGGTACCAACGGATCCAATATAAACTTATCCGATTGGGATCCATAGAAATTATTGTTTTGTTCTTTGAACATTTTTTTTGTTCTCATATTAACAATACAACGAATTTGTTTTTTTTACATCATTATAAGTAAATTTGTTGGATATGTTGTTTATTTAAAGTATATAAGTAGTAATCTTAACATAATAGTCACACATTCTAAATAGTTGCATCGTGTGGAGATAGACATTGTTGCAAATCTTACAATAACAGATATATTTATCAACAAAGGCAGTGTTTTATAGACAAAAACAAGGAAACAAAAACAACGTACAAAAATGATGTCTTGCAATAAAGTCGAATCTACAATAGCAACTTTTCCTCAATCTGCAGATTTGGTAATATCAACCGACGTGCCAACTTTAAATATGAATCTGAGATCACATTCGTCATTAAAAAATATAACATTGTCACAGAAACGGCGGTCATCGGGCTCACTTGTAGTTGAAACTCAACGTGAACCTGATACTTTTGATGAGGATATCGACCTTTTATTGTGCTACGAGTCTATGCCGGATGAATCTGATTTGATTGTGGACGATAGTGAACAACTTTTGAACGACTCTAATATTGGAATTGATGACCAGAATATTAAAATCCCCAGAATGTCAACTACACCACAATATAATGATATTAAAATTAATAGTCGTCGACCTGTTGACACGTATGAGCACGAATCTACTGATTACAGTGGCCCAAATGAAGAACAATCGCGAATTTTTAAACCAAAAATTCCCAGCTGGTCAAATGTTGTCAAACCTTTGCCGTCGCTTAGTGAAACCTTTATGCCGCTATTGAAAATATTGATATCTGCGAATATTACATCTGTACATCAATTGATTCGTTTTTCAGTATTTTCAATATTTGTGCTAATTTGTGCTTTGTATTTGTTTCCCAAGCAATTGGTAATGATAATGCTGGTTATGCTGATGCTTGCACTTTTACTAATACAATATACGATGTTGGTATTCAAACGTCAAAATAATAACAAACATATGATGCCATCTTCGAATAAACCCATCGACCCTAAGAAGATTGCTAATTTGCGAAATCGTTTGATGAAACGTTCGGCTAACATTAACCGCAAACCATCTAAAATCTAAATAATAAAAAAATGCGTTTTATTTATAAAATACAAACATATAACATAAGTGTTTTGTATATATATATATATTGTTGGTTTGTGTATATATATTCAAAAAATGTTACTTTATCATACTTTATTTTATATATTAACATATCTTCTTAATTGTATTTATATATTATATGAAATAAAATTTTTGTCACTTTTCATTCAAAAAACTAAAGAAAAAGATGTATATCATTTACGGATTTAGGAATATATACAATAAGCAGACATATATAAAAGGCGGATGCATAGGACAAACTCGAGCATTTCAAGATTCGAATATCTATAACATTAACATAGCTAGCTTTTGGCAAGTTGAATATCCAACCGTCGTATTCCGTAAGTTGTCGCTATCAATGAGATTGTGAACGACAGTACATGTGCTAAAACAATAAAACGTTAAAATTATATACGTAGATTTTTTTTCCAATCAATGAATAAATAAAGAAGCAACAAAACAATTTGTTGCGTTTGTGTAAATATTTATAATAAATTATAAAAAAAATACATGTTGATTGATATTTATATTTTGATTTTTTTTTCATTTATATAGCTATACCTGATTGCGAGCGTTGCATCTTCATGCTAATTCTCAAAGTTTAAAAAAAAACATACTCTTTAACGTGGGTTTATGTTTTACGGTATATATATATCGGAGCAACAACATATCAGCCGTTTTATACATCTATATTCGTCTATTGTGTCTGCTGCTTCCCATTAATAAATATTTATATTTTCGACATGGCCGCTGTAACTCTATCGGAGCTGATTACGATGACTTTGTCGTTGGACAAAATACAAACGCTAATCAACGGTGTCAATATAAAAATTGACAATTATTTATATTATTTAAATATGGCGGAAATTGACGATTTACGGATTTATTCGTATGAAGACTATTGTGAAAAAATTGACGATATTTTGGAGATACTACGTTATTACATGCCGGATCACGAATTTACAGCAATAACGCAGTATAAATCGTTTATAGATGAATTGGTTTTGGATGTTTTTAAATCGGTATCTTAAGATTTTTAATTAAAATATATACATTTGCTTTTTGGCCAAAAATGCATATTTTTACATTTCTCCTATATGATGTTTATAAAAATTAAGAAAAAAAATATATATCCTATGTATCTGTATAAAAATAAGAAGTAATCGAAATAAAGGTCTTCAACTTACAAGTATCTATATATACATGTGAGCAAAATGAATTTTTTTACGACTTGGTCATTTTAAAGCTGCTTTGTGATGTGTTGTTTTGTTGCAACCGTAAACACACTATAACAAAGTTATGTGTTTATTATTGCATCTTTTTTTTGTCAAATTTTGGTTATATTTTATAAAAGTTTATTAATATTTTCCTGATGCATATTATTCATCCGCTGCTTAAATCTAAATTCCCAAGAAACTTGCTTCACAAACCATTATGATACTTGTTACTACTGTGTTGATACTCGTTGAAAATTAATCTCACGAGTACAGTGGTTGAGATGATGTGTTTTTAAGTCGAAAATAAAAAATAATACACAAATAAATGTTCATATAGTTTTTTTATTATACGATATATATATAAAACCATTAAAAATTATACATTTTGTACAACTAAACTATTTGGGTTCATAATTATATTATCTTCTAACACATTATCGATATAGCTAACTCCCTCCGTTTGGAATGCAACCCCTTTGTACGTTTGAGTTTTAGCATCAAAATATTTCGCATTCACCGTTGTAAAGTATTGTAGAGCATTGTCCCGATGTTCTTCCAAAGTGTAAATTTTTACTCGATTGAAAATGTCTGAATATGATATTAATGATTCTTCATCGTTAATAACAGCCATATTCTCCCAAATGTGATTAATTAGACCCGATTGTTGGAAATGTGGTATTCTTGTTGCTTTCGCAAAGCAAATATTATATTGTTGTTCAAATTTGATTTTAAATGTCGTGAGGTCGGGGAAATCTTTATCTAAATTGTTTTTGATAATGTCTAAGAAACGATTCCGTGATATATAAAAATGTTTATCCTCAACCATGCCTGAATTTACTAAAAATCTATACAACTTACTGTTGTTGTAATATACAGTATTTTGGTAATCTCTGGATGAAGGACTTGCTACATTCAACATTGGATGAAAATTTTTATCTCGATATTCCAAATATGTGCAAAACGATAACCAAGCAAGAGATGTCGTTGAATCGTCTGGTCGATCTTGCAAAATTCCCATATAAAATTGTCCATTTACCAACATAGTTAATAGATTCGGCTGCGAATCGGTTGCTGGGCATTGTGCGCCTGTTAATAGGATCGTATATAAGCGATTAATAGTTGTACGATCGACATCGTTACTTCGGCTATTGTTTGAATTACGAAATTTCACATGAATATTTGTTGCACCATACATCAATGATTGCATTTCTTGTAACTCGTATGCTTGTGAAAAGAAACGCATACGTGATTCTGAATCATTGCCAGTGATTGATTTAATTTCTGATGGTACTAGATCATTTAGTTCTGATATTATGGTAACCGTATATTCAGAGACGGAAGCACGATTCATAACTTTCGATAGATCGGTAAAACGACCAACTTTGGGCCCAACCATGTCTTGTAATTTCTTGCACAATAAACTTTTACCAACATCACCATGTCCATGGAATACGATCAATTTCTTTTTAATATTTACAGGTATGTATGTAAGGCCAATGGATGATAATATATTTGAGACCGTTTCGGGTATAAAGTTGGCAGACATTGAAATGCTTATACATTCGTCGATTAAACGTGATTCAAAATCAGATAGATTATCACCAAACACTATAGATCGTGCTCGATCGAAATTCTCGCGCATTGTATCCATATTGGTGTTATTTGAAATGCCATTATATGCTGGATGTATATTTTTCGGTTGCAATGGTACTTTAATGTTAAACGCTTCATTGAATTCAGAATATGATAAGCATTTAGAAATACAAGTTGTAAAGAGTACCACAAATAAACAAGTATTTTTATCCAAATGATAATCGTGACAACCTTTTAAACTCAATAATTGATCCATATAAGTAGATTTTGTATCATCATAACTTGCCGACTCGATCACATAGTTAAATTTATCCTGCCAAGTTTGTTTGGTAACTTTGTTATAATGAAATATTCGACTAACCATTGTATGGTACGTTAATAAAATATCAATTCCATCATATTCATAGCATAAATGCATCATCAAGTATATAATTTTTGGGTCGATGGGGAAATATTCTACCAAAAAATACATTGACTCAAAATTTTTATGATGCGAAAATAAGTTGAATAATTGTGTTATTTTGCATTCGTCCACATTCAAAATATGGGGTACTTGTATGAAGGCTGGAGCAATTATCGCATGAGTGTACAACTCAATTATATTATTATGCATAAACGACGAGTATTTTTTAGCAATTTCTAATGTGAGTACGATATCTTCGTTTTGTTCCGTATACATTTTTGGTGGTCGAATAGGGTTATTCCAAATACTGCATGTTCGAAATTTAGTAAATTTCAAAAAATTACAATTTGCAGTATAGAGTCCAGTTATCGAATTGAATACACCAACAGTGGTTGCAAACATAAATGGACTAGTTGTAAATTTTAATGGTTTATCGGAATATATTTTTGGACTATGCTCCAAATAATTAGTTAAATATTTTGATGTATGAATCGAATTGCCGATCCAAGTGCGAAGAACCGATGGCAGTAAGTTTTCAGTTAATTTTTTATGCGATTGATAATGAGCGCTAGTACTCATACTAAGACAATAATGGCGTTCTGAAATATTGTCATAATATATCAATTGCATTTCAATGAAAATTTCCATAAACATGTTAATAGTTTCACGAATGTATTTGTCATATTCTTCTTTTGGCATATCTTGTATGGACGGCGCTTCGGTAAACGATGTTATGCTGCATGCTATAGTGTTAATTTGATCATTTATAGATTGTATTGGACTTACATTGTGCTTGTGCAAATATTGCAAATGATTAATTATACTCTCACTAGTATTAGATTCACGATACGCATGGTATATGGGTAAATTTATATATTTTATAAATGTTTCAACTGATTTATATTGTACGTTGGCATATAACAATTTTAATAAATTACGAAATCTTTCAAATTGAGTTTCTGGTATATTCATAGCTAAATACAAAGCTGCAGTGAAAGGTTGCAAATATAAACCACCGTGATTGATTGCCGAATAGTGTATGAAATATTTACAAGTTTCATAATTATTGGTTGTCGATTCAATATCAAATTGCGATTCGTCCATTATAATATTAACAAATTTGTTATTAAAATTTGACATAAAGTACCGTAGCATTGATCTCTCGTCCACATTAAATGCATCAAGATTTATATCGCCAATAATATTACTTTCGATATTTACAGTTTTAACCATATCAACGATATACGACTCAAATTGCTTCATATATGAATAAGCTGGATCCAAACTAATGCTCATAACATTAAACACTTTAGGTATTGTCGATACGGCAACAGCTTTTTGCAATTTGACAAAATAAGTATCACCTCGAACCGTATTGATGGTGGCAACCGTAAATCCGTTTATTGGAATATTGAAATATTTGAAAAATTCTATGTAATTAGTTAGTTTTACGGTCGCCGTAAATGTTATAGAATCAACATCAGCTCCTGAATTTACTTGTTGATATGGGTGGTTAATCTTTTTAGCCGAATATGGTAGTGGCATAAAGGTTGGCACTTCAAATATCACCTCGCTATTTTGATATTTCACTTCAATAATTTTTTTTAAGAGTAAATGTGTTGGCATTGAAACGTACACGTTTGTGTATAAATGAAAACCACATAAATTTCTCCAAATGCTTATTTTGATTGAATTTGATTTTATATTCAATATATCGACAAACGTTTGTATAATATCGTTTTGTATTTGTACCACTAAATTCTCGGATAAATGTTTAGAAATTATATCCATCGAACGCTTACGACAAACACAATCCAAATCAAGTGCGAAATTTCGACTATAAGTTTTTGTATAAGCAATGTTTAAAGTATGACCTGTGGTTTTAAACGTTGATAATTTATCAATTGTTAGTGGATCGTCGATTGGCCATAAATAATATGTATCTAGAGCACGAGAATATATTATTGTAGATTGATCATCGTCGATATTTTTGTATGGTCGAACATTGTGCAATTGTAAAAATTGAGTTTCCAAATCAAAAATTGCTTCAGAATCATCAATCGGCAAACGTCGTTGTGTTGTAACCGATGGTGGTGATGTTATGATTGTTGCTTGTAATTGCATTTCATTTGTCAATTGATTTTTAATATTTGACGATGCTGGTTTTGGCATCGAAGTTTGTTGAAACTGGTTATTATTGTTGTTATTGTTGGGTGGCGACGATGAATTCGACGAAGCTGACAACGGTGGCGATGGTAGTTTCGACATATCCGAAATAATTTTTGTAGATTTTCCAATAGAATTAGGTCTAAAGTTGTTTTTGTTTGTTTCAGGTTTTTGTTCCGATGTTGAAATATTTTGACATCTTAAAGCTTCTTCCATATTATGCATACCAAGTTCATTTTCTATAGAATACGTATTGGTTGGGATCATAGTACCTTGTTGATAAAGTTGATATTGTTGTTGCTGCTGCTGCTTTTGTTGTTGATCGTCTATGAAATTTTGTTCCAATTTAATAATTTTTCGCATAGGTTCAGAACCCACCATTTCATTCTGTGTAGGTTGTTGCATCTAAGATTGAGAATATAAATAAATTTAATAAATATATCGTTATATTTATAAAAAACTAAATATACGCTTACGTTTATATTAGAATTCGAAGGTATAATATATTGGTTATTTGGTGTCGGAAAATGTAGTTGATGTTGTTGTTGTTGTTGTTCCATTTGTTGCTTTTGAAATTGAAGCCATTGTTGATACTGCTGATATTGCTGCTGCTGTAATATAAATCGTTGTTGCTGCTGCTGGTGTTGCTGTTGTTGTTGCTGTGCATTCATGGGTAACTGAACATCGATGTATGATTGAGGGTTAGGTTGATAATTTTGCATTATATGAGAATTGGTATTCGAATCAGAAATGTTGGCAAAGTTAACATCGTTTCCAGAAACGTCACCATTCGTTGTGATTCCAACATTTTGATTTTGCGGATTTTGTTGTTGTTGCTGCAATAGTAAACACGATTGTTGGTGCTGAGCAAGCGATTGTTGCATTTGCTGTTGTTGTTGCTGCTGCTGTTGTTGTTGTTGCTGCATGTAATGAGGTTGCGATCTCATATTTTCGCCAAACATGTTAAATGCACACTTGTTTTATTTAACGTGTATATGAATTGATGGTCATACGCTTAGTGCGATTATATTTTCTCTGGACTCCAAGAAATACGTTGTCGTCAACCTCATACACACACAAATATCATTACATTGTACATTTATACGAATATAACACATAAACATATCAACACGCACTCGCGTATATATATATCAACTATTACCATTACAATAAATAATCGGTTATTTTTTATGATTGGTATATGTATATATATTTTTAAGTATATACATATATATAATCAATTTATTTTTTTTTAAATAATAAATCAACTGGTAACCCTCGAATATAAAAAAATCAAATCCCATGGTTGACGATTTAGGGTTTTGACATTTACTACTAATGATAATATATACGTTGTTTCCCCACCATTAGCAAAACGACATGAAATGTTTGTATTTTTCTGAAAAAAAATATATCAATTTGTGCTGTGACTATCTAAGCATTTTCTCCAGTATAATCGCATAAATATCTATTAAATATACAAACATTAAATATAGTTGTAATGTTTGTATAGCGAGCTGCAATATGTCTAGAGCATTTAATTCAATTCAGCAAGAAAATCAACAACAGCAGCAAATCTCTCAACAATTAAATTATGGACACCAGCATTTGCAACACAAATATACAAATATTCAAATTGTGTTACTAATTATTATATTGATTATATGCGTTATATGTATAGTTTATATGTATACATTCAAAAGAAAATCCAATGTCGACCAAATTATAAATATTGCGGCAGAACGTTCAACATTTCGTCCGAATGTGTTTAAGATTTATGACAAATCAACAAAAACTCACTGCAATAGAGTTATAATGGTCGAACCATTTGGTTGGTATTTATGGGCCATACGTGGCGAGTTATTCATTTTAAATTCAGAAAGTGGCGCTCGCTGTCCTGTAGGTTCAATGTCTGCCATCCAGGTATTTGGAACTCAATTTGTTGAAACATGTCTCGCGCTTGATATGAATTCCATTTATCTTGGATATATTAATGGTCGAAATCCTGTAGTTGTACCCTATGAAATTGAAGGTACGACATTCACAATACTATCAGCCATTAATATTTTGGTTCGAAATTACATCTACTTTCGTTTGGAATCGTATTCTAATATTAAGTTCGATAGCAAAACTACGACCAATGATATCAATAATAGCAAAAAACATACACCATCGGATCCGAAAAACACCATATATCCAATAACCATAGAACAAGGGCGGACATTTAATAGTTTAGAAATGAACAGGTTAATGAAAAACGAAGAAATTGTTCAAGAACCAATAAATTTAAGACAATCTTATCGTCAAAATATTGGCTGGGATTCATTAGTTGATGGAAACCATAATCCCATACACCATGGTCGATATAAGAGAACTCTTGAAACACAAACGATACCATCTGAAATATTATACAAAAGTCGCAAACGTATCATGGAATTGAATCCAAATGATTTTGATTATCCAACCAAAAGGCAAAATGCAATAGATAGTATGTTTTTTAGACCACGTTTGATTGAAAATTGAATACAACGTATATAATGTACGTGCTAGTTTGTTTTTTTTATTCCAACAAGACATTGGTAAAGATATATATATATGTATGTGTATACATACGTCGATACGAGCACCCACCTGCGTTTGTTAAAAAACAACACCTACAAACCATACAGGGTTAAAGAACGATTGGTCGAAAAAAATACACACATATATATATATATATATTTTAAGAAAATTCATTTATTGTTTTTTTTAAGCTTAAGCAAATATATAATGTTTGTAATAGGTTTTAATGTGTGTATGCGTGTATTTCCAAGCGAGTGTATATCTGAACGGGGTGTTTTTAATGGCACTCGTGACAATTGTCCACTTCAGGTTGTTGTTCGGTTTGAGAATCATCAACACCCATAACTTCGTAAATATTATACATTATTGGTTTTGGTCCCGATTGATTTAATGTTAAAGTTTCTTCATTTGGTTTGGCGATGTTAAATCTATCACGTTGTGGATAACATATAGCAATTAGTTCACGCTGATGCACTTGTCGACCAACAAGCATATGTGTTGAAATTATTGTGCTTATTATATCGCTAACGTCTCGTGAACCACAATTACCAGTATTTATAATGTATGACGGAACATGTGGTAAATTCAAATCGTCAACATTAGATTTATTATTGATTATTATAACGGCGTTTGTTAAAACGCTTATATTTTTTATAATACGCTCATATGCTAAATCTTGTTTTGTTTTATCCAAATAGACAAAAAACATACCATCCTGTTCCATATTGAAATTATACATGCTTATATCATCAGCTAAACTTATTGGTGTGTTGTAAAAAATGTATCTGCGATTAAATTTTTTACTAGCATTATTAACCGATGGTTTTTTTGCTGGCTTTGGTGGCGGTGTTGGTGGTATTTGTCGCGTTTGCGCATGCTTTGTAATTTGTCTTGGGCATAGCTGATTTGAAGTATCGTCGTTTCGAGGGGATTTCGCAACAGTACTCGATACTTGAGTTGACGTTGATGCCAATTGTTGTGAGTTCGATTGTATTCTAGATGATGATTTTGTAAACTTTTTAACATCTACAATCGATGGACATCGATTTAACGACGTACACCATAGTTTAGCAGGTAGTAGAAGTTTATCAGCTATCAATTTCGCCATATTGTCGACATTTGAATCTATAGTGATTAACATTGTGACGTTTATATATAGACGTACACACACAAACACGATTCTAACTTTATAACAATATGAAATATAGGTTCAAATTTAAAGTATTGAACGTTATTTGCTGTTGATTTTTTAGTTTATACAGACACTTCTCAAGTTTATCTATAACTAAATATAGAGATATTTTTACTATGACTTTTATCTCAAAAAAGTTTCAACCTTCGAACCTGTAATAGCCAATTATAAAAGCGGAAAAACCAGTGTAATCATGCCTAACGATGCAAATTTTGTTGCTCAGATGATGACTATAGGGGCTGTTTCATCGTTCGATGCAACTCAACTTTCCAATTCAACGTTACGAAGTATTGCATCTCATATTCGTACTTTGAAGCGCAATAATATTACCATAGATGAAAAAACTTTAACTATAAATACAGTTAAAACTCTTGATAGTTTAGTTGATGTACATGGAAAACGTTTATCGGAACAATATAAACGACAAATCGGTTTAACTATTAAACGAATGTATCCAAAAGCTAATATTTTATTAAACGAATATAACAACAGTAGAAATCGCAAATCGCAACCACGTATGGCTTCTGAAAAATTCGTATCGAACGTTCGAAAGATACGTGATGAAGCTGTCAATATTCTTAGTAACGTTCAATCAAATCGAACAATTGAAGATCTTGGGCAATACGATACTTGTCTAGCCATTTTATTGACAATTGGTACAAGTTTGAGGATTCATGAGATTTTACAGTTAACTGTTGCGCATATTGGTAAAATTGAAAAGCAAGAGTTAATAAATATTAAGAGTAAGGCGTCGAACAATGTTCGTTTTGTGGCTTTGAATGATGTATTAATTAACACATTCGCAACCATACAAAAACAGCGGCCTTTAGTTAAAGAGAATATTGTTAAAAAGAAACTTGACCATGCATCTAAATATCAAATTGATCGATTCGAGTTTGGATATTTAATAATTTCATCAGAGGACCATATGCGCAAAAAGTTACATGAAATATCAGCATCGTTGAATATTCAAGAAACGATTTTGGGTTTTAATATATTTCGTAAACATGTAACTAGCGTTCTAACTGCTGGTGGTGGTCATTTTGTTGCACAAGCTATGAACAATCATAGTTCATTAAATACAACCCTCGATCATTACAATGTGATTACACCACAAGCAGCTCAGATGACTTTCGATGAATTGGTTGGGAAATTCAATAGTCTTGATCCGCAAGACGATGATGTTAATACTCGAAACCCAGAAATAATTGCTTCAGGAGATGGATTTCAAATTAAAAATTCGACAATTAATCAGAAAAATGTTAAAATTACACCAACTGTTGATTATCAAACAACCCCAATTGATAAATTTCACGTACTTGATGGGTTATTTGATTCTCGTTTAAACGATATACAAAAAACAATTAATTTGAATAATTCAAAATATTCAATAATGCCAGAGCAACTTGATATTGAATCAATCAATAATGAATTAGCAATTTTGACTAAAATTATACAAAATGAAAAACTAGCGATTGAAAAATTGAATTCGGATTTAAGGGATCAAATGTTGATGGCTCAAAAATTCAATCAGGATGTAAATTTGACAATTTTAGCAAACTACAAAAAACGTTTGGATCATATTGTTGCTGATAATAATAAAATCAAGAATGGAATTTACACCCACATCGTTCGTTTGAAACGCGATTTTGATGTTAGACAACAACAACAACAACAACAGCAGCAGGGTGTAAATGTACCATCAACGCTATTACATGAGCAAAACAAACAGCTGTCAAATAATATAGCTTTACCTTCTTTATCAACAATGTTTAGTCGTACACAAACACCATCATTGCAGCAACAACAACAACCGATACAGCAACAATATCAACCTAACCAGCAAGAGCTTTATAATGTGTACGAGACACCACCGTATACTAGTAGCGATATAATATTAAAACCTTCTGACACTTTTGACAAAAAATAAATAAAAAATTTTTGTTGGAAAAAAAAATATAAACATTAATTTAGCGTGGAAATGTTGGTATGTGAATCTATGATTGGTATACGTACACATGGTCGCATCTACGAAATTTTGATGATTATTATTGAGGGTTGGTTGGGAGTTAATAGTTTGTGGGGTAGATGTGATGCAATATGTAGAAAGAGTTCGTATGTGTGCATTTTTTTATAATCTTGCAACGTAAGCATCTATTTCGTTTTTTATGGCTACAAACTGTTCGTCAGAATTAGCATTGGTCTTTTGACGATTATTTAACGAATCAATAATTCGGATAGTAATGGTCATTCGATTTTTATGCTGATTTTCGTTATTCAACACGGATCGAATTTCAGATGGGTCATAGCCATAATATCCATATAACTCTGATGCCCAACGGTCGTTAATTGTAGATTCGGGGGGTGCATTGATAATTGCCAAAATCCGAGTCACCAAATCATTGTATCCACTCAGACTTGAAACGTTAGTAAAATTTACAAATTTCGGATCATCATAAACCAAATTGTTAGGATTAGTAACACGTGCTGAATTCAAAGATGTATCGGTGGGAAATGCACGAGTGAACATATTTTGTCGTGGAGCAGCAACTTTTGGTGTGAACATAGTCACTGTAGCGTCACTAACGATAATTGGTACAGAATTGCGTTCGAAAATGTCACGAGTCTCGGATACAGGTACAAATCTAAAATCTGGATCTTCTTTACGAATCATCATAATATTGTTGAAAATTGAGTTTTGCGGTAAGAATGCGACGGTATCAGGTAGATTGGTTATTGAAAAACCATTCGGATCGACATTGGTGAGTTGAGTCGCATTATTTTTAGAATATTTATAAAATTGCGAGACCGACTCCTGGAATCGTGATTGTTGCGGTTCTTGTCTATCGACGTTTAAATATGCATACACAGATTGTTCTGCAATCAAATGGTCGGAATAATCCATGTTTCAATAGTTTATGTATTCGTTTTGAATTCCACTATATTAGAGAAATAAATAACACGAGGGCTTTGAAAAACACATATTCATGCACACACACATATATATATGTAACAAATTCTTAATGTTAAAAAAATTTCTTATATCCCGTTTCAAGTTAGTGGTGCTCAATTTAGTATAACTTGACCGGCCAACCTGAATGGTTCTACATCAACGCATCTGGCAAAAATAATTTTGAATCTATGGATTATCAAACTACTGAAAGCGCCATTTCTGATATTGTTATTGTCGCTCCGACTATTAATAAAGTAAATGATGGGAGTTATGTCGATAATTGTATACGGAATAACATGGATGTTGTTACTGAATCATTTGCTAAACATCTTAATGTTATACATAACGACGATATTAAAACCTATGTTGGCAAACATCACGATAATAACAATATTATCAATATCAACACCGATAGTGATACAACCGACTCTGATATCATCCGAACAAGTCCCAAGTTTTCACAATTCGACAATGATATCGAAGATGATATAAATGTTACAATAGGACCCGTAAAAATACCCAATTTGATAGATTTGCGGTTCAAGAATCTACAAAAATGTCAACAAACTACAATGTCTATGGAAGTTTCGACAACTACAGATTTAGTTGGTGAACCAAAGAGCCAAACTTTTACTACTTGCACACAATCGAATGGTATTGACACAGACGATGAGGTGATTAAATTGGACAATGTTGTAAATGATGTTGAATTTTATACAAAATCGGTCAATGAAGATATTAGCGTACAAGAGGAATTAAATGCGCTAGTTTTAAATTCAATTATATTACCGACTTTGAAATGCGTAACTGTTAAATATAATAACCAATTAATTTTAATACCAACAACTACAGCAATTTCTAGCAGATTAGCGTCATTATTTTGGATTTATCCAAAAAAATATATAAAGCGAGATTTGCCATTTCTTAGCGAATTCAATCGATCTATTGCAAACCCAACATATATCCCAGATGTAACCATTATAAAAGATGATTGTGGTAATGAGATATATAAATCTATTAAATATTGTGTTTTTTCTGTAAAATACAAGAAAAACTTTGTTACATTGAATAATGGTCGGAATTCAAAGTCAAATGTAAACATGTCATCTTTAAACCCTAAAGCGCACACAAACATGTTATCCGTTAATTGTGATGCGAATATTTTACGTCCCGAAGGTTTTAAACGATCCAATGCTGGTATATATCATTATTCTGACTTTGCCGCAGTAATAATTGAAAACGGACAAGTTGTTGATTATGCTATACATGGCGTTGTTAGTAATATTTCTGAAATGATACGAATTCATCAGCCACAACGTATTTATTATAATGCGCGTCGTGGTGATGCGTTAGATGTTTTTATGAATTATCAATATAATCCATTTTATGAAGCATGTTACAACAAACTTCACCCTATACCCATAAATCGAACAAACGATTTCTTTAACCCTATGGCATTTTGTGAACGTCAAGATATATTTTGTGCCTTATGTAATTGTTTGCGTGATATTCGAGGTTTACTCTTTAAATTGCCAGAACAAGTAACTATTATAGATAAATATCAACATCAACAACAACAACAAGATTTAACATATATGGATCCAACTCTACCATTGACCATGACAACTGATTATTATAAACAATACCAACATTACAATACAGAATATTATTATCAACAATATCAAAATCAAACGACACCACAATATACTCAACAATCATTCTATCCACAATCTGAATACAATTTTGATTATTTACAATATTATCAAAATCAGTCGAATGTAATTTCAATGCCGTCAGTGGTTGTTGTGCCACAACATCAAGAAGCAAATGATACGTCTGACCAAAATGTTAATATGATGATAGCAGCATCAAATGTGAACCCATTTCGTGTGATGGATAATAAACAAAAACTGGAAAACAGTCGTAACACACACAAATTCGATTATAATAAACGTCCAACGTTTAGATGTGACAGTGGCAGTGGTAGTAATAGTAGTAGTAATGGTGGTAGTAGTAGCAGTAGTAGTAATATCGGTCGTAACAATAATAATAACATCAACAATAAAAACATCAACAGCAGTTATATCAGCAGCAACAACGGTAGTCACAACAATAAAAGTAATAACGATATTAACGATTCCAGACACAGAAGAAATAACAACAATCGTGAATATATATCAAATAACAAGTCAACTGATAGATATTCAACACATCCCACATTGAACCATAAAATTGATAGATCATATCGCAAGACGAAATTATTCAAAAATACAGGAAAAAATCATCTATTTCAGCCAAATTATAATTCGCGTTGTCCACGCTTGAGGTACGCACTTAAAAAACCCGGCACTTATAATGGCTTAAGGGTCAACTCCAAATATTCCAAAGAACCGGGCTATCGACGACAACGTTAAATGCGTTTTTTTATTAAAAAAATTGTATTATATTTTTTGTATTTAACCATTGTTCTTTAATAAAAAAAATATAACGATTTATTACAAATTATACGAATTTTGAATATTTTTTACCTCGGAATAGGGTGAAAATTGCAATAATTATAACCACAATTGCAATGATGACCAAAAGAATCCAAACGAATATAGGATTAATTTTCCCCTCTTTTGATAAAAGGATGGTGTTGGTGGTTACTTCTAAATCAGATATAATGTCCAAAGCCGTTGGATTGCCATTACTTTTAAATGTCGAATAGAACGGTGTTTGACCCCGTTCGATATATTTTGTAGTTTCAGGGTCTGCAGTCATTGAACACATGCGACAATTTGGTATTATACCACCTTCGATAAATTCATTACTTATTGAACAAATCTTATATGTTGGAACTTCACTTGTTGTAATTAAATCGTAAATTTCCGAAAATTGGATTTTCAACATATGTTTAATTGACGTACGTAGTTTGTCTACATCAATTTTGGTTAATTTCGATAAGTTTATTTTCAACAGGTTAGTATCTTCAGCCTCTACAACCGACATTAGATCAAGCATGAAATTTCTATAGTTGTATTTTGGGCATAAATTTGTCGTTTCAATCCCAGTGCACGATTGATCCATAATTTTACACGACAATTTCTCTTTACCCTCATTATATACTGCGAAACAGCCAGTTTGCCGTTGTAACGTTTTTGAAATCCAATCAGGGCCAATTTCAATATATCCAACGGTCAATTGTATTATATGTCCATCATCATATTTGGAATTTACTTTAGATTCAATCGATTTTAATTTTTCAAGGACTGAATTCGATGCTGTTTGTAATTGTTTGAATGTAACTGCTAATTCGGGCCAAATATTATTATTTACCGAGATCGCTTTTTCAACTTTATACAATCGATTTTCTGGAAAATCAACAGTTTCGACCTCTAAATTCTGAGCATCAGCTCGCAATTCATCAGAATCATTCACATTATTTGGCAATAGTTTGTAAATATCACCTTGACGCAATAGTTTACTAAAAGAATTGACAGTGTTCCGATTTATATATATGTAACCTCGGTCGTCTCTAGTAATTTTAGCTCCGTTTATAATTTTTTGCAATGTAGCGTTATTAGATTTAAAATCGCTAGTTAAAGAACGTACAGAAGCAAGATCTGCTCGAGATGAATTATGTAAAGCTCTAGCAAATTTTACAATAGCGCTTTCTGATCCTGATGACATTTTCTTTATATGTATATAATATAAGTTGATACATATATAAATAAATACGTATAACTATTTTAATAAAAAAAATTAAAAAATACTCAATTTACATTATTAACGTTTGATAGATTAGAATCATCATCATTGTTGATAGTGATAATATTATCAAAATCATCATCATCCCTGTTAACAACGTTAGATTGTGGCGTTATTATTAGTTCGTCAATCACTTCAGTAGTTACTTCGCTAACAGTTTCATTTTGATTACGCTTTCTTGCAACACTTTCATACTCATTTATATCACTAGTGCGACGTTTTAATGGTCGACGCGTATACGATTCATCCATTGGTGAATTTGACGTCGAAATTGTTGGTGAATCTAAAATGGGTATTGTTGGAGTTGGTGGTAAATCTCGAGATATAAGATATATTGATGAGTCGTCAATTGCATTTACTGGAGACGATGATGCTGATACTAATGGTGGGGTCTCAGGCGAATTAATTGATATCAATTGATCTAAATCTTTTATATTAGAACCTGGTGTGCGAGGTATTTGCGATGAATAATATTCAACTTCGTTATCCACATTATTATCGTCCTCGATTCCACCATCACCATCGTTATTATCAGAATCTATGATGGTAACAAGTTCGGCATCATTATCATTTGCAGTTGGATTTTGTGGATATATTAAAATATCAGAGGGTACTACAAACGATAGGTTCTCATTATATAAAACCTGCAATAAGTTGTGTAAAAATTTTGAATTTACATCATCGGTGCTCAATGGTTTAGAATTATCAATTATATCTTTGATACGCGATGATGTACGCTCATAGATGCTAGTCAGATCGTCATTTGCAGCCTGTGCGTTGCTATTAGTTACCATTAATTTTGCATTTTCGTCTCTCAAACTTTTAATTTTACCCTCAAAGTTAAATTGTAGCTTAGATTTCTCTGTTTCATTTTTATCTAAAGCGTTAGCACAATCAATCAATCTATCACTTGTTTCTTTATATTTATTGGAAGATACTGTTAAATCTCGTTCTAATTTTTCAATAGTATTTCGCAGCGTGTTGGTTGATATTAGATATTCATGAATTTGTGTCAACATTTCGTCTATATCAGAACTTGTAGATTCTGGATTAATAACTCGTAACAATATACCAATATCTCGTCGTTCTTTCGCCTGAGCCTCTTCCGAACGTAATATTTTCTGTCTTTGACCAGATTCATTAATTTCAGACATCTCTTGCATAGACTTTAACATTTGATCTCGTTCGGTTTGCATTTGTGAAATTACATTTTTCAAATTAACAGCCTCAGCTTGCAATGTAGTAATCTGTGTTGTCAATTCGTCAGAATTTTTTTGCGAAACATTTAAATTGTTAAGATCAGCATTGGTACGGTATAATGATTTTGTTGCATTATCTAACAATCTAGAACAATTTGAGTATTTCACTTTAAGATCATCAATGGCCGATTGCAATCCACCAGAATTTTGTATATATAATTCTTTCACATAATCAATTTCAGCATTCAAAACTCGTAATTTATAATCATTTTCCGTATAAAGTGATGCTGGTTGAGAACATATGATTTGCACGTGTCCAATTAAAGAATCTACGATATTATTTAATTCAAATTCAGGCGTTGTATGTTTTTGGTTTGTTAGTTCAGTTATTATTTTTGGTAAATCTGGTATAGCACGTTGTAAAGCGTAAAGTATACGTTGTCGTGTTGTATTATCAATATTATTATTGATAGATGTTACACCAGACTCTATATTATCAACATTTTGCGATTTTTGTATATTTGGATCGAGTCCATTAGGATAACCAATAGGCGTATCGGCAACGTTCATGATTATTCTTATTTTTTTTTCTTCGAATGATACTAATTTAAAAAAAAATAAAAGATATTACAATATGGATAAGGTTATAAAATTTACAAGTTGATCGGTATCCAAACCAACATCTCCAGTTTCAACTAAAACCTTCAATTGATCATTGTGAAACTCATACAATTCCATACAATCGTATGGTGTGCATTCGTAGTTTGGAGTATCGACTAATGGTTCAGTTATATCATTTAGACGTTCATTAATTGAGGTGTTAACAAATTGTCGTTTACGTTGACTATATTTACTCAAATCAATATGCGAATCTCCAAATGTTGGATTCAATGCGTTGCGAGCATTTAAATACATGGGTGTTGGATATTCTTGCATAACCATTGTAAAAAAGACGTATTTTTCAGAATCATTTTTCAGCATTTGATATACAGACGATAAATTAATCTCTGGAACGAAATATTTGCTTGCTAGAATGCATGCGCCCATCTTATTGTAACATGATTGAGCAATATCGCGTATCATAGCGACATATATATTTGTCTGAATTCTATCCTCATATATTGGAGGCAACATTATAGGCATACGATCGCATGAAATTTTTGTCCATGATAAAATTGTCATTTCATTGGGTACATGTATAATATATTTGCCCACTCGTACATAATTTCCAACTATGCGACGTATTATTAATAAAGCAACAGCTTGTTCTTTAAGGCTTTTTGAATATACAGCTCGATATATTATATCGTCCAATTTAACAGATCTAGCAGCATTATCAAGAGCCGCTTCCAAATCATTCAAACTACAAATATTATCAATCATGAGACGTGAACTTTTCAAAATTGCATTATTTATAGATTTGTTATTGTTTAGACCTAGATATCGAATTCGACCGTTTGGTTTAATATAATGACCATCTTTGAATGGAAATGTAAGAAATATGCCAATTTTTTCATCTGGTATTTTAAGAACAGATTTCACATCTACTTTATAATAATAATCGATTTGCGAAGCATCTGTAACGCTGTAAGGTATTGGGTCTTGTGGTTTCAAATTTGCAACATCGTATTTTGGTACGAATGATGTATCATAACCAACACCTTGGAAATATACAGTATCGATATAAAATGCTTTCATAGCTGCATATTCGGCAAGGTTGGTGCGCTTTAGAAAAACAGCATAACGTGCTTGCCAAACATCTAGACCCTCCAAACTTTCAACATTATAAGTGTTTAATGAATATAATATATTTTGATAAACATAAGCAGCAAACGATGTTCCGCGCATGTAACGATACTTTACACGCCCATTAAATAATATATTTTCAAAGTCGGCCAGGTTAACAGCAGAATCACGACGAATAGCAAGAACACTTGTATATTCAATAGGTTGAATAGGCTGCACTGATAAAATTGGTAATTTGCGTATAAATTTCAAAGTTGACCCAATTTCAACATTAACTGTATCCAAATGATGCCGAATTCGATTTTTTAATTCAGGGTCCTCGAAATTTGGTAAGGTGACGTCGTTAGTGCTTCCATTAACGCCATAACCACCGCCATCACCATTATCATTATCATTATTGTTTTCAACATTACTAAACTCGAGTATTACATCCAATGAATTGCGTATTTTACAATTTAAAATTGGATTGATTAATGGGTGCCCAATGATAGCTGCGGCTTTTTTCTCAATAAAAGTAGTAGGTCGCTTGCCAAACAAGACAACCTGTTCGATAGCACGCTGACGCGCCAACTCTTTGTTCGTCGCAACTGTTTCACGTACGGAAAACATTATGGATCAAACAGATCTACTATATACACCTCAATTTGAAGATTATATTTTGGAATTTTGTCGAGCTGTAAGCACTGATACGACAATAACTGCTATAAGCCCTATCATTGAAGTACTTAAACAATCCGAGTATCTGCGCTATCTAATGAAGGATCCTTCAAACGATTCAGCTAAAACGTGTGTGCGCAATTTTATAGTCTCGAAATCACACTTGCCTCAAGACTTTCTATACAAGTTTCTGGCAATCGTGACGATGAAAATAAGTTTAGCACCATCGAACGTTGGCTTTATACATCAATCATATAACGCGAAGGTTATCGCAAATAATCTACAACCAACTAGCCGAATCACAAATTTGACAATCGCTGCTAGACAAGACCAATTGCGTGCTGAGTCGAAAAATGCGATTACGTATGTGAAACAGACGCGTATGCCTCCGCAAATTTTGCGAATGAAATTTAACGATGATTTATTGCCAAGATGCATTAATGCCATTGGCGATTTGAATCAAGTTATTATTGAAGGTAATAGATCCAATGGTCGAGATGTGGGTGATTTTGTGCGAACGGTATTGAAATAAATTTATTTTTTTGATTCGTTATATAGAAAGACAATAATCACGTTGCAAATATATAGAACAATCATTTTTTACAACTAACAAAATGACTTGGGTTGATCGTTTAGTGGTTTTAAATTTACCAAATTACTCAAATATAACCCTCGTACCAGTATATTTTAGTGGATCCAAATATATTAAACAACCAATACTTGACGAGCTACAAAAAGAATATAGCTGGGCTGATGTCTCACAAATTACATATAAACGTTTAATAAAATCCCAAACTACTCGAACCCGGCACCAGGTGTTGCAATATTTATTAAACCATCGAGGCTATTCGAAAATCTACAAATATAGCAACGTTGATATTTTACTAATGCAAATGATACAACACAATTTACGACAAATTAGAAAAATTGAAAACTTTAAAATGAATATTGAATATTTAAACGGTGTGTATAAACAGTTTTTCGATTTTCTACAAGAAACTTCGAATAGCCACATTGTTGTATTGATTGATTGTCGAATAAAATATTTTGAACAATATCATCATAATTTTAATGAAATTATATTACATACGATTGCTTTGGTAGCGCTAATGAGCAAGCGATTGCTGTATTCGTTCATAGAATTTATAATAATTATGGATGAGATAAAGTCTGTGGAGGAAATACGTGACAATGAATGTTTCAATTATGAATCGATGACTAAGGATAAAAATCACATTGTAAACAATGACTTTGAAAATCTAACATCATCGATCTTGTCAGCATCCGAAATTCAAAATGTAGCATTTTTACAGCGAAAAGTTCTTGAAAATTTACACCATTCTGACAAAATCCTCAAACACCTTGACAAAAATTTAATAAAAAAAATAATAATTAACGCTCATAGATCGAACAATTCTCTTGATTTAGAACTGAGTTGATTATATATTTTTAATTTTGAAAAATTGGATATAAATGTGGTAAAAATTGGTTTTTCAAACGCGGGGTTTTTACAGATTTCATCTCAACTATCCAATTTGCATACGGTCGGTATGCAAATTTTACAATGCTTCAAATTTCGATTGGGTTAAAATTGTACATCAATCGTTTTTAAGCACGAGACCTCGAGCGTGATCGGGATCTAGACCTTGAGCGACGCCGAGCTACGGCCACTGGTCTTGGACCGGACCTAGACGAACGCCTTGGGCGACCAGGTCTGCGACGTTTAGATCCAGCAGGGGATGGGCTCCGAGCACGGCTACTTCGTCGAGCCGGTGATGCGCTACGTGAACGTGAGCGACTACGTCTTCGGGCGTTTACCATGATTGTTGTTAATTTTCCTTGTAGATTGTAACTGTTGTATGTTACTATATTACTATGGAAATAATTGTATACAATGTGAGCGCCGATTGATTGTTCTAATGCATAAAATAAATATGATGGCTCGAAATACGAATTGATGGTTAGTGTACCTCGTTGTTGTATGCTAACTTTAACGTGTTGATACGTTGCGGCAGGTAACCAATGATGGAGCGTGGAAATTATTTGCACTTTCAATGGGCCAAAGATGCAACTATTCAAATACCGCAAAGCTATTATATCTAACTCGCTACAACAAACCAAATATTTATCATGCGACACATCGTTATGGGTATGTATATGTTTATTCAATTTAGAACAATCAAAATCAATAAGCCTCTCGCGATTGAAATCGTATGCGATTGCGGTACCACCGATTACAAGTTTGGTCTCAAAATCACGAGGTATAATTTCATATTCCTCTAATATATAGTCATGGATAGAGTTGACGAATTCGCTAATATTTCCAATTGAAACGTTCATCGCAAATATGGATTTGGGGGACCCGTTGAGTTTTTTGGGTTTTGGCAGGTTCGTCTTTTATACAAAAATACACACACACCCTTTATCATATATATATGTACATATGTATATTAATTTATATGCGCATATGTTTTTGATAGCAAGTATAATACCACTTTCATATGTTTATACTTGAATAATAAAACCTATTTAAAAAACAATATAATCTGGCAGCTCAAATGATTCGCCATCAAAAGACGATATGAACGATATTAAAAGTATGCTGAAAGAGGTTCTAAAACAAAAAATTAAACCTCGTCGTAAATATAAAAAGTTGAACGATGGTGATTCTGAAAGTTCCGATCATGAAGAACAAAATACGAAGATAGCAATCAAGAATGGCAATCAACGCAAAATTCACAATATGGATTCAAAAATACAAACTGTAAGTTACCCTACCCTCAAAAAAATATATACATTTGTGCGCATTCAAAGCGTATATGTTTTTAGACTTTTGCGGTTTTTACCATTGCAGACCAAAAATAATATAATTCCAGAATATCGCACATCCCAGCAAAATTACACGCAATTCGTTGAAAAGAGCTCGATATAATCCTATAAAGAGACCATCAATCGTGTCAATAGTAACACCAGCTGAACCAAAATCGTCCACCAATTTTGATGATCAACAGAAATTGCAAACAACAACGGCGGCAGCAGTAGCAACGACAACATTGCCACCGATTTGTAATATTAATACCACAAATACAGCCGATAAGAACTTACGCAAAATTGTTCGTAATAATTCCGATGATGATTATACTGGTATTAGGTACGACAATAGTGTTAATACCTTTTCCAACAATTATTATAACAACGATGCACTCATTCTTGAAAATGATATAACAAATGAGATTGATGACGATGATGCATTTGTGGGTGGTAGTGGTGGTAGCGGATACAATAGTTCTGAATTTCAAACATCAGTATCTAAACAACGAGGTATCAAAAGATATACTTACAATAATGAGAATCAACATCAAAATGAGATAGTTGTTAAAAAATCGCGTGATATGAAATGCATTAATGATGATAGTTGTAATGTTGGTTGTTATAATAATGATAATAATTCTGGAATTATGAATGGGGTTTGTTCGTCTATAACAAAAACTAGGACCATAACGGACAAAAATGATCCAAAGCAGTCAATTGAAGAAACAGTGACCACACGCCGTTGTTTGACTAGACGTTTACTCAGCAAATCCAAAAATATTATGCGAAAGACTAAACGTCCAATAATAAGTATGGTTAGTGGTCTTGGTATATATATGCTAACCAATTCATATAGCGACTTTTTGCGCACTTGTTTGCCGACATCATCAACAACCATTTTATCACAGATCGCATTCACTGTAATAAACGCTTTCAATAAATAACTATTAAACATGTCTAAATATTAATTATCTCGAAAATATATATATACTCACACCATTTTACCAGAATTTATTCAATTAAAATGCATATTTTTTTTTATTTTTTTTATTTATTTATAATTGAATTATACAATATTTGACAACCAATTAGTAGTTAATTTTACATGTGCAATTCCTTCAATAAAATTGGAACTAGTGCCAAAATCGGATGATTTATTCATAGACTGCATCGCTCGACTGCCTTCATTAATAAATATTTGACCAGTGTTGAATTTTCCTAAAGCAACTTTGGGACGTTCGCCGCTACATGATATTAATGGACCATGAGTGCTTTTAGGCATATTTGATAGATTGTTAGTTTTTAAAAACATCAAACCGTAAGTCATAAAAATTGTCATCATTCGAATATCTTGATAGCTGTGTGGATCAAAAATGTTTCGATTTAATGCATAACACCACATAAACTTTGTATAATTACTAAGAAAAAGTAATGGGTTATAGAGAAACGCTGGTAACTCGGAACAAAATATTAAATCGGCATCGTATATCGTCTCCAAGGTATGTAAAAAGTTATGCATATTACCAATATTCTTTGAACCATATGCCTCGTATACACGATCGCATACTGACAAAATATTATAATCCATTAATTTTGTTGGCATCGATGGGTAATTGGTAAAGAATCGAACCCAAGTCATTGTTGGATGGGTGTATGCCAAATCAATTTTGGTTATTGGTCGAATTCGATCAATTTGGAATTTGTGTTCTTGATGATTTTTGATGTGTTTAACGTCGAGCGATTGTTGTATCTTTGATGCAGACTCTTCACTAACTAAATCGATACCCACGGAACGAGGTGTTGGTCCCATAAAATCGCTTTGACATTTAATAAGTTTCCAGATAATTTTGCGCGCGTCGGGTTTCTTTATCAGCTCGATTGCTTTATATAATGGTATACTCTTATTTAGCAGCAAAAATTGTGCAATTGCACGAGCAGCCAAACGTATAGTATCATCAGACATCACTTGGAGTATATGTAATTCTAGGCATTTTATATCCTCGTCCAGAAGTTGCCCGGTATTCGATAGATTTGTAGATTCCATTGTGGATAATCACGCATAAAGATTCAATTTCAACAAATCTAGAATCTTCCGATATTATTAAATGTTGAGCAAAATGTTTGTGCAAATCCAAACTAATCAAATATGTGATAAATTCGTTGCAATTAACAGAATGTATAATGAAATCATCCACAATTATATAATTTGTAATAGACGTCATGCTCAATCGGCTGACCCCACAAGACTAAACTCGATTCAAAAAAAATGCACAATTTTTATCTTGATACAAGCACATATATACATTTATATATATACTTGTTTTTTTTATTTACAAATATTTAAACTACAAAATATCTTCAGGGTCAATAGTAAAATTGTCATCGTTAACAATCAACAAATTGTCTTCAAGTGTAGTTAAACTCTTTGGGTTTGCATTGATAGTTGGTGTTATTTTAGATATTTTTCCATAATATTCGTCATCATCTTCAATATCTCCTTCATCATCTTCGTTGTAGTCGTTGTAATCATCATATTCTTCGTTTTCAACATCGCTCATGATAACGTGGCTAGTTGTTTCGTTTGATTTTGGTGAGTTTTTTACAATTTGAATCTCTTTGAGATTGTCATCAGTTTTGGATTTATTATTCTCATCATAATGCTCAACATGAGAACCACAATTGTCAACACCACCCTCGTTATCATCAACAAGAGAAATGAAACCATTGAAATCTGGTGCACCAGCATTAAATTTTGTAACATCTAAATGCTCAGAATTACATTTCACAACTGACATATCATCATCTTCTTTACCATCACCATCTTCACGAATATCATCCAGTCTAATGATAACATTCTCAATAATTTCTATAGGTTCTTGATTTTTACGAAGCGTTGCTGCTGTTTCTAATGTTGATACTGAAGCTGTTGTTTGCAATAATTCATCTAGAAGAGCCTTTGTTTGGTCATTTTCGATCATTGCATTTGAATTTTGATTCAAAGTTTCAATTGTGGGTTCGACATTAAAATTTTTACGATATATCTGGCTAGAGTGTGCTGAAATGGAAGATCGTCGCGACGATACAGTCGATGATGATATAGACGAGCTAGCGCTATCCAACCGTTGTCGAGATGGGCTACGTTTATGTTTTGTTGGATAATGGCCGTCAACTAATGACGTTTTTGAATTTAGACGTTTGAGTTGTTTTATCTTATTAACGCTTGACGTAGATTTCATCGAACGTGTTGTTTCAACAGACTTGGATCTGTCTAATTCAACACGTCCATCGAATTGACTGGTGAAGGCTCTTGGTGGCGTGATATTTAAATGTTCCAAATTATTGCCTTCATCACGAACAACTTTAATATTCCCAATTTTTGCATTTTCCAGATGAGTTGAATCCGCAACTGTAGTGTTTTTATTCTCTGTTTCAGTTTTTGAATTTAAGTTATTTAAATCAGTAGCAAATGTCTCAATAGAAGTACCAAGCATGCTTAGAGCAATATTCTTAATGACAATAAGAACAATATTCACAGGTAAATCTTGGTCTTTATTTAATAAATACGCTAATTCATCTTCCTCTATGCGAACTTGAATATGCTCTGGGCGAATATAATTATGCAAGTTTGGGAATTTTGTCACCGCAAATTGAATGCCAGCACGAGTCACAAATTTAGATATCAAAATAGGAATTTTTCTAATAGAAAGTGTGTTATTGCGATTTATTAAATTTCGCAAAGTTTCTGTATCGGTATTATCCAAATCTACATGTTTTAATATTGCAGATTTTGAACATTGTTCATATAGTGCTGCTTTAAGAAACGCGTCCGAAGAATTCATATTAAATATATATATATATTATGGATGACGCAACACCTAAAGTGCGAAAAGTGAATGTATTTGCAATAATCTTTACACTTTTGCTATGTATATTAGTGATATATGTAATATATATACTATTATACTATTCTTTCGATGATGATATAAAAATCAAGAACGAGCGTACTGCCGTCCAACTATCAAAAAGCAAACTAGAATCCCTTATAAATGGATCCGGTATCAATAATATACCAAATCTAAATATTGTCACAACAAATCCAGAAATAAACAAATCTTCAGATTGCTCGAAAGGACCAGTATATATTGGAAAAACGGGCACAACTCAAAGTTGTATACAAACATGTAGCAATGCATCAGCCACAGTTTTAAATGTACGCGAAAATGAGAATTATATTTACGAACAGTCGACTTTATCAGTTGGCGCTTATTGTTTAATTGGTCCTCGTCCAAATTGCAATATGAATACATCACACGCTATTATGACAATAAATTCGGTAATTTGTCGCCCAAAATTTCCTGAATTAGTTGGCGGACCATTGGGTAACAAAATTGTAGCGTGCAATAACCGAGAAATAAATGATCCACAAAACATATTATGGGATTACAAATATAATGAAAAATTCAACCCAATCACCACAATCATTTCTAGCGTAGATGAGGTTTTACCCGATGGTGAATACAGATTTCAATGTCGGTTTAATGGTGTTGATACAACCAAGAATCAATTTATACCTCATCCATACAACCGTTTGCATCCGATTCGAAATTATTGTGCATCTAGTATCGTAGCAGCACATCCAGATGTTAAAACCGTATTCGATACAACCACCAATACATATAAATGTGATTGTGGTGATCACGATGAGACACGTGTCAAAAATATCGATCCTAATGATCCGACGTCACTATGTTCAAATGTCTCGTACGAAATCAAAGTTGATGTTTTTAATAGAAAAATTATGACATTGCCATACCGGTGTTTCAATTTATTTTCACCAATTTCAGATGTCGGCAAATACTTACCATGCCCCGTTGAACAATTCACTAGAGACGGTACTCAATATACGAATACCGTCATACCGTTTTCTACAAACATCGATGCACCCATCGAACACCCACAATATTCTAAATTTCGTGGTAAAGATACAATAGTTTATGTTGAATCTAGTGGTAAAATTCTTGAAAGAGTCGATTAAATGGGTATATAAAAATATTTATTAATTTTTTTGATAATATACATTATATATTTATTTTACAAAATTTCATCAGAACCATAAACAACATCTTCAATGATTACACAATCATCGTCGGTATAACGAGTATTCATGGTGAATTTTGGTAATTGTTCCGTCAATTTGAATTTTTTAGCAGTCGGATCTCGATTCTTTGCTCTGGCTCGTGTAGTTTTACCCAAATCCAAAACGTTAAATGTTCCATGGTATTTTTTAAAATTTTCAACTGCTTCATCCAAATCGATCGATTTAGCCCAAAACATCAAATCTTTTTTAACAAAACTTGATTCCTGACAACGCATCGCGTAAATATAATGCCTACTAACGATGGCCATATCGGGTCTGGGTATGCGCATTTCGGACATTACACCTTTAGCAATGTAATCACGATACATATCAATAGCGATAGCTAAATCGCTTGGTCTATATGTATCTAGACTACGTACACCAGTTTCAGCATTGTATACCATAGCTTGACGAGCATTGTTTGTTGTAACACAAGTATAACGTTTAATCATACCACCAATGCGCAAACCTAAAACTTGGAAACATGCCGCAATTTGATTAATATCGGTCAAGGTGTTTATATATTCTCGATCTTCTTTGTCAGCTGTAAGTACTCCATTAATCATACTGTTCGTTAGCAAATTACCTGTAAAATCGGTGCCACACAATGCAATGAATGTGCGAAACGATTCTTTGGTATAAATAATGCGTTCAGCGATGAAATCAAAACCTATTGCTGTTGTATCAGAACGTCCACAGTTTATCCATAGGCAGGAATCAAGAATGTCCAAATTGTTAGTGTATTCCAAATTTGTATCGTCCACATGTTTCTTTTGCAAGTCTTGCAATCGTTGTATATGAGCTTCTTTCGACATATAATTAAATTTATTCGTTTTACTTGTGGGTTTATGACCATAACAAATTGAAATCATATCACTGTCGTTAGTGAGAAAAACGTTCAATGGTGAATTACAATCTCGCTGCAAATACATTTGTAATTCCGATTCACCTTGTGGCAATTCGACAACAGTTAATCCATGATTTATACAACAAGATTTGAAAACGTTGCGAATCAAAGTAGCGTCGTAGGGTATATCACCGCGACAGGTTTCTTTGTTAGCAACACGTTCGCCATCCATAAAAACCAATATTTCGGTTGGTATACGGCCAAGCAATCCAATTATAGTGACCATAAAATTATTAAGATAATTATATGATGTACGACCGATAACCTCTTCAGCGTCTCGTCTAGTTAAATTGCTTTCAACCATCCCTTTATAACGCATTAATTCGCCATCAACATAAAGTTTGTAACTGTCAGGTCGACGATTGTAAATTCCTGACTTGATAGCTGTCAGGATCGAGCTTGCTCCTGTTTTGATACCCATTTTTTTATAAAATTTATACGTTTTTATTACTTTTTAAATTATCAATCTAGTTACATGTCCTGTATTAAGACTGAGCTATTTTGTTTTACGCTAGACGTTTTATATTTAAAGATCCAAAGCCAACAAAACACTAAAACAATAATAAATTAAAATATTATATTCATAGATATATAGAGAAGAATCGAATATTTTTATATCTAAGAAGAATTACCTACCCGGTGGAAAACCGTAATATGTACGTATAAAAAAAACTTGGAACATCAACACATACACTTTTTTTATTCCATAATTCCTAATTTAAATTTTAATATAGTATCAAACGTGTGCATTTGGAAATCATGAGTTCGTTCTTCTCATGCCAAAACCAATACAATAGCGGTAACGCCGATCAACGACGTTGCGCTTTCGAAGGTGTTAGCCCATGTAGAGATCATGTATCGCATCTAATATGCAACGCACATTCACGACTCTTTGGGCTAATACATCAACCAGCTAACTATTGTACTGATTCTGGTGATGTTTGGTCAAAAATAAATTTATACGCAACATCGCAAAACAGTCTAAATATCCCTTTATTTATGGATAATACATCAAAAGTTTTAATGAGTGAAATTAAAAACTTTACCATGAATGTATGCAATAGAGTACCGAGTATCAAAGTTGATGTCCTACAAGACAGAATTGCATATTTGTTGGGTGTTAATATGTATGGCAATATCCCGGATTGCAATCAATCTTGGCTATCGGAACCAAACTCAGCATTGATTGTACGTAGCCGCAACGAGGATGTGCAATATTATAACAATCTACCACAATTGCATCGAATTTTATTGTTTTACGCAAACGCATCGAATATTCGCAACGCTAATTCTGGCAGCACGATTTATTTGATACCCAATTTGTCATTAACTTATAATGCTTCTAGCGATACGTTTGCGTTTGTTGTACCTAACAAAAAGATTTTATTGAAATATACAGATTTGCCAAATTGCATCGCAACGCCAATCGTATTGGACGGTCGTCGTGAAATTGTTAGTAACACCAACGATCAAACTTTCAGACCTATCCATAGGCCAATTATTTGTAATTTCTAAAAAAAATGAATATACACATACATAAATAACATATAAATTAAACATTTTATTCTCTGAAATTTTAATATAAGACTAATAAAAAATATAAATTTTTTTTGCACATAAATCATCGCCATACACACCACACCCATTAATATTTGTCCGAACCATATAATATAATGGGCAACAGCATTATCGAAGGAGGATGCGAAGAGATAAACATTTTTTTTATACCGTTGTATATACAGTAATCAACATTGCAAATATCCAATGTGTATGTGATTACACACAGAACTACACTTTGGAAAAATAACATCGAACGTAATATAATCAACAAAGAACTAAATTGTATTGTACAGATAGATATTTTGAATAAAATAATATATACCCATAGGTACATCTAAACACAAAAAAATTTGCAACATGACTTCGACAACCGTTAACGATACCATCAGCAGCACTATGCCCAACTTTGGTGAACATAGTCATTTGGATCGGCATAATTTCAATACTGAAGTCAACAAAACATCGATTGTTGTATCATTTCACACATATTATTCGGAAAAAACTCCAGTATATTACGAACTATTGCCATTCGTACAAATGTTGAAATTTGTTAAAGATCGAGACATTATCAATTCAATCCCTCGTGGTTGGATTAAACGATGTGAAGATTTCCATGATGAAAAATTGGTTAAAGCTCAGATTTTACCAGAAACTCTGTTTGGCGAATTCAGTGCAGTACATTTCATTATAACTTCAAGCGATAGTAAGATTCGTTTAGAATTCATCGAGAAATTATCAGAATTATGTTTCCGTAAAATTGATAGTACACGTATGCAACGGATTCATCATAAGAATCGACTGCTTTCAGAAGAAGTAGTTTTATTGCGAAGTCGTCAAGAGAAACATTCTTCCGTTTTGGATGTAATTCGTGAAACATTGAAAATAATTTCCGAACATCATATCGAACTCGAAAAAGTAATTAAGAAGATATACGATAAAATCTAAACAAAAAAAACGATGGGTTTACAAAAAATATATGCACCATGCACTTTATACAAAATGAATGCAATGATAACAAGCACAAAAAAACGTTTGAATCTCTATACGAAAAAAAAATACAACTAATCAATTTAATTGTTTATATATATATATATATATATATATATATATATATATATAATTATATTACTATATGCTTTTACACAAAAACACAAACATACTTACCCTTAAAAATTCGCATATATATATATGTATAATATTGCTTTTTTTTTCAATATAAATAGTGGGCTACTAGACAATATGCTATGTAGATTACTTTGAATCGCATAACTTGACACTTCGCGCCTTAAATAGAATATAAACTATGGATTCGTATGGTGAAGTTAATAAACGTGCAATAACTGATATTTTGCAAATTGCACAATTTGATGGCATTACACTGGAATCTGAAAACTCTAATAGCATTGAAGATATTTGCAATCCTAAATATTTGGAATACGAACACCAAAAACTCTATCCAGCGAATGTGAAATTTCTACAAACATATAAACATTGGGGAGACCATTTGTCGTGTGCATGGTCGATTTATGAAAATGAACCAACGGCCGATCGTAGCAAATTTAATACAGCACCGAAGAAATTTCAAGACATAGTTCTTTGCAATATAGCGTGTATTATGATTGGTGATTCAATTGTGTTGGACTGCATAGCTCGTGATATCAATGAAAATATTACAAGTATTGAACTATTGGCTATGTTTGCAGATCAAACATCCCGTGAATATGTCCACAAAGCGATGTATTCAAAAATGCTAGAAGTATCTGATCAATCTGACAAATACAGGAGTATCGAATTTCGTGATAAATACATGAGTCGTTTTGCTGAAATTGCTAAAAAATATAAATCTTCAGACATTCGCATACAAATGTTCTTTATAATGATGTGTGAGAATATATTGTTCGCACCCATGTTCCAAACAATTTGTTATTTGGCATCTTTGAGTTATGCACCGAAATTGTGCGATCTAAATTTACTAGTGATGCGAGACGAGTATTTACATTACAAAAATGCTAGACACCAATCTGCAAACTTTAAACATAAAATTGATATTAATTTGGCTAGAACTATATTAGATGAATTTTCCTCTGCCACTTTGGATTTGTGTGCGCAAATTATTGGAGATTATACTGACGATAAATACAATTTTCAACATGTATATGACCATTTTATGCATGTCGTACACGGTTTTAAATCTGAAAATGCTTTATATTTAACATACGATGAATTTATTAAAAACGATCGTATGTATTCAAAAAGTCCTGCAAGTGTTTATATGAATATGCCAAAATACGAATCTAAAATTAATCATATGGAAAGTAATAACACGATATATATGGTCGCTGGTAATAATGAAAGTGTTGATATGAATTTCTAACAATTGTACATATGTATATATATATATATATATATATATATATATATATATCAATATTTTATCAATAAAGATGATTTGAAATAAAATACGAACAGTCTTTTTATTTAGTATATTATATATATTTATGGGTGTATATACAATTTTAATATAAAAGTGTATATGTATTGGTATCATACAATTTGCTATAAAAACGGTCTTCTGAGATATAAAGTAGAAATAATTTTTTGGATCGTGATCCAAATAATACTTTGAGATTTTTCCCCTATTATATTATTGGATTTTGCAAACCTCAATTTGGATATGAAGCGCGTGTGTTTTGTGCGCATTATTTGTTTCAAGCAAACCGATTAAAGTTATATAGTTAATCAAGTATAAGTAGTTTGCTTTGCTCTGCTTTGACTTTTTAACAACAACTCGTGTGTTCATCCAAGACGTCGACCAGCTAACTAGCACATAAAACGCCCGACTAAAATATTTGGAAATTATAGTTGGACGATACCAAAAAAAAGAGATTGGACGCATATGCGTGTGTATAGACCTACAATGAAGAGACTCTGCATTTTGGTTTTTATTATTATCACGTTGCGACACTCGTTCTGTCTTGGCAACACCTTACCAAATGATTTACCTAATAATCATGGTATCGCTTCGAAAGACCATACACAGATGAAAGAAGCAGTAAAGGCGATTTCACAATTGTGTAATAATATACATTGTGTGTCGACAGAATGTTTTGCTCGTATACCATACAATAGAATGTCGGCGTGTATGCAAAAAGTTCTTCATGAAAACTCTAAATTGGCATATGCTGACACTGATATTGAACAAGTTGTAAACGAATTTAAAGAGAAACATGCAAAACGTGAACCTCATCATCAGGTAGCCAATGCTGAAAAAAGATCGCATGTGAAATTTGAACGAATGCCAGAAACAATTGAATCGCAACCAAGAACCAATAACAATGAAACATCGCTGCTACCCATAATCACGAATTCTACTAAGGTATCATTATTAACAAAACCATCTCAATCATCACACTTGCCATCACAAACAACACAATCTTTAGAAAAAACAACACATATACAAAACCCCACATCAACAACAATAACAACAACAACAACCATAAAGACAACGACAAAGACACCACCAACATCAGACCTTGTAACGACACCGACAACAGCAACAACAAAAAACCATACAAAAACACATAAAATTAAAGCACGAAAAGGTGTAGAATTTGTAGTAAATGACACACCATTAGTACAAAATCCCACAACACAAATTGTAATTACGCCTACAAAAAAACATCGCAGTAAATCGGGCAAAAATGTAGAATCGATAGACCGTAGTACATCGACATTGTCAAATCCGAGTTCGGAACCAATAAAAGCTAAAGAATCTTTGGTCGAGACTATACCCGTTCAAAATAATGCGCAGACGTCAAAATCTTTAACATTGCCAACAAGCGTAACATCAATTTCGAATATAAAAAGTGATGTTACGAAAACGTTGATAAATGTAAAATTAACAAATTTATCATCTGTTAATCAAAATTCTAAATCACAAACATCCCCTAACGAATCAACGGTTTCGAATTCAAATATTGCAAAAAATGAAAGCTCATCGAAACCTTTGATAGAACTTATACCAAAAACAACCCTCTCGAATAAACCACTAATCACATCGACTACTCGTAAACCAACTAAAACGTTCGAATCTCAAATTATAACATCAACGACTGCCACCATACCAACATCAACCAAAACCACAATTATACCAAAAACATCCAATATAGTATCAAATTCTTTGCCAATAAGATTGAGATCTGAAAAAATAGCAACAACAGTTTCAAAAGTTGAATTAACAAAAAACTCAAAAGTCGAATTAAAAACACCTTCGAACATTGAACCGAAAACACCTTCAACCGTTGAATCAAAAATATCAAAAATTTTATTAAAAACACCTTCGAACATTGAACCAAAAATACCTTCAAAAGTTGAATCAAAAACATTTTCAAACGTTGAACCAAAAGTACCTTCAAAAGTCGAACCAAGAATCTCAAATATTATAGTAAAAACACATTCAAAAGTCGAACCAAAAACATTTTCAAACGTTGAACCAAAAGTACCTTCAAAAGTCGAACCAAAAATCTCAAATATTATAGTAAAAACACCTTCAAAAGTTGAACCAAAAATCTCAAATATTATAGTAAAAACACCTTCGAACGTTTTACCCCCAAGTACAAGTGTTCGACCCATAATAATGGCTTCACCAATTTACGATGTTCCAAAACCAATCGGCGGTGTTATAACAAAACCAAATTATCCAATTTATGATGTACCCAAACCGAACCCAAGTTTCGTAGTAAAAAAACCAATTATTCATACATTACCATTCCAACCAATTTCACAAAAACCACCAATCGCAATAAAACCTAAAATCTCAAATACAGACTCAGAAAAATCTATAACAATACTTAAATCTACCACAACTGCGAATCAACGCGCTGCAATTGTAAATGTTGAAACATCTTCAACTAATCCAATAAAAACTTCAACAAATGCAAATGTAATGAATGTTATTAAACCAACAATTCATAATAATAAGAAATCGACCGTAATGACATCGCCATTAAAACTTGAAAATGAAATACTAAAGATTCAACCAAACAAAATTATAACAACTACATTGAAACCAACACCAACAAAGCCGACAAATATAATTACGTTGAAAACGACATCGACATCTGAGAAACCGACAGAGACTACGACGAAACTGACATTAATAAAAAAGATAAATACAAATACGGTGACTGCAACTAGACCAACTACAACACCGGAAACGACGACCAAAATTATGGAGACTACGGTGAAACCGACAATTAAAACGTCAATTATTGATCGAAAACAATTTACAATGCCAACAATTATAGAACAACCAACAACATCACCAAAACCATTTAACGCAATTACACAAAACATAACAAAGAGACCACAAATGTCATCTTGGCCACAACAAAAAATCAAAAACGACAATCAATTAGAATTGATTGATCGTCAAAATACAAAGCTTTCGTTCAACACTCTACAAAATCCAATTAATACGAATATTATTGATAAATTCGAACACATTATTTCACAGACTTCACAACAACGAAATAACAAACAAGATGCCAATGATGCAAACACCAGAAACTCGACTATCCCTAATCGGAAACGACCGTTGACTATTACAACACCATCATCACAAACCCCAAAACCATTAATTTCCTTCTCATATTTACCATTTCCTCCTGAAAATGTGGTTCAATATTTACCAGAGCATCCAATTGAACAAAAACGTCAAATGCCGTCAAAAGATCGCGAATCTCATCCTGAGAGGTTTGTAGAAACTAAAACAAATAACTTACCGCCGCGAAATATCGCAAATCGTCAGCATGATATCGATCCCGAATATAATTATTATATCACCCCGAAAACACAACATCGTTTTGATATTGCTCGTCCGACAGTTGTAAGCATTTTTCCCCCCTAAAAAAATATTAAATCGTTGCAAATATCACTCGCTATAAATATGATATACACATATATTCATTCATAATAATAACAATAATAATATAATAACTATCGTTTTTTATATTATAGTCGCCAAATGATCAACCACCAAGGTATCGAGCACCAGAATTATCACCACTTTTTCCGCCACCATCGAATTATCGCAATCTTAGTCCTGATAATATTGATAAATATAATTATTTTGATGTTTCAATTGATCACAAGCCAGTGCCGTCAGTTGACGCTGTCAAGAATCCAAAAGAAGGAACTAACAATGTTGCTGCCAATAACGACAACGCCGACAATGAAAGCAAACGAATTTTCAACATCGACGAATTACTCCAAACATCTGATGATAAAACTGGAATATTAAAACGCATCGAAAAATATTTCGAACAATCATCATATGCTATTGCTGCGTTCTTACTAGCTGTTAAAATGTTTGCAATTTATAGATATAAAACTTGGATTCGTACAAAATGTTGTTGTTGCCTTGTATCGTGTCGAGCACGTAAAATCCATAAAGATGCTCGCTTCCAAAAAATCCCGAAACATGATATTAATAGTATCGAATTGACTCAATTTAACGTCGATGACCATCATACTAAAAGGCCATTATTATAAATTCTTGTTAACAACAAAAAAAGCATATTTCTAGCAATAAGGTTTATAATCAAGGGGAAAATATAGCATTGAATTATTGTATTAAGTTTTGATTTTATCTCATTTACAATTTTTGAATAAACGAATTATATGCATATATATATATATTGTTATTGAAAAATGCAACATTTATACTCGAACGAAAAAAATACTTACTTAGTTTTTTTAAGATTTTTATTATACCTATATTGTGAATTTTGAACAAAAAAAATAAACATTTTTTCAATAGTTAACCAAAAAAAACAACTTTAATTTGTATTTTTTCATTAATTTTTAAATTGATGTTAATGCTATTAACATTACCATCATGTTTCTTGCAATATTTCACATCGACTTTCGCTACAATATTCAGCAACATATTTAAGCATTCGACCATCGAGACATATTAGTTTGTATTCATAAGCAACTTGCAAAATATCATCGAGACGTCCTGGGACATTTGCGACATGCGTATATTTTTGCTCGTACAAACGTTGAAATTCTCTTGATAGCGATTCTATGGTATCGCCATTTTTATATGTTTTTAATTTATACGAATCATTTGGTTTATTAGGCATGATTCTCGGTTGAGGCTTAGGTATATAACTCGATATAAAATAAGTTTCAAGTCGAGGCATCGTAAATAATAAAAAAACACTCAAGTTTTGCGAGAATAACTATATTTATTGAATATATATATGCGATTATCAGTTACAAAAGTATATTATCAAATACATCATCATTGTTGTTAGAATTATTAGAAACAGGATTAGTGTTAGCAATAATATTACTGCCAATATTAAAATCGCAAGATCCCAAGGTACCATCTATTGCGTTGTCACCGCGTGAAGCTATTACAATATCGTCGATTTCGTCGCTGTTGCCACCGTCGTTGTCGGCACTACCAATAGCATCGACAGCAGAATCGTAATTAAAATTTGGTTCGAAAGACAGCTGTTCGTGGGATAGAAAATCTACAGTATCTTGTTCCGGATAATATACTCGGTATGCAGCAAATCCCAAATATTTAACAAACATTCTCATCTCCGGAGTGGTTAAATCTGCGTCACGACCATCATCGTGCTGTGTGTCAGGTTCAATGTATCGTAAAGTTTTCAACATTAGTTTTTGTTCGTCCGACAATTCTTTGACAAAGCTTTCATCTGCCACGCTCTCTTTATATACGAAATCTGGAGTCATGCATTTGTCTTGCACAATGTACATATGTTTGTAGTATTTGAAAAGCAAGTCAAAGCTTTTTATAAAATCGATACCGGTTATAAGGTCTTCACATTCAATATTGCATTGATTAACCAAGTTGTCGTCAAATGATTTTTGATTACGGAATGCAATTCTAAATTTGAACGATGTCGATGGTGATATTTTACCAGTATCTCGGCAAATATAACCGGGCAAATCAATAGCCATATACCAATAGCGTATATATTTACGTTGATGGAATTTTTGTGGTGGATTGGTATGCGGCATTAATTCAGGCAACGGTATTTCAATTGAACCAGTCAAAGCATATCGACACTTGTTATAAATAAACTTTTCACTGGCAACTTTAAATTTTGCAGTAACATCGACCAACTCATTATTTGTATTATAATCAAGACGAGTAGCCACATTGGCCGATATAGCAGCATAATTCAGCATTTCACAACTATCGCTCTTATGCTTTGGGTCGCTGTGCAAAAACTCTGTAGATAATTTCTCGTCGTTGATGAATAAAGTTTGCACATTTTCAAAATAATAACGAACATTTTTCAAAATACGTGCATCGGAGCTTGAGAACGATACATTTGCACATCGAATATTTGCCGAATATTCAATTTCATTCAAATATCCAAGACTATAACCACTATATCCGTGCTCTCCAAAACTTTTCAACAAAATGGTTTCAATATTTGGTATTTGGTTGATGTATTCGATAGGAGCATTCTTGCATACTCGACGAAAATCCTTAAGTGGCGTCGATTCTGCGCACAAATTCAACAATGTACTCATTGCATCGCCTATAGAAAAGAGAGAAAAAAACAAATAAATACCTAGTATTGAAAAGTATATAATATTTTACACACACATACCGGCTTTCTCTTTAAGGTCAGTGTCCGATGAATCAACAGATGGTTGCACCAATGGAACATGTTCCATCTTTCGTCGAGTATATTGTTGCGACGAGTTGGTTGCAATATCGATGGTTACAACTTCGTTCATTTCCAACCACCAATCGTCCATAATATAGACTTTGGACGTGGTTATGGTGTTTGTGGTTTTCGTACTAACTGGCATTTTGTCTGATATCGTTATTCACTTTTTCTAGCAACTGGGCAACAATAGTTGTTGTAGTGCTAGCACTTTACAGCTTGAGAGTGCGATGGATTATGAGATCAAATATACAGCAACAAAGTCTATTTATATAAAAAACATATACATGTAAATTAAATATAGTATAATATAAAAATATATAGGAATATTAAGAAATATATCTACATATATATGTATATATATTATAAACCATCAATTTGAAAATATAATAATGGATGGAATATTAATCATTGTAATTCTCGTGCTGACAGTTATTTTACTTGTTGTATATTTTCTAAGCCGTATCTACGTAACAGACGATCCTAATAAAATTTTCGACGAAATTGTAAAAACACGACCCATCGTCTCATCATATTCGTTAGGCCGAACAAAACAGCCAGAAAATAACAATAAACGTGACGTTTTATATGAAAATGTTTATTTTGACAACGATGGTTCGGCAATCATTAAACACGAACAATATCCAACGGATTTCCAAGGCAAGCCAATTATATTACAACCACATGGTAATATAATTTATCATGATTCAAGAGACGGATTTAATATCTCTGGCCTAAATACAAAATTCAAATGCCCACCAAATTATAAAGGAAATAATTGTATATTAGAACCATTGTGTGGAAAAGAGACTAATATGACCAACAACATTTGGCCAAAATACAAATTACTATCATATTCACAATTTGTTGGTCTTGGTTTATATTTGAACGCAAATAAATTTCCAACAGCAAATGATAATCTCCGATCATTACCCGGTATCGAAGATTTCCATCCACGAATTCGAGTTCAATGTTTAAATGAATCAGGTGATTATCGCTTAGAGGTGTGCCCACAAGACAAACTGTTGGATTTCAATAATATACAATGCGTACCACACGATATATGCAGCGATAGGATCAATGGTTATAAGCATACAAACGAAATTGCCAGTAATAGTACACACATTTTGCAACCAAACGAATATTACATGTGTAAAAATAATAAAAGTGTATTGCAAACTTGCAGCACTGGTACGTTATTTAGTAATGAAATCAATGGATGTGTTACCCAAACGCCATGCTTTGGTCGTGGATCTGAGACTCTACCGATTAACAATACTCGATATTTGCAATGCATGCATGATCATGGAACAATAGTAGATTGTAAATATGGTATACAAGTCGATCAAATTGCTAGTTCAAACATAGATGGTTCACCTATAAATCGGATATCGTGTATAATTGAATCGTGTAAACCGCGTTTATTGACCGAATCAAATGACTTATACGCTTATAATACCGGAGAAATTACATGTATTAATGATGTAGCTATCACGAAAACATGTGATTCAACGACAACAGTTAAAACTTTTAAATTCTCATGGGCTGAAAACTTTGACGTTACACTACCAGAGTGGCCAAAACAAGTATATGATGTGAAAAGTCGACAATGTCGCCCACCCGATACTGATATTATAGTTGCAAAAAGTATACCAGTTCGTTGGTCCGATGCTATGCCAGAGGAACATCCGTTTAATATCGTAAAAGGCGAATATATATGCAACACAAAATATCGCTGGGATTATATGAACAAAAAACTTGTACCAGAATCAAAATCTAAAGATTTAATTTTCAATACTGCAACACCTTGTCAAAATAACCCAATAGACGATAATATTATAACGTATCCAACGTTAAAATACCCCCAAGATACACCAGCGTATATAATCATTACTGAACCAGCATATCTAGATTACACAAACGATCCAATATTAAATAATTTCCACTTTTGGCCATATTACAATGTTATAGATAAAACGTTTTTAACACATCGCGTTGATTATATTGATGATGATAACATCATGGCAGTTACTAAATCGGTATCTCAAACTATGCCTTTTGGTTTCATATTCCCAAATAATACAACGCCAACAGAATCAACAAACTTGCATTTGGCAGGCTATAGTGATTTTCAACCAGAAGCAAATGTGCAATACAATTTCATAGCTACTGGGTATCCAGACAGGGTTCGTCTTGCAGATATAATCAAGACTGAAGTTATTAAAATAAACATAGTCTCGTTTATAGATTCAAAGAATGAAAGCATGTTTACACTGGATTTTAGAAAAATGAAAAAAACCATAGAAGTCTTACCTGGTCTGTTTTTCAACAAGAAATTTATCCGCTTACCCGACAAACGACAGTTCAACACTGGTTACATGCTATTTCGTATAATTGGATCTCCAAACGCCACAACGACAACAAATCGTTTAATAATGGGCGATGGTTCGTTACTATCGATTGAGTATGATTATACCAAAACACCCATATTTACGTTTACTTGATACAAAAAACAACAACAACATATCCCCTCCCTAAAAAACATAATATATATTGTAATTTTTTTTAAATTACAACCTCAAAAAATAAATATCCAAGCAAACGTTAATCATCAAATAGTAGTAGTAGTAGTAGTAATAACAAACTTTTTTTTACCCATATCATCCAAAATACGTAAAAAATTATCAAATATGAATATTAACAATCATACCCAATTACATATAGTTGTAATTGCGATAATTTTAATATTAATACTCATCGTTATTGTTATTAAAAAACTCGACACCTCGAACATTGTTAGCGAATTGCAGCAACACGTTGAATTTCCTGGCACAAATCAAACTTTAGCAAAACGAGATTGTGACACTGAAACTATATACAGTATGGATGATAGCCAATGCATCGCAATTTGTCGCGAACCTGGCGTATTTATCAATCGCAATGGTATATGTGTCAATGTTCGAAATTTTGACAACACCTCGGTGGAAAATGAATGCAATCCCAAGAATGGTGTTATAGCATATTTGACTGGCGATACTCAAATGGGTAAAACAAACTTGTTATGTCTTAGTATAGATCCAGGTGTTCAACCTGACAACATTGATATGCCCAATACACTGTGTATGGATGGCGATTTAGATATAAATTATATAGAATCTTTCCCAAATTTAAGAAAATGTAAATGCCCTCAAGATAAAACTCTAACCATAATACCCGACACAAGCGCCATTCGAACGCGCGGTGTTTGCATAAAAAACCAACTGCTTCCAATTTTCCAATTGAATCGACTAATTTATACAAATGTATAATATATATATAATGTTATTTTTATTTACTTTTTTTTCAATATATATACAGTATAATACTAAAATCATTAGCGTTACCAACATAATCATCATAATCCCCCAGTAGTTGTAGATATCGAATCGTCGGTAATAGTATTATCATCATCATCGTCAAAACCACTACCACCAACGTTGTTAGCAGTAGTTTGCGAAGTTTTAAGAAACGATCCAATTGTCACATTTTGTCCTGTTCGTCGACGTTTTATACTTGAAAACGCTACTTCCGTTTTATGTTGACGACGCATTTCTTGATGCATTTCCATTTTTTTTACAATTGCATTAGCGTTGATCACATTTTTCGCAGCCATTCGGCGGTTTATAGATCCCCCGATATTTGTAATATGTGTGGCCTTTGAAAAAGTATTGTTTTTGTTTCGACTGACACCATCGGGTTTTTCCAATTTACATTTCAACATTTTATTTAGTTCATCAAGTAACCAATCAACATCACATATTTGATTTGCCTCATAACGATGGTAAACTTTAGCACAAAATTCAGTCGTTTCTAAATATTTCCCATGGCTAACATTGCGAATACAATATTTAGCGTTTTCAGTGACATTTTCCGGAGAGACACGTATATTCAATTTTGACTTGGCTTCAATATAATCGCGACTAGAGACATTTAAACCATATGCTTCATTTAAATTGCCTATTTGATTTAATATTGTGTTATGCCGTTTTTTATCATCCTCATATTTACACGAGTTTCGTTCGAATTGCTCTGGTAACAAATTGGCCATATCCGGATTATTTATCATAAATTCATGCAACCAGACGTTACGATCTTGGACATTTACACATGAAAGTGCCAATACAATATCGTGGTATTGTACAGCTTTACCAATTGTAATTAAATTCGGATCCAAGTCTTCTTCAGTAACAAGTTTTTTCAATAAACGAACACTGAAATGGTTGTTATTTACAAAATTTACAATAAGCTGTCGTAAATTGCGCCGACTAAGTGGATCTGGGTTCAATACGAATTGCAATGCATAATTGCTCAATATGTTTAAATTGTTATTGGGTGCCGTTGTTTGATTTTTATATATCGTCTGTATGGCAGTTACATCATAAAACATATAATTAACCATGGCAGTACGTACTTCATCAACACTCGGCACTCGATTATCGCAATATTGTGGGAAATTTATTATGGTAGAAATTAAATGCGATATTTGATTTTGTACAACAACTCGGGCGATCTGTGATGGATTGCGTACACGTGATAATGCCACATATAAACCTTGGTAGTTCGTTTTTGATAACATTAGATTCAAATCGTTAGTAATTGTACAACCCTGACATTTATGGATTGACATAAAATTTGCCGGATATATGGGATAATTGTATAAACGTCCAGATTCAACACCTTCCATCAAGTAATTCAAATGTTGTTCAAACATTGCTCCGCCAGTCGATGATGTTTTACCCAAAATCACAACTTTATCATTATCAAGCTTCATAGTGACCGTCTGCTCTTCGGCATTATATTCAAGTAATGTACCACAAGAACGATCCGAATGAGAATGAACATAATAACGTGCACCAACAACCAATGGTATATATGGCACGAAACGACCAACTACTTGTGATGATATTAATTCTACATTGCAGCCATTTTGAGTTTGATGCGTTTGAAGCATTGATATATAACGTTCCGTTTCTGGTAAATTTATAATGGTTGGAGTTTCAGTTGCCATTTTAAAGCGTTTACTATCCTTCGATCGAGATGCCGAAATGTTGAGTTCATAAAACGATGTTGGATACGCATTATTGCAAACCATAATGCTAAGAGCTTGAGCAAGTTCCTTGTGGGTAGCTGCTAAATGTATGCAATCATAACGTATTGGTTCAACAAGTTGATGCAAAAAGAATGCCGACACCATTGCAAAGGCGTACTCATCTAATGGAGCGTTCGATGAAAAACTTGCAAAAAAATTAATAATTTCATTATATTCGGGACTGCCGCATCGTTCGTTGATTGTCATTGTAAATTCACGCTGGGCAAACATGCGAGCCATTGAATACGACGATAGGGTTGTATGCGATGAATTGTGTATATTTTGCAATTGGTTGCGATCTCCGCAAATTATGGCACCAACTTTATAATACTCCAACAATATCAAAATTACCAACAGAAATGATTTGTTCATTACAGTATATTCATCCAGAAATAATATCGTACCTTCCACATCAGACATTTTAGAGAGTCGCAACATTGAGATAATTGTCAAAAAGAATTCATATGAATTCATACGCGACGATAATTGTTGATCCAGGGCTTTATATTGAAAGAATTGCAGGCTTAATAATTTCATAATATACTTGGCAACTGTGAATCGATGCGAATTGTAACGAAAAGCAGACAATAGATCATGCTTATAAATTACTGTATTAATCATACGATTCTGATTATAAGCAATCGTTTTCAAAACAAACGATTTACCACAGCCTGGCCCAGCCTGTATGACAATAATATCCGATGGTCTAGTCAATACATGATTATAAATTGTTAACTGTTGACTATTCAAATCCGAGACTTTGTGTTTTGCCAAATCCGCCATATGCTCTTCTCTATCGTATGGTTCACAATCTCCCAATACCAAATTACTACCAGTTCTTGGCCATATGGGATCCAAACAGATTGCATCCGCGTCCAAATTCCAATCCAAATTGTGAAATTTTTTAATATTACGACCAACACGCTGGATAGTTCGTCGTATGTCAATGGTCCATTCATTGGGATCGTTGTCTATACAATATGGATCTTCGGACATCTTTTCAATTGAATGTGTGTACTTGTTTATTTGTTGAACAACGAACGGGCAAACTATTACTTGTGGTGTTTGATATTAAAGTATATATATATAAATCTCGTATATATGTAAATAAAATCAACGTATATTATACTTCAGCTTTGAACTGGGGGAAAAGAAAAGAATGAGAAAAAAAATAAACAAATATATATATATATGCAATATGGGGGTTTTTTTAAATAAAACCACTAAATATAAAAAAGAACTTAATACATGTGTTTATATTTATATATATGGATAGAAACGGAATATATATATATATGTTCAAGTTGTCAATGTCGACACTCTTTTATTATGATTATTATGATTGATTATTAAACATTTGATTGGCAAATGTCCGATAGAATTGTTTTGTAAATCCATTCTTTGTATGGTCCGACATTGGTAAAAGCGAAATTTTGATTTACTTCGCAATGTTCGAATATATTAACCATGGCAATGCCAACTTGAACAAATGTTCCATGATAAAACACATAAACGGGACCACCTTCGTCGCCCAAACATGGGCTACCTGGGTTCGCTCTAGCACATAGTGTCGACTCGGTTTTATTATATTCATCACATTCAGACATTTTTCTAAGTTTTGCGGATGAATACTTCAAAACTTGATTATTTGGACCAAGATTGATATCACCATAACCAAGAATGTACAACGGCAATTCAAACATTGATTGTTCTGTGGTACTTTTACCAGCCAAAATCGCTGGTTGCAAATTCCGTGAATACTCGACGGTTTTAATACGCAACAAAGCTACATCGTATGCGTACGGGTAGTCTTTATTGTTGTATAGAGGATGGACTATCTTGCTAATTGCCTCAGAAACAACACGCCGATTGTCATTTATATTCACAACACCCATAATAAGGAAAATACTTCGATTTTCATTAGCGGCATCGAGACATGATGCTGAAGTAAGTACATGTTGTCGATCGATCAAAGAACCAGCACACCACGATACACGTTTGCCATTCTCACCAATGATGATTTCAACGAACGATGTTATTACACCAATTTGCACGACCTCACCATTATATATTCGCTCCTTCGACAATAAATGGTCTCTATGGTCATTATCGAGAATTTCATCCAATATACCATTTGAATGGTTCAATTTCAAATTAGGTATTGCGTCCAGATTGAAACCGTCATCGTTGTTGTTGTTGTTATTGATGTTATCTTCAAGACCAATATTCGATTTGAGACAAAACACCTTAGTTGTTCTTCCAAACAACAAAAGTAACATTGTCATCACAAGCGAACTTATAATTGGCAACATTTTGCGACTGGTAAAAAAATAGTCGTGTAGTAATAGAATGCGTGATTGTGTTGTTTGTTAATATAATATATATATCTACAAGTATTTTTACATTTCACATTTTCAAAGTTTTTTTTGTCTTTCCACTCCAGAACCTCATCTTTGAAAATATGTAAACTTTAAAAAAGGTTTGTCCCATTCTACTTACTTATTGTATATTGTTCTTTTTTTTGGTTGGCAATGGAAAATATATATATTGAGGTAGATTTTTTGTTTTTCCCTTCTCCAGAGGTTTTCACCTATGCGACTAACTTAAAATACTATCTATATGCGGTAAATAAAAAATTTTGTGTCTATGTTGTTATGGGAAATAATATGGGGTTTTTTCTTTCTTCGTTGCAAGTTTTTTTTTTGCTCGGATATGTGGTAACTCACATATACCTCATATATATATCAGCCATACATATATATATGACACATATTACTTGATACATGTATATATATTGTTATCAGTGATGTATGTGCATTTCTGATTTGGCTCGATTAAAAAAAGTAAGATGCATCTCATATTAGTTTTCAGTCTGTCACGAACCTTCGTACAGTAATGATGAAAGCCGGAATGTATTAATAATTATTATATTATATATATTATATATATATAATATAATAATATCTTATCTAATCACCGCCCACCTCCACTCAATTATAGGCTATAAATTATATCTTATCATGTAATTAATTCCAAGTAATCCCACCAATTTCCGAGTAAAATAAAATTTCAGCTCGAACTAAAATCGGTCCGACAAAAATTTTTGCAATTTGAAAATCTAGCAATTTCATTTTTTTATATGCCAGATCGACATTAGGGTAGCATTTTTATATGGGAATTTTCAATTTGTTGGAAACGAATACTTTTTGTACACTTCTTGAAATGTTGGCAAAAGTTGTTGTTTTCACGTATAAAATGTGATAAATATATGCAAGTCATTGTTTGTTTTCAAGAACCATAGAAACTTGTAGTTGAAACTTGAAAATTGAAAATGTTACCAAGATTGCAAATTTATATACAATTTCGACGTCGGAGCAAATACTTTTCACATTTTATTATTTTGTATAAATTTAAAGTTGTTTGTTTTCCTTTTGCATTAACCTCACACCCACTCTATAAAATGGGGTTACAAATAAACATACATGTGTGTGTATATATATTTATGGTTATTTGAGTGCTAATACTATTACTCCCCTCTATTAAATTTTTACACACTAGTCATAATCCGTTTTGATTAATTTGCTGGTTTTTATTTTCTGCTTGAATCGCTATTGTGTGTATATATATATTTAATTGGATGAAATAATTTTTTTTCCACACAAATGGTGTAAATGTTGGATTAAGAAAAAAAACACTCGAAATGTATAGAATTTTTTTATTTTTAACACCAAAATAGAATGATTGTTGGATATTTTTCTCAATGTTGTATATACAATGGATATATCAAATTATTTCATTTTATGGGTCTTTGTTGTGGTCGCATTGATTGTGGTATTCTCGATAGTGATATTCAATTCAGTGCGACGATCGAAGCAAATATTATTGGGCGAAAAACTTAAAGATCCATCGAAATCATCGTCTAATTTTACTACAAACAACAACAACAACAATCATAATAATAAATATACCATTGAGGACATTGAAAATGATCATTCCGATTCTGATGGTGAACATTTGATGCGTGATAATTCAGGTTTTGAGAATTATACATCTGATTTTGATTTCTTTGGACCAAAGAATGAAGTGACCAAGAATAATCCAGCATATTATCAGTTTACATATAGTAACGACTCAACTCATAATCCACAAAAGGAACGATTAAATAACGATTTTATAAACCATGAGTCTGTTACCATCGATAGTTCTGACTTTGATCATGATCGTGTCGACCAGCCTAATACCAATGGTCATGTTGCTAATGTCGACGGTCCCATTGGAGTACATCAGCATATGCATAAGCACAATGCTGTGGATAAACGAAAGAATCCCGAAGCAGGTGTGGTCGATCATCGGATCAACAATGATGATCCTAATAATGGGTCGATTTTGGTTTCTGATATTTTGGATATTGGTGGGCATAGTGGCGTACGACACACAAATCATGCTAGCACCAGCCTTGGTCATGTTGATAGCGTCACTAATAAAATACCGTCAAATGATAAAACCCCAGACGAAGGAGATCCTATGGAGGGATTGATGATCGATTTTGTTGTCGATTTTAATAATGGGCCATCAAGTGACTCGGAATCTGATCATAATCTCTTACCTACGAACATTTCAAAGCCAAGTGTACACGAATTGAATCAACAACCTGACGATGTAGGATTTTTTGATGACGAGTTCCAATTGAATAATGGTGATGGGTTTGAATAATAGACATTGTTTATATAAACACACACATATCATATAAATATATATATATATATATATATTACTTGTATATATGTATTTATAAAGATCTGGAACAGATAAATTGGAACGTATATTCCATACAACATTCAGAAAGCAACACGATCGCTTAAGTGAACAACTTGAATTCTAAAGTTTTTATTTTTTTAACGAAAGAGCTAAAATGTCAACAACGCCGCCGCCACCACCATCACCATCGACGCTGTCTCCAGTTTCCTCATCGCAGTTGTCTTGTCAGTCGTCACAAATGTCGTTGATGATGTCGCCGTTGTCATCAGAACCATTTGGTTTGGCACCATTGCTTAAGGAACATTTTAGTCGGAAATTGCCATATACTATCGTTGTTGAGGGCAATATTAGCAGTGGCAAATCGACATTTCTCAAATATCTGGAAAAGTATGAAGATACCATGGTCTTGATACCCGAACCCATTGAAAAATGGCGCAATGTTAATGGTGAAAATTTATTGGAAAACATGTACAATGATGCAGCTGCCTGGGGACCATCGTTTCAGTCATATGTACTCTTTACAATGATTCAATCGCATCTGCTTGATACTAATGGCGTTTGTAAAGTGATGGAACGTTCATGCCATAGTTCGTTTCATTGTTTCACCAAATACTTGTACGACAGGAAGTTCATTGAACCGGCAAAATATTCAATCTTAAAAACTTGGTACGATTTTAATAATTCAATCTTTAACTTGGATGTTCATTTGACGATTTATATTCGAACATCGCCTGAAGTTATCTATGAACGAATGTGCAAACGTGGACGATCGGAAGAGGTTAATGTGACGCTCGAGCAATTGACTCGTATGCATAATATATATGAAAATTGGCTCTTGGGACCAAATTCATTGTTTAAAGGTCGCATTATTTTGTTGAATGGCGACTTGGATATGGATGAAATTCAAAACGAATATACTAGAATTGAATGTATCATAAATGATATTTTTAGTAAGATAAAAGAAACCATGTAATTTGAAAAAAAAATAAATATACGTTTATATATCATCATTATTTAAATCAAACTGTTTGCTTGCTTCATTTTTAATATTGGATAATTGAGTGTAAATATAATTGTAACTTGATTGGGCAATCGAATTATCAGAAACGTTATTTATTTCGAGCAACTTTTGTACAATTGGTGCGTTTTCATTGTAAAATTTTAATATCGCCTGATTGAATATGCTATTGTTGGTTATATCTTCGGGTGTAACGTTTGTATCTTGAAATTGTAGCAATAAAGCATTTTTCAAACAATATAATATTTGCAATTTTGTTAAATTGGCAAAGTAAAAATCTTGCTGTTGATACATCATGGTAGGTGGATATTGTTCTCCGAAATCAATATCCTCGAATATTGATTCGTTTTTATATGCGATACGTTTAAGGAGGCTTGATACTCGAGTATATGATTGACTCAAATATGTTGATAATATAATTGTTATTAGCGTGTGTGTTGTTGGTTGCCAATCGATGTTACTTTTGATATACGATGATGATTTTTGTAGACTTTCATCAACGACATTAATGCAATGGTATCGTTCGGCGAAATTTGCCACATAGAATGGTTCCCTTTTTGGTCGATGGCGGTATTCTGCTGTTTTGTCCACATTGGATGTGATTATATTGTGAAAAGTTTGTAGTCCGGTCATCACTGATCCAAATGCGATAGTTTTAATAACACCTTTTATGCTGTCTTCGTATTTTATTTGCCTATAATGATTGGCGCACATCGAACATGGTAGTATTAAATCTATATTGTATACAATGGTTGCGAAATTAAGAAAACTGGTTATATGCCGCCATTCAAATGCATGACTAAGCAATATCGATGTCAGATGCAAGAATTTCCAATATAAATTACCCCATTCAGAGGTTGTATATTTGTACATATTGACATACATCACATTAATATTAATGTTATAAATCATCTTCAGTGTGTCTATAAGATGTTCAAAAATCGCATTATATTTGGGATTAGACATTCGAAATGGTCGACTAAGTTCAAGAAATTCAGATAATATCAATTCATATTCTTGTACGATTGTTGAAATGTTCAAATTTTTAAATTCGTTGGATATTTTATTAGCAAGATCTTCAAATGGTCGTTTGAATGACGTTTCGTTGATATTAACATCAGTTGGTAGATTTTGATAGAGATACACATCCGAGTGATTCATACTATCGTTGAAATTTATATGATTGCTGAGATTATCGTTACGAATATCGTTATAATTGTACGATGGATTTGTTGCTATCAACGATGGTTTATTAACGGTGATGGTACTTTTGCTACTGCTACTACGATCATTGTCGTTCTCCGATGCATTGCTGTTGGTATCAAAATTGTTTTGGTTTTTTGTTTGTTGAGACACGTTATTATTTGATAACGATCGTTGTGGTGTTGTTGGTATCGCTGAATATGATATTGGTGTTGGTGAGGACGATGATAATGATGTTGGTTTTGATGATTTTGATAAATTCGGCATGGTTTTATTGTGATTGTCTTTATTGTCAAGCTCAACATATTTGCGCTTCAAATTTTTTGTGGGATTTTGTACGGCACTCATTTTTTTTTCACACAATGTCCAAAATATACTTTTTTTACTATATATTAAAATTTTATTTTTTTTTCATTAATATCGCTATTTATAACGTATATGCCAATATATGCACATATATATAAAAAAAATATGTATATATACGATCGTTTGAATAAAGAAATCTACAGAATGCTCAAAATTGACATAGTTATTACCTAGCATATATATATAGAGAGAGTTTACATTGGCGGATTATTCAGTATAGCTTGTTCACTTGACCAATAACAGCTGTCTACTTAACATTACATTCAAAGATAAAAATTCAACAAAACGTGTTTAAGGGCAAAATGAATCAAATGGACAACAACTCGATGATGCCTCTTGGTATAAATATGAGACAACAACAACAAACACCACAACAATCTCAACAACAACAATATTATCAAATGCCAACCCAACAACAACCAACTTCTTCGCAAATGCTTGGAACCATGTCTATGCCGCCATCGATGTCTATGCCGACTTTAACACCATCGGCATCACCAGCTCCATCGGCTTCGATGCCAACGCAACCGTCGGGTCTTAATTTTCCAATGCCATCAACGGCGTATGTTAACAATTTAATAGCTGCAACTAATTCTGGATCGTCACAGCAATCTAATGCGAATGCCAACAAATTTGAAGTAGTTAATATGACGTATGAAGATTTCAAATCGGAACGTGAATGTCGATTAAATGCAAGTTATGAGGCTTTAGCCAACGACTTTTCTAAAATCACCAAGATGAATTTACTCGATGATGACAATATGTTGTATACACTTATGGTTCGACATGTCGCTTTTGATAACAAGCAATATTGTTTCGGTGCCCTGGCCAATTTGTATCGTGAACGTTATTCAGATTTGTATAGTAAATATGACAGTTTGTCGGTTTATATTGAATATTGTTTGTCGACAATTATATTTACTAGTGAATCAAAATTACGAAGCGCATGTATAACCAATGCAGTACGTTTGCCAAATAGCGGTAACTTTGCTGGATTTAGTAAGATTATGCGTAACAAGCGCAAATTGGAAACAACGGATGGATCAACATTGGATGCAAAAATTAGTCGTCGTTCGAATAATAAACAAACAATGCCTCGACATCCATTCTACGATTCAACATTTTATAAAATGAAGCAAATTTTGTTTAGTATTGGTAAATGCACCGAATATTGCATTCCAGCTGAGTTTTCGAGTTTGTCGTTTATGTCGGCACAAAGCACTTTGAACAAGTTGGATAAAACAACAACGACTCCATATCAAGGTTTGAAATTGACATTCCCTAAACCATTGGTTTGTATTCTAAATACTCGTGATTGTAAGAATTTTACATTTATTGATATGGAACATATGTCAAATTTGGCTATAATACTAAACGAGATGACTGGAAAAGCTGTATCACCTACATCATTTTCTTTTGGAACTAAACAAAAAATGGAAATTATCAACATTGCAGATGGTAGAACTATGGAAAAGTCATATACCGATTTCACTATGACTCTTGTACATAATATGTCCATATTTCAATTGATGAACAATTCATTGGTTGGAAAATCATATAGCAGTTATTTGTATCGTTTGGACGATTCATCAAAAATTGACGAACGTTCGCTGGAACAATGTCAAAAATTGATTGATCAAAATCAAAGTGTTGCTGATGATTTGGTTGATAAATTTGAGGCAGCATGTGAAGCTATTAATAGTGCTAATGATGCATCAAATGAATCAAATTTGAATGATGTTAGCTCGGGAAAGACCAACGTTGACATTGATACCAATATTGATGATATAAAATCTGATGGCGTGGATGTTGTGGACGAAGTAGCCATTGTTACTGAATCAAATTAATCATATATGTATATATTTTTGTATTCCCCCCATTACACGTGCATTCGTTTAATAAAAATTGATATATAAAAAACAAATCAACAATAGCGTTTTTTAATTTTATGGTTAAATATGTATATATAGTTATATCATGTTGATAGCACTATTAGTTGTCATTATTACACTTTTGATAATATTTCAAATTGTTAAAAATGGCTTTGGCGGCGTTCCTAGAAGATCTAAAGGGGATGAGCCGGTCAACGGTGGCAGATTCTGAATCGGTGTTGCGTTCGTTTCGTTCAGAGCTAGCACCGCTACAAGAAGCTATGACCAATATGCCAGTGGCAAAAAATGCTGCTGGATTTATTGAATTGGGCGAAGAATCCGTTGGTTCGGTATCAAAAATTATGCGAGAAGCCAATTTGGCCGAAATTGTAAAAATTTCAGGCAAAGAGGTGCCAATAACAACATCTGAAGTTGCAAAATTCGGAGAACTTATCGGATCAACGCCGGAACGAGCATTTAAAAGTCTTAGTGAAGATATTGCTAAAAATGAGCGAGTATACCCACAATTGAATATATATGGTGGTGAATTTGGAAATATATCTAAATCGGCTGCTAGTGATATTGCTAAAGTCGAAAGTAATTTGTTTCGAAAATATGCCACAGGAAGTATTATATCTTTCACAATCGGTGCCGGAATTATTGTAGCTACTGGTTGGGCTATCCGAGCTACACGACAGCGAGCTGGATGTTTCATGATGACAACAATAAACAATAAAACATCATCCTGTAAAGTACAATCGTATACATGCGATGGCACGCCGGACCTATTATGCCCCGATTCTTTACCATACTACAATGTAACATTGGTGTTGATGAAAATATGTAGCATGGATAACAGTGATGCGCTAAAAAATCGCATAGCTACTGCCGTTGATATACCAGTAGATCAATTAAATGATAAAATTGATCAAATACTCGATGTATATTATAATATTGTCTACACAATTATAACTACAACCAAGGATTTGCCCAAAGTTAATATTTGCTCGGAAAAGAATTCAAAAGTCGAGAACGGTATTATACCACCATGTCGAATGTGTTCGATTACGGCTGATCCAAAATCAACCGAATACATCGACCCCTCAAATATACCGGCTAATATTGCATTTCAATGCGTTGTAAATCCATCCATATTAGACACAATAACTGACGCTGCCATTTCTACGGGCACCAATTTATTTGAAGGTGTCAACAAGGGTATTTTGACTATTGTTAAACCTTTGGGTTATGCTCTATTGGCGTTCATTATCATTGTATTCATAATATCGATTTGCTGGAATCTAATACGTAGAGCCAACATGAAACAAGCTACAAGTTATGATAATATTTCACAAATACGTTTAATCACTTAACCCAGATATACTCATATATACATATAAAGCGATGGAGAAAATAAAACAACATTTTGAAATTTATTTTTTTTATTCAAGTTACATATTTAAATATTGTAGCAATTCCATTTTTCACAAAATGTATTCGTGAATTCTTACTTGGTAATGGGATCATATTTGTATTTAACACACAATTAAATTGCATAGCACGTATATAATTAACTGTTGCATCCCAATTAGTGTGTAAATTCGGATCTTGAAATATTATTGGGTATACACAATGATCATGCAAAAAACCAACGACCAAGCAGCAAACGTTGGAGACTTTGAAGCATTTCAAACGTTCGTGAATATCACAGCCAACGTACGCTGAATATTTGACTTGACCTTGATGATATGCAAACCAAATTGCATTACGCGGTAATTCAAACCAATAGTCTCCGTCATACCGTAACGATGTTTCTGGTTTTTGAAACGTAAACGGTAGTACATTATATTTCAGTTCGTTGCATTCGTTAATTATTTTGCAGTTTTTAGTTATACTTGTAAATATATAAAAACTTTCAATAATACTTAAATCGAACATTGAAACGCTTTTAATAAAATGCTCTGGTGTTACAGTAGCTGCTCGCATCAACGCGTTGATGCTATTAAACAATTGCATGGTTAAATGGCCGCTATTTGTGAATTTAGAGTGTTGTGCTTTAAGACCGTACGTTTTATGTGTAGCCAAGTTGAGTGGTAGTCGTATAGAACGTTGATTGTACGACAATATAAATTTGTCAATTATTTCCAATTGTCGAACGCATTGGAATGTATTCATATATAATGGGTATTGACCTTTCGAATAAAAGTCCGCAAAAAACATCATTAGAATTGTGATGCCAAAGTCTTGTAGAGACATACCCAATTCCAAACGGCTAAGTGCCATAAGTTTACCATCTACCAAATAACCATTCATCAAGGCGTTGCTATTACATAGTGGCGTTAATTTGTCAAATGTTGAAATTTTTCCAGCAGATTCGCGAACATTTAATGTTTTATGTTTATAATCGGATTCGGTTGCCAATTCGCAAGATACGCCATTCTTACAATTGTACAAAAATACACAAATAGATGGCAAATTCCGATTATTGAGTTTCTTAAGCGCCGTTATCAGATCTAAAAAATGGATATAAAGAAAAAAATATGAAAAAAACACATTGTTACGAAAAAAATATTTATTTATTATATTTATACATATATATATTATTTACGACTATATTCATAAACTAACACATCGTCGTTGTTACTTTCAATAATATTATCAAATTTATCATATTTAGTTTGATCTGGTATATTTGTACAATGTGGATTATCCTGAGAATTATTGTCTACACCTTTAACTGGGCATGTGCATTGGCCAATATTATTTTTGCATGATTGGTTATTCGGTATGTCGATTTTTGAGGCAATTAATATACGAATATCGTCAACGATCATACCTTCTTTAAAGAAATCAACTATATCAAATACTGGATATTTCATTATTTTACCAAACCAACGATAGACATGATATTGTGCCATTTGATAATTGTATTCTTTCGAATTCCAAATATCATTTAACGAGTTAGTTTTTATGCCGCGATTTCGCAGCGATTCGCCAATTAAATCAATATTGCTACATACTAGAAAAAGGGTTGGTACATTGCGAATACTTTGGGCCAAATCTAAAGTTTCCAATAAGCCAGTATCGAGAGCCATGTTATTTAAAATTGGCCAAATAATAGTCTCATCGTTTGGTATTGAGGAATTTGCAAATATAAACATCAAATGATGGACATAATAAAATATTAAATTCGAGTACATGCAACGATCCCAAATTGAATTCGAACTCTTCACCATTAGATGGAATAGAATGTAATCTAAAGATTTCACTGGACGATGGTTATAATCGGATCCACATGAAATCTTCGGGAATAGTTCGTTGATTTTTAAATAGACTCGATTCAAACTCTTAGCCAACGAGCTCTTCGTTGTACCATTTTGCCCATCGATTGCGATCTCACTAAATTGATCCCAACCATCAAGTTGTTGCAATTGTTCTTGTATAGAAGGTCGCTCTCGATCGCATTCATCAATTCTATGTTGTTGACGTATAAATTCAGTGTTGTGTTTTCTCTTATGAGCCTTCTTACAAATGCGACGCCTAGATTCGATTGAATAATTGCATTTTGGCATTGGAATGTTAAAGTTCATAATCGAGTTGATCAACATTGGGTGTGTTTCGGGCACTGTGAAAAATAACAAACAATTGAAGGGGGGGGGGCTCTCAAACTAATTTTTTTTTGAAATAATGTGATAGAATGTTTTTTGTAGATATACATGTATATATCTTAAAGTAATATGTGTGTGTGGATTGTTTTAAATGTATATGTAGTGAACGTTAAATTATTAAATATTAATCTTACCCATTTTATTAGATTCTTCCGGCATTGTCGTCATAATGTCTACTGAATTATACACAAATTTAGTACAGAATGCTAAATTCAAATACCCACGAGAATTTCGTACAGATATCAATGCTGAATCTCGACAAGTTACGATTAATGGTGGTACTGAGACGATTTTAATATCAATACTTGGTATACCAGATGGTGTGTCACCCGAGACGAATGAAGCTTTAATACCGGTCGGAGAATACAAACGCCTCTATATATTCTCAGCTACGCCACTTGATAGCGACACTCTAGCGACTATTGACAGCTTCTATGGCCGAGTCGCATATCCAATTTTAACGACCGATGTTATTGCTGGCAATATTGAACAACAACCTTTGGTCAATTTTTACATGGTTAACGATGTTGACAAAAATTACGATATTAACGTGCGCAGTAATGAAACTAATGAGATTATTGGAAATCTGGGAGACGACTACGTGCGAGGGCAACCAAAATCTACATCAACATTTGTTGAATATCGCTACCTTGACCAACGACATCTCATTAGTAATATAGTTTACGATCCAAATACTGGAAACGTGTATAATATGGTGTTACCTAAACAACCACTATTGGTTATAATTATGCCTAAAAATTTCATTCGACTTGGACTCAAGCATGGGTATTTTCATTTTGAAGAAAATAATATTATAGTGCGAGTGTATAGCAAATATATTTTATCGGCAAGTCTTGAAAATTTAGATGATAATGGTGAGATCACGGTATTTTCAGCAGACAACTCACGAATTCGCACTATAATTGAACGATTTTTAAATCGCATGGGCATCCATAAAATCATATCCAATGGTGACAATCAAATATATGGCTATGATCAATATTTAACAATGATCGTTGGTAGTGTTTCAAATACGGTGATGCCATAGTTGAATATTTATTAACCTTTTTTTGTACAAGTAATGTATTATTTTTTTCTGAAAATTTTTTATTTTTGTACATTTAGTATAAAATAGCGTGTTTTAGATATTCGAGTGGCATTATAGGTACGATCGTTGATGCAGTTGGACTGAACGGCAAAAAACAAATTCAAGATGATAAATTACGATAGTTTGCTTGATTCGGATAGTGTGATGCCTAGCGAAGTTCATAAATATGGTGTCGTTATAAGTGTACCAACATTGTATGTGAACGCTGACGAAATGAATGGAGTTGATCGTATTGTATCCAATTTACGAGTGATCTCGTATGAAAAATTGATAGAATTGATGCCATACGCCATTGATATTAATGCGATGCCGAAATCGGTAGTTTCAGACAAATGCAACTATTTGATCAATTATTTGGTCGATCGTCTAAAAACTGATGACGCCAACACCTTTATGGAATTTATCAAGTTTAGTTCACGTGTAAGCAAAGATATGGATATCGATGAAGATTATTATGATGTTACAACTTCAGGTCTAAGTTTTGATATTATACGCCAATATGTTAATGATCCACATACTGGCATCTTGAAAGCTGCTGAACCAACAACACAATTTGGTTATCAATTATATTCACAAATACCAGATGGTCCACAATATGAGCAAACGGTTTTTGAAATACGTAATCAGACAAACGATACCGATTTTAATCGCATTCAATTGCATCTATCTCATTTCGAACGAACGTTGACATTTACCCCAGGATATGTATACAGTACAACGTTGAAATTGAAATGTTTAGCTCTATTCTATGTTGCATTATATTCAGAATCAAGACCTGTAACCGATTATTGTAGCAATGATTTAAAAGGAAATCTATTATCGTACATCTTGGATTGTGTTATTCGCAGCCGTATTATTCAAGCATGGCAACGTGATAATGCCACCAATAGATTGGCCAACGATATGGCTAAAAATTATGATTCTCGCATACCATACATTAAGATGTGCCAATTGAGAACGGCACGTGAACGAGCCCAACATTTTATTGATCAATTGCGCAACAATAAAGATTTGAAAAAGTGCCTACCACACTTAAATTATGACTTGTATGTCGAATGTTTGAATAAAAGTAAACTTTTGATCGATGGACAAACTTATTATCTGCTCAATAGTGAATTTATCTCTCACGTTGCTGTCAATTTACCCGATTTACAATCCATTAAATCGGTATACAATGAAACCGTTAAGCCAGAAACAGAATTGTGAAAAATTAAAATTATATTGTTATGGTTAATCAATAAAAAAAATATATTGCATATTATGTTTTGTTTTTGTGTATTTATTTATTTTGATGGGTACGATATATATATTGTATACAATAAAAATAATAATTCAAGACATGTTATTATAACCATTAAAAGAAATGTCAAATTTTGGATCCAGAATATTGCGAATTATAGCCTTAGCTTCATCGTTCAAAGTAACACTTGCTACAGCGGCCTTCATCAAAATTTGAGATAATAAATCTGGATTAAGATTAATTTGTTTGGTGATATCATCCAAAATTGCCGATTCTTTGCGCACAGTGTTGGTTTTATATTCGCTGACATCGGAAATGGGTCTATTGCTGTACAATCCGAGACGATTACAATCCTTCAATTCAATTGGTATGATTTTTTCGAAGAGACGCACATCTTTAAGATCACCAACTATACGAATCGGTATGTCATCCATCAAAATTGTAAGTGATGGTCCTTGTGGTTGTGACGTTTGTTGTGATTGCAGCTGCTCTTCTTGTGGTTCAGAATTATTGTTTGGTATAGAAACCGCAATTGTTGGCATAATTGCTAATAAATATGATGCAGAACCAGAGATCGATACTTTATATTTTACAACAAGACTTTTGTCGTTACGATCATGCAAAGCCAAAATAACATTTTTATCAAGTATACCAATAGCGGCAGTCGTTAAATTTGATTTATGATAAATATATGAAGGTCCAAAACCCACATTCGGTTTGTGTATATAACTGCAATCATTGTTATTTGTACGTTGTTGTGTTGTTATAGTTGCCAATCTAATGCCTGGCAATATGCGTTGTATCAATTGTAGGCGTGAAGTATACGATTCGGGTAATGTGGTTTTTCCATTTAAACTGCATTGCAAGACATCTATTACACGAATTTTGACAGCAAACATAATATCCAATAGCATATAATCGCCTTCGTTCAATTTAGATTCTTCGCGCAATTTAGTAGTAAATTCACGTTCTGTGTTAGTTGTAGGCGCGACAAAAATTGTTCCATCATATATCATAACTATATTTTTTGTAATCAAAACAAACATTTGCTTGTTGTTTGTAATCATTATTTGTGAATAGTCTTCTCGATGTGTACACTCAATATCTTGGATGTGTGGTTTTGGTGTAAATTTAATATTTAACGATTGTTCGTACATATTTGATGGTATTGTAATTTTTTTTTGGATTATAAATTTCAATGCTTGTATATCACCAATATCACTACGTGCCATACTACTAACAAATATGTCAAAACCTTTGGCATATTCATATAAAATGCTACCATTGAGCAGCTGTGCCACCGTTTTGCCACGTTTATCTGCTTTCGGTATGGCGTTTGTCTCAATAAAATCAGAAGGTTTAATAAATTTTATATGAGTAGCGAGAAAATAACGCAACAATTCTTTAGGAAATATAAATGTAGCATTTTGATTTTCGAACCATACAAATAACTTGTTCATAATGCAATTGTACACTTTCGACTTGAAATTATCAGAGCTGTTTGGTGGTATTCCGACACTTGTGCTGTTTTCATCAAATTTTAAATATTTAGCAGATGAACAATTATCAACATAGGTTGAAATTGGCCTCTTAAAGCTCATTTGTTTTGTGGCATTGTCGAATATCATTTCATCGTAGATTTCATACAACAAATGTACAAATTGCATCAAATTAATTGAAATTGTTGGAGCTTTGCGTTTGCGACTATCAAGGGACATGATATTGTTGGATATATTATTGACATTTGTATTTATCGTGTTACCATTATTTGGGTTTGTTTGTAACATAGTCGCTTGTTGTATTGGTGTTGATGATGATGGTGGTGGTGATGGTTCCGACATAACAACATCTACAACTGCCAATGGTATCAATGGTGATGGTGATCTGGATGACGATTCCGGAGATGATGGTATATTTGTTTCTGGTGCTGGTTTCATCATAGTGAATCCATCATTAAATACAAGTCCAGTAGTAGCCATTGCTTGAGTCAATTTTCGGTTATCTTGGCGTATTATATCAGCTGGGTTTGTTATTAAATTTAGAGTAGAACGTGCTTGAAGGTTCTCTGTTGGATTCAAATTTATGACTGATGGTCGAGTTTCTAGTTGTTCCGATCCAACCGTGTGGCGTCTCGAATTATTTGTTTTTTTTAGGGAATTACGATTATCTATGGGTGTTTCAGTAAAAGTAAAATCCATAATGCTTTCATTTTCATCATTTTGTTTGATATTGTTATCGGTAATATCAATGTTATCATTACGAGTAACCCCATTGCAATTATTATCAAAATTATGAGTAGACTCCTTAGAATTAGTCATAGTGGTGTTATTATCAACATTTATTGTTGATGTTGTTTTTGTTGCAATATCATTGGATTTAATATTATCAGTTTGAGTATTAGCAACAGATACAACGTTGTTGCTGATAGCTTTAATATTTATTACATCAGGTGTAGTGATGGTATCCGTTATAATAACAATGTCGTCAGTTCCTGTAGTAATAGTATTGGTGGTAGCAATATCGGTATTAGTAGTAGTAGTAGCGGTAGTGGTGTTTGTAACATCGACAGGAGTAACAATGCTACTAATGTTTATAGATGCCGTATCAGTTATATTACCAGTAGTTGTTGTTTCAGTATTGGTGGTGGTTGTTGGTGGTGTTGTTGTTGTTATTGTTGTATCAGTATCAAGAGAAACAATAGCAGTAGTAGTAACAGCAGTAGTAGTCGCAGTAATGGGATCATTACTAGTAACATTAGCGCAAATTTTGAGATTACTACCATCAATATTGTCATCATTAGATTCAATTGTTGTTATATTTGAAGATGTCTCGCTATTCGTAGTAGTAGTAGTAGTAGTAGTAGTAGCGACGACAATAGTATCAGCATTAGTCGTAGTAGTAATAGGAGGAGTAGGAGGGGTAGCATCAGTAACAACATTCGTCGACGGAGCTGTAATAGCAGCAGCGACTGCGACCATGATATTTTTAGTCAACAACATAACGTTGTTACCATCAACATCGTCCTCGTCATCATCTTCGTCCTCATCGTCATCTATACCAGTCGGTTCGTCATCTTCCGAATGATCATCTTCACCAATGTCATTACCATTAATAATATTGCCACCATTTTCATCATTATCGTTGTCGTCGATTGCCACAGAAGAAGAAACAGCAGCAACAGGCGCCGATATTGGTTCGTTGGGTGGCTCTCTTATAATCACTTCTGGTTCAACAGGGGCTTTAATATGTAAAGAGTTTTCGCTACCAGTCTCGACCATTTTTTCATTTTTCATTTTTTCAACATTTGTTGTGATTGTTACCGAGTCAACATTGTTATTATTATTATTATTTATAGTTGTTGTGTTTACAGATTGTCCCTCGGATTTTGCACCCTCCATAATTTTATATCTCAAATATCAAAGTTTCAAAAAAAATGATAATAACGATTTATTAAACAATTATTAAAACAAGAGTGTTCAAATGGCACTCTCAAGAGTTACTGAAAACGCTGCACTTATATACTAGAATATTTATAGGAATTTTCCAACATCGATATCAGTTAAATCATTTCGAATTTTATATAAACTTGGATGTCTGAGCGATTTGTTGGAAGTTAATTTATCAGCAACCAGAGTCACAATAACACGATTGTAAAAATATCCAGTTGTTGGATCTGACATGAGTTTCAATTTATTTCTCAAATTATAATTTATACCCGATGAAACGTTAGTTACGTGCACATAACGAATATTGTGTGGTTTTTTCGTGCAAATCTCTTTTGATAGTCGTTTCATCCAAATATCGGTAATAGCACCAGATACATTTTCACAACCACACTGCGCTAAATAATATCCGCAATCCAAAATGTTTAAAATCCCATTGCAATCTTTGATAAATCGATGAGCATATAATTCATATTCTTCCAAATGGTCTCGCAGGTGCAGCACTTTGACTTTTAGCCATATCCTAGAATCACAAACGTATGACTGATCCAACGATTTAAGCATTAAACCTTCGCCACCAGATTTTGTTATACGATCAAAATGTCTCATAATTGTTGGTATATCAATACATTCATGGTATTTGGAAATTCGCACATTATCAGTTTCGCAAATAATGCGATCGAGCAAGCGTTTACGTTCATCTAAAGCTTTACAACGCACATCGTAACCATTCATCATTTGGATGTCAAATATACGATATTGGGCTTTCAGCGCATTCCTATTACCAGTATCACAGATGGAAACAATATCATCACCACGCATATAAACCAATTCACCATCAAATATACAATTTTTGTAACCAGGATTCAATAATATAGATCCACGAAATATTGTTGATTTTTTCAAGTTTCGTGTATAACAGACGATATTTGTTTGATTATCATAAACAACGGTTAACAAACGTTCACCGTCATATTTTTCTTCAAAAATCCAATTTTTTGGTTCAAAATCGTCGAAATTTGTAATTGGTTTAGCGAGCATTGGTCGTTTGGGCATGACGACCCGGGGTATTAACATGTTACAAAGATTGGTCATGTGTTTTTGTTGAGGTTTGATGTGGTTTTTATTGTCGATATTACGTTGATTGTTTTCTAGATTAGGTTTGATAGTTCCATCTAAAAGTTTACGAATCGTATATATGAGCATTTTTTATTATTATTGAAAAAAGACCATTGTTTGGGTTTCGTCAAATATATATATGTATGTATAGTTTATATGGATACATTTGCCATATGTACGTATATAATTTATTTATACATATACATTAAAGTTGAACGTTTTTATTGTTTAAATGGGAAAGGGAGAGATAGAAAATAAAAATGATATTATTCCGTTTCATTTTAAATGTTTTAAATACAAACCTAATGTTTCAAATGTTTTTGTTGATTCTGCTTCTGATGTCGTTACTACGTCTAATGTCGGTTGGGTATCTTCAAAATTTAATGGCATAATATTTGATTTTAAATTTGTATGACTCGCAATGTCAGAATTAACAATTGAGATATCGTTTATAATATTGTCACATCTTTTTTTGGAAACGTCTTGATCGTACGTGTAGTATGGTCGTTTTTTCGCTATTTTGTTTTTATTCATAGCTGCTGTAGCGCTTTTAGCCAATTTAATTTTAAACATATCAGATGTATATGATCGTTATTTCTTGATATATATATTATTTATACATGTTAAAAGAAAAAAGAAACGACATTAAAATATGATTAAATATGTATGGTGTATATATAAAATCACCTGATCTTCTTGTTAAAAACAACTGTTTGTAGTAGGGAAAAACGCTCAACCACTTTAACAATCTAATATTATAACTTGAATATAAGCTATAAACGATATATGTATCTATTGGACAATGGTTGATTAGTTAATGTGATATATAAACTGGATGTTTGTCAATTATAAGAAGGAGTTTTTTTTCTCGTGCTATGGATAGTGGGGAGGGACGGTCCATTGATATATATATATACATATATATACACACGTATATATATATTATAATGATTTTTTTTTGTAATATACACATACCTTTGAGATGATGACTCAAGTATCAGTACTTATTTAACCAGCGACAGTACTGGTTGTCGTTTGTTTGATAAGAATTTAATAAAAAAACAGTAATAAGGAAAAATGTTAGCATCACCGAAACCATTGGATAGCCCATCGTTTATGGATGATATTCAAAACTGGACGAATGATGCTAACGACAAGTACTTTACACCCATAAGCCCAATATACGAACCAAGCACACCACCTCGATATAAAAATGAGACATTCGAACCTATGCAATTTGAAACTGGCAAAATTGGAGAGACATATACCAGGACACCATTGCGTCGTAAACGTATTTATGGTGATGAATTTAAAGAGTTGACCATTCTAAAAACAGAACCCAAAGCAAAAGTTTTAAAGTTGGAACAACCGAGACATCATATTTTGTCATCTTTCGATATCGACCAACAACATGTTGTACCAGCGCACCAATATAATTATATGCATACATCTAATAATACAAATTCGAATGTAGACCTCGTTAGTAATCCACAAGTTGATATCGCAACTCAACATGCTCAACCTTATTTGGACACGTGCCAACAGGTAGACCTTTCGTCGCAATTGCAGATCTCTGACCAACAGAAACTCAATCTCCATACATACAACTCACATTCGAATGTTCGACATGGATCACAAACTGCAATTAATTCTGGACTTTTGGTTGATGGTGGTATGACGAAACATCAATTTGATTCGACACGTGTCCCAATACCGACGAAAACGATGCGAAATTTTGTTATTAAACATTTATCGCTAGATAAATTACCACAAATGTGCGATAATTGTTTTGGCATCGAATGTATATGTAATTATTTTTATAAAAAAACACATTAAATGTGAAAGAAAAATAAATTTTAATAAAATTTATATTTATATATTATACATTAATTATATTGATATTGAATCTATTTGATGGTTTTTTATTAGATTGACATTCATTATTATAACCATGATCCATAGAGCATTCTCCAAAATTCAATAAATTATCATCAGATGTCATCGTTAGAAACGTTTTTTGCACATTTGCTTGGGCGTTCATATCGTTGGACATTTTTGGTAGATAAATATCAACGCGTCGACTTTGTAGCGCGTATGTTTTACTCAACAAATATCTCAGAGTTTCCACCATCGTGCTGATATTCATTTGGGTTGTTTGTTGATTCGGGAAGCGATCGTAGATTAAAATCCCATTTTCATACAAAATAACATCTCCCAAAACACCAGGTTTATAAATCGAACCTGTAAGATCGAATGCTTCGCCATTGATATTTGCAAATTTTACAAACATGATGTTGGTTACGAATAAATGATAAATGTTTCGAGATTTACTATATATATACGTCCATTAGTTTTTTTTAACACTAAATATCGATAGCAAGAAGCAGATAACATAAAAAAAACTTATTATGACAAAATATCATCTAAACTATAAATATTCGATATATTAACGTTATTGCTACGATCTGATTGTTGGTTATTACCATCAACAATCATATCCCCTATTTGCTGATTGGGTACTAACATTTGTGTTTGCATCAACTGTTGTTCACCCAATCTCTGTAACTCGAGCTGTTGTTCTTGCAATAAAGTCTGTCCCAATTGTTGTTCTTCTTGATTTATTGCATCGACTATCATATCCGTAGAGTTATTTTCATCAATTAACAACGCTGAATTGTCCATTATGTCATTATTAATGTTTGCGGTTGAATTATCATTAATATCGGTATTAATTTTACCCAGGTTAATTAAATGTGGATTATTAATTTGAGTGCTCGGTGATTGTTCACGTTTCAGTTGGTTTTGTATTGTACGATTTATAGTTGAGGCGATTTCATCAAGTCTAAGCCTAAAAATGGCATCTTGCGGACGCAAAGCTGTAATGATTTTATGAACACGGAATGCCAATAAATATATATTTTCAGGTTCTGTAGCCTGTTGTGCCAGAGATTCGATTAATATATGTGGCACATTCGATGATACAATCTCATTGTATAATTTTTTCATTTCAGCATATCTTGGAGAATTGCGATATACACTATCAATATATGTATTAATTGCGTCAATATTTTTAGCTGTAGCCGCTGTATACAATGTTGTATTGAGAATACCACGCATTCGCTCAAGAATATATTCTTCATTCTTTCGCGGATCTTCCATTTTCATAGTGTATGGTTTGTTAACAGATGGTAATAAATTAACGGGTGCCGTTGTTAAATTATAATTAAGTGGCGATGAATTGATCAAATACGATAGTTGTTTTTGAACTCGAACTAATGGCGAATCTGTTTGACCTAACATTTCAAATGCTTGTGCTAAAGTATTTAAATTTAACTCCTTACGATCACCATAACGTAGAATACCGGTACTCAATTCTGTAGTTTTGAAACTAATATTTTGCATTTGACTTCGTATGCGAACATCGCTGGCCAACAATTTAGTTGTCTGACGTTGTATAAATCGCGATTTAGTTTGATTTTGCTTGGCGATAGTCACAATGTTTTCAGGAAGACCACTCCCATTAACAAATGATTCGGCCAAATATGATGTCTCAATACGTGATGCGATGTTTGTATAATTTGCAAATGATTCGGTTAAATCAATGGTTGAATCTTGAAATTCTGAATACCACGCATCGAGCGAACGTTTAGATTGTTCAATTTTTGGTATTATAGCATTAAGACGTGTGAACAACTGTGCATCCAAATCAACATCGCCCAACGTTACGCGCATTTCAAAATCTGCTTCCATATCATGCAACCACTGTCGAAACGAATCAATCACATTTTTAACTTCGTTACCAATAATATCCAGATTTTGACGAAGCAGCTCAATATTCATGAATGAGAAATCCAAATTGAATATGTTACGTGAATCTTTACCATCGATGGCGTTGCGAAATCCACCAAAATCATTATTAAATGAAATACCCTCGCATGTAGTTAAACCACAAGTAAATCTTCGATCGTTGCTTGTTATAGGTATATTCACTCCAGAAGCGTTCTGGTTTGCCGTCGTCGTTGGTCGATTTGATGTGAATGTTGTCGACATTATACCTTCAGACACATCGCCCATACGATAAACCGTACGATTTCGTGTTGGACCTAATGCTGCATCCATTTGTAGGTTTTTTTGATGTTGTTTCTATAACTACCTTTAAAAAAAATTACCACAACAATAATAATACAAAAAAAACAAACAATTTTTCAAATTCAAATTTATTGAGTTTATTTATTATTTTCAAGCACAATCAACGTTAGTATCATTATCAATTTTAAACTTCTTAGCAATATCATTATTACAAGTATCGTTATTATTAGAATCGAAAGGAGCCTTTTCATCGGTATTTGATCCATCGTTTGAATTTAAAAAGTTTTCATTTAAGAAATCAAACTCGCTATCGTTGTCGCAGTTAGAATTGTCTTCCGTATTAATTCCTTCATCGATTTTCTGAGAGCACTGCTGGTCCGATTGTATAAACATGAATGCTCGAGTTGTAGGAACTATTGGTTCATGCATCAAACCATTGGGGCAAACTATATTGCTAATATCCAAATATTTGGGTAATCGCGCATGCAAATATTCGTTTGTACCTGATAATTCTTTACAACCCCAACGACCGATTGATCTATAGGCATGCACCGTCATATTGCTCATATTATAGTCGTGTCGAACCGTTGGTAGTGCATGTCTATAGACAATTGCAAATTCGGGTTTAATGGTTTTCGTTATATAATCAAGAACAAAATTGAAAAATTTGGCCATACCAGAAACAATCACTTCGGGGTCGGTGCAAAGAAACCATGCCAAATCAATATATAATCCATCATACAATTCCTTATACATTAAATTCTGAAGAAATGTATAAAAATTCCACGTAGATCGCTCAATATCGCTAGCCGTTTTGTTGCGTTTAGATCGTCGCTCGTCACATCGATCTGTATTGGAATCGACAATGGCCAAACCATTAATTCGTGAGGAAAATACTTTAACGGCACATCGATTGTGGTGGGCGTTAAATATTTTACGATACATTTGAAATGCAACGGTCATATTTGGATCGTTTTCGTCTGGTTTTGTATTACCAAAGCTCTCCAAATAATCATCCATAAGTTTCCATAAAATATGCCATTCGAGCACATTTAACGGCGATCGATCATTAAAATGGGGTATAGTGCCCAAACTAGTGTTGATTCCCGAACAAATATAACCCAACATTGATGGCCCAAATGTATTTGGGTTTTGTATACGATGGTTGCGTTGAACTTTGGTAATCAATCGTCCGGTAGCATTCAATATCGACGATTTCATTGTACATGATGTACCATCAATACACAATGTATGCGTTTTAGCTTTAAGTTTTCCAGCATAATCAACTCGACTCAGACAAATGTCAAATACTTCCTGCTCAGTTAGACAATTCGATATTGTAGATTGCTCCATGTTGCAAGTTTTTTTTGAATATATATATTTAAAATACTTTTTTGTTTTTTTTTTAAAATTTCAACATTAAAAGTGTAAACTTGTTGACCGTTAAGCTTGTTAGATTGACTACACTGGAAGTGAACGCGTTAGTTTGAGGACTGACTATCATATATATACAAATAGTACACACAAACACATGTATTGATGGTCACATTCATACTTAGATAATTGAATAAAATAAATATACGTATATATATAATATATAAACCATGGCAACATATACGTTAACTGATATCGCTAATGCACAAATGTTTTCCAAAACAAACTATACAATACGTGTTATTCGTAGAATGGCAGAAAAATATCCACATATTGGCACTTGGATCGAATATAATATTCGAGATGCAACCATGGATGATTATTATATTCCAGCAAATCTACGAAATTCATGTAAAATGATAGATGTTAAAATTCCCGAAAGTCTCTGTTCGCGTCTATCATGCAACGCTATGAAGGAAAAATCAAAATGCACGCCAGAAGAAGAAGCTAGTTATTATCGAGTTGGTGATGATGGCTTTGATTTACAATGCCAACCAGCTTGTTATAATACAATTAAAGAACCGATTAATACCAAAACAAACAACCCTCGACCACAAATGCCAACTTTAATCTGGAATACACAACAAAACGCTTGTCGTCTGGTAGATACATCGACAATGGCTTGGCTAGAAAAACCATTTTATCGTTCCGATACGAAATATGAAAAACGTAAAAACGATATGCCTACGGGTTTTTCAAGAACCATAGATACCGTAAATCCATTTGGCACTGGCGTCACTTACAAATTGAACAATACCTATTGTGAATATTATGACAAGATACTTAACGATGAAGGTATGTGCGACGAAAGTAAGCTCGATTCTGTTTTAAATGTCGTGATTGGTATGGGTACAATCAATGCAGCTGCCTCTGGCATACGTGTATTAACTAATAATGGGATACCATTTCCGTTACCACAAAACTTACCACCAATGCCAAAACAACTTGATCCAAAATTTAAGCTTGATGTATGGAAGGCTACAATTAACGACAAATTTATTTTGCCCGAATTAATTGATACAACACCACAAGCTCCAGATTCAAAACTGATTGATGAGCATACCGATGCCGCAAATCGAGAATTCAAAAATTTCTATCACAATGATCACGAAATATCAAAAGATGTAGCAAAACGACGACATGCTGAAATCCATGGAAATTATAAAATTTCAAATTTTACACGTTTAAAGATGGGATTACCAACTGAAGATATTGAGGATGTACACATTATGCACTCAAGTGAATTCAAATTCAAGAATCCTGAAGAAATTATTATCGCTGCAGAGGAAAAACACGCACCAAAATTTCGGCGACAAAAACGCAATGCCGATGGAATACCCAAGGATGGCAAAGATGGGTTAAATAATCAACAAGAACCAAGTAAACGACATCCTGTAGTTGAACGTATAATGATGATATTGCAAGGCTTACTCAAATCATTATTCAATGGCAATTTAGCCAAAGTTCATTATGCCAATAAGTTAGTTTCGTATATGTTCAAAAAGCTCAAATCTACATGCGTTCGGATCACCGAACGTTTAACCGTATTCCTTGGTAAAGGTCTACTCAAATTGAGTGGTTCAATTGGCGAACGTGTCTTTGGTACTGGTTTAATGAATGTTGTGGTACGTGTTGTTGGGCGAACCGTAGTCAATTTGGCAGCAAAAAGTGCGATTTTGTTAGCCAAAATTGTGGGCGCTGCATCTTCGGTTGTTGGTTGGATACTTCTCGGTACAATGTTAATGGATTTTGTATTTTTATTTTGGGACCCATTTGGTTATCAAAATATGGTCCCAAAACAATTTCCCAACGAATTCAATCGTCAGGGTGAAATGTCATTGCGTAAACTTCTTAATCAACCCGATCTTACATACACATTCGATCATTTGGTCGCAGTTCTGTTCGATAATCAAGAATTAATGGTTCTACAAATTGAAAGTTTAACGGATACATTGATTTATTTGGATTCGTTGGTTGTGAATTCGGAGGGCTCACGAATTGACAAAGGGCCCGAAATCATGTTAGATTCTAAAAATGGTTTGGATGGTTACAACGAAGGTGTTGCCGAAGCTATGACTGAACGTGTAAAATATAACAACACAATGTTCCATGAATATAATAAAAAATTTATGGTTCGTGTCGAGACTAATAAATATTTAAATTACGCTGGCGCTATAACATTGTTAACTTCGGGTGTATTGTACTTGTTGAGTTTCAATATAATTTGTTTGATATTTCTTTTCATAGCAATTTTGCTTCTTGGTATAGCTCGCATGGGTCTGGAATTAGATTGGTTTGTAGATCTAATGTTAAAATATCGTCGAAATACCAGCATTTACGAACCAGCTGGTTTTCCAGAAATTTAACTTTATACATTCAACTAGTGGGTTGTAAGGAAAAAAAACGTATCAAAAATAGAAATATATATTCATTTTTTTAACCCATTCAAAATGTTGAGAACCAAACTTTAAATTATATAGTAAAATGCAATAACGTAAATCATTATAAAACAATATAATATCTAAACCTTTAACAAATTTTCAATATTTTATATGCCATTATAACAAAATTTCAAATTTAAAAATCGTTTAAGTCGATTTCATATAAAATTTTATAGTTAAAAAAATTTTCTGTTGTCTGATTGTTGGACAAGTTTTGGTTCCCGGAGGAAACTTTGAATATTTCTTTTTTCACACATACACACACATACATACACTCTCTCTCATTTATAATAATTTGCAATTACAAATACTTTCATCCGGTTGAAAAAAAAATTACTTCTTAGTCACCTTTATTCCGGTAACATAATATTTGGTTCCCCATTATTATACAACTTTTCTTCTTTTTAAAGAAATACATATATAGTTAACAACATACCAACAATAAAAAATTGTTACGATTACAAAACCACTGTCGTCCCATCTACCATCTTAATTGCACAAAGAAATATATGCGTAGGTATAAAACATTTGGAATGGGATACCTTGCAACGAGGGAAAAATTGCATGTCAGATGCATAACATTCATTTAAAGTTAATTTTTCTGTTGAATTTTTTGATGCGATTATGGTAGCCGTAGTTGTAGATGTAGAAGCAATGATTGTGGTATTTTTTTTCTGGTTGAAACAATTAATGCCACTACAACTATCACTATTGGTGCTACTAATACGAGTTGATGGTTTTCCATGTTTATCGCTTTTGTTATTTTATTTGGTCACTGATTTTTTTTGTGTCTATGCATTTGGGGAAATTGGAAAAGTTTGTCTCAAAGTGCATAGGTGTTCATAGACATATATGTATATATATATTTTAACTAGGAATCTAGAAGTTTTAACCATCGAATCGCATCGTTTACAAAATAAATGTATAACTATTATAAATAGAGAAATGTAGTATATATTAATACGAGGTAGAAAACCAAAATTTTCAACACAAGTTTATAACATCTAATATGTTGGTATATGCATATATATAAACATGTGTATATTTTAAATACATATTTATATAAACACGTGCTTGCATGATTTGAAAAAGTGATTAGATGAGATTTTGTCAAGAATAAAATCGTGAATTTATATGTTGTATTTGGAGTCTATTGCACTCACTGATGTTTGTTTTGCTATTTTGAGGCTTTAGGCTTTTAGTTGAAGGTTAGAATCTAAGAAGATTATGAATATAAATATACATATCCATCTTCCCTCTTCCTCAAATGTATTTTTCCCTAGATATTCAACAAAACGACTGTGCGTGTTTAGCAGTGGTCATCGAGGATAAACATTTAAATTCGAAAATTTCACCCAATTAATGTTTTTCCGTTAAAAAATTGTAATATTAATAAAATAACTATAAACACAGTATGTCATCGTCTGATGGTGATGTTAATTTTCAAAACTCTCAACCACAAACCACGATGCAGCAACCGCAAAACTTGTTGAAGGATGCCACAACAACTTCTGGCAAACGATTCGTTGATTATGATTTTTCTAATGATTCATGCAAGTCGTTTTCTCGTATTGCGATTATCATTTTGATTATAATTTTCTGCATTGTATTACTCGTTGGTATATTTTCGAAATCGATGCCTACAATATACGTTGTTTCGTCTAGTAACGCAAACCCCAAACCATTCGGTAAGAATTTTATTTAAAAATGATTGATAAATTTTACACATTTAACATTGATTTTGTGAATTGTGAAACTAACGGGCATATATATATGTATACATTAGCTGAAGAATCATATCCTGACAATGATGTAGAAACTCCAAAATCACGCAAGAAGCGAAATATTGAGACTATGTCCGAATCAGGTAAAACCCTTAAAATTTATTAAAATAACAGTTTTAATATATATATACGCGCTTTTTAACCATCCATCATAGTTGGAAATATCATTTTGATTTGAACTTTATATAACTAAATTTAACTTCTTTTCAGACCAATAAATAACATTCAGCATTTTTATATCCTCCTACACACACATACACACCCATATATATGCATGCGATAAATATATATATCCCACACACACACTTTAATGTATATTCGCATATATACACTTAACTGCATGGATGTGGAAAAAAAATAACACTGATATCATAAAATGCACAGCACATTTCGCATCTATAATCAAGCGTATATAAAAAAATAAAATTTTAGTTTTTATAATTTATAAGATATTCATCAAAAATCAATAAAACGTTTTGATTTTTTGCAAAAAAATAACACAATCAGATATAATTATAAATCATTTAAGTATCATTGCTCCAATCTGACATGAAATTAAAAAAAAACATTCATGATAACACAATTATTTATAATAATTTCAAACAGTTTTCAATTTGATTTTGTTTTTCATTGAACGTTCGTTTTGTATAATAAAAAAACATGTATTATATACTTAAAAGATTTGAATAGAAAATGTCTATCCAAATGGATTGTTCATGATTCTGAATCTACAGATGTTAGTACGAATAACGACGATAGCGATGCTGTTGCTGCTTCTGCTGCTGATGATGATGGTGATGATGATGGTTATGGTGTTGATATTAACAAATGTGATGTCGTTGCAACAGAAAACGAGGATGTCGATGGTGGTGATGATGATAATGATAACAACAACGATCGACCAATATCTGGATGCGATGCTAGACTGTCAAAACCTTATGACTATAGGGATCATATATATGGTGATGTAGTTGACAATATGAAACCTCCAACATTTGATACTTCTCAACTTGGTTTAACGAATAAAACTAACGATACCGTTTCTACTGCAACTATCACAAACAATATTAACCCTATCGAATCTAAATCAATAATTTCTCGAATGTCGACTATAAAATCACGTTTAACGAACAAACGTCCAAAACATCAACATTTTTATTCTATGCTACCTCCGTCTGCAAATGTTGAAATGTCAAATTTATCAGAAATCACAACACCTCATAAAAAAATATTACAATTGAAAAATAAAAATTGTGATTTACCCAATAAAACTAAATTTCATGCTTTACTATCAAAAGTTTTGAATGTTAAACGTAAAAAGAAGAACACTTTGAACAGAGACCGTATAATTGTATCTGAACCAATGGATTGTCGTGTTATTGATGATGGTTCCAAAATTACAGCAAATCTCAATGGTATGATGTGTATTATAGAAAAACACATTAACTCATCTATGCAATATATATGGTGGAGGCAAAAAATATACAACTATAAATCTTTAACATGTTTTTATGACTGCTTGATGTTTTTTTAACATTAGTTATCACAAACAGTTGTAAAGATTTCGTTATTTGTAATCTTTCATAGTTTGTGCGAGTGTGTGTGTCTGTATATAATATATATATGCATAGACGGGTAATGATATTTTCTGAAAAAAAAGCAATTTAATTCTCAAAAATACATTTGTCTAAATCGTAGGTCCACATTCGGAAATTGCACGTTTGGTGAGAAATGATGAAAATTTTATAAATGCAAAGAACAAAAGTCCCGAAGGTGGCATCGATACTCATGAGAACCTTTATCAAAATACCATGCAGCGAAAATTATTTATGGATAATATGGCCAGCGCACCTCCGCTAGATGAAGATGATGATACTATCGAAAAATCATCTTCACAAGTTATAAATGATATGTCATTTGCAACGCAACCTTTGCCACCTACACCATTTATATCGCCCGAATACGACATCCCAGAAAATATCGAGAGCGCTACTGAGTGCCCTGAAAATATATATGAAGAAATTCCAGGAGATGGTTATTCTGATTCTACATTTGATAGCGATTCAAATTAAATATGTATATTGCCTCTGTCAAACAGAATGTTTTTAATTGAAAAAAATTAATATTTGTTTTTTTTGCTCCAATCTTGTATTTAATATATAAAGAATTTCAATTTGAAAATATTTTCTACCTTCTTCTACGAAAACGTGTTGATAATGTTCGTTTTCCTTAGCATTCGTGTGCCGACGAAATATATATTTTCTTCCTCTCTTCGATGTTTCGTATTTTTTTTAGAATTTTAGGCATCTGACGTTTACGAGCGTTTCATATTATATATATACAATCACTCGCATAACCATCGTGTGTATATATTTTTAACCAACAATATAGCAGCAATAACAATAAGAGTAAAAAAAATACCATTTAAGATTGCAACTTAAAGTTATAATTCGCATTGCATTTTGTAAGTCGATGTTTTGATAGTGGATGAAGTGGTCATATTGTTTTTTCAATATTGTATAATATGTTATCATATGGCAATTTAAATCTTCCGTCTGTGATTTTTGTATCATAACCAACGACGTTGTAATTTATATCAAAATATACTCTAAGGTACAATATTCCTTGTGGTATAATTTTATTATTAATCACATATATTTTGTCTGGCTTATAATGTAACTTGCACGATTCGATATTTAAGCGCTCTAACGTTGCTGAATGCACAAATTGATGACAAGTTCGGTCGTATCGACATAAATATATCTTACTTTCTGTATGACCATAGCCCAAACATAAAACTTTATAATCAGCCATTTCCAAGTTCATATGCAATCGGTTAATGTCGCAACTTTTATCTAATGGTATAACTTTTAGATCCAACATGTCAAACGTATATAGTAAATTGAATAATATATACGAATTTCGACGATGGTCGATGTGTTTGATGGTTTTTGGAGATCGTAAATTTGATGTATTTAGCCTATCATTGCCATTTTCGAGCATTGACAATTGCTGCAATGATGGTTCACATAGAATATGTTTGCGATGTCGTCTGTAAATTCCGATTATTGAATCATATATGTCTTTATTTTTACGATATTCTTTAAACAAATAGTCTATAGATTTTAGATTATCGGGTATGGATAAGATCTCATTGCCGTTGGCTATTTTTTTAGCATAAATAATACGTTCCTCGAATGGTTTACTCAATAGAACCATCTGTTTATAACGATATACATCAACAATATACATGCGCCAATTTTGTCTATATTGCCAATAACGCCATGAACGTGTATTGCCATATGAATCGGTTGGTAATATAACAGCTTCAAAAGTGCATGGCTCCTTTGAACGTAAATTGTATGCAAAATTTGCATATAGATCACCAAACCTATTAAAACATTTAGTTTCTGTTGGACTAGAATATACAACTAAATGTATACCATGAAAATAAGGTTGATATATAAAATTCGACGCATCATTTCCCAAATTATTATCAGACTGCCAATAATTCAATTCAATGGTCGGAAATTGTCTTGGCTGTGGTACAACTAGAAAATGAAAATTTCTTGGATCATTGTCAATAGTTTGCGAGAATGTTAGATTTTTGTAAAACAATAGAAACTGTTCTATTAAAGTTTGATTGTTTTGTCGGCCATTTATGTCGTTGCGATTTAATTGGAAATTATCATTGAATAGCAAGTATCGTATATTAGTTAGTAGCGAGGCGTAACTAAAAGTACCAATGTTATGATTTAAAATTCGAGCATACACACTTGTCAGACGATGGTCTATGGATTTATTATTTTTGTTGTCTTTGGTGTCGTTTTCAAGTTTATGCGATTTTGTTATTTGATCATTTCTCAAATCGTTCATAATATTTGTTATATTAATATCTGGGTATCGTTTCTCTCCAACATTCCACAAATTACGATATTTCGTATTTAAATGTTGTGTGAATTTACTACCATCGTTTCGATTCCAAAATATTGAAATTTCACTTCGTACGAGGGTATTATCGTTTGACGATATCATAGTATTTGAATCTTTTGTAGACCGCTGAATATTAAGATTATTACTAATGTCATCAAAATCATCACCATCAGTGTTGTTGTTGCTGCTGGCTTGTTGATTCGTCGATTGTGATTCGGGCATTTGATATTGGCGATTTGAAAATATTTCATTATCAAATTTATAATAGTCCACACAACGTTCGATGCGTAAAGTTTTAAATTTTGAGATTGGTATATAAATATCATCATCGTAATAACTATTATTGTTATTGACATCGTTAATATCGTTATTTATGCGACGTTTTTTGTTCGCTGGTCGATCTATTGAAGAAAAATCAGCTATTTGATTATCATCCAAGTGTATGGCCAAACGTTTGCGCGACTTTGTTACATTCTCCAAAACGTATAGAAATTTTGCAAACTCAATGGGATCGTAAGACCGAATGATTTCCCAGATTTTCACATTCGAAGCTTCGTAGTTGTTATATATTGTGAAAATATCAGACATATTTAACGATGGTGGAGCCATGTTTTACTATTTTTTTTTCATAATTATTTCATATACTAGTCTATATTAACACATGTGTATCGAAGAATGATTTGTAAAAAAAATCAAAACTTTTTTTTTACCGAAAGCCTTCAGATACTAGGGTGTCAGAAAAAATGGAAAAGTTTCGAAAAAAAATTATATTATATATATATAATGCGTATATGTATGTGTAAGCTTGTTTTGATTTGTCTATATGTAAAAAACAATCATCTATATATACTGGGGTACAAATTGGTAAACGACATTGAAGTATTTTTCCCCCATCTTAATAATTCTGTTTGCCTGGTAGAATACGCAACAGTGTATTTTTGCAACCCCCTGGGGTTCACTGTTAAATTATAAATTAATGAACCACTTCATATAAACAAATTCGCTCTGTAGAAAATGTGAATTTCGCCACGAATTTGTACCCTTTCTTAATATACACAGATTGTGGATCTGAAAGGTCGGTATAGCTATAAAGATTTAAACGTGGCCACAACAAGACGGCGTTACGAATTTTAAAATTATTTGAATCTTTAATTTGGTATGGCATGAAATTCTCCTCGAATATCTCGCGTCTTGTAAAATACATGGGCAGTTGCACAAAAGCCGTATGACTACCACCCAAAACTAACTTTTTTTCCTGCGGTTCATCCAACGATTCGACCATAAAATAATGTAATGGTGGGAAATCCACATATCCATCCTTTGACTTGATAAACCATTTATCGTTAACTTTATACACATTGTGTTGAATTATGGGTCCCATTTTTGTGGTATTATGTTCCATTGTAGTCTTTTTTTTACCACTTTAGTTTATAAAAAAATGGATGTAAGATTTTCAATGTAAATATAGTAATACAATCGTATTTGTAGCCAAATCTTTAAAAAATACGAGTAGTTAAAAGTGTATTTTGCTTGAGGGTTGATTTCTTGTAAGTATTGTGTAGGTGTATATAAAATATTTCTATTAACATGTCAATTGGGTTGGCATACCTAACTATTATATACACATATGAATAAATGTACCATTATAAAAACCCAACTGACTACTCATAGACCCAGTCATTGATTGTGAACTTTCAAACTTGTTAGACATGGCTTCGAATATTTTAAATTTTGAAGTTTCAACTTCCCAACGTGAACTTGTCGATCGTTACAACATCTATACCAAACAACTACAGCAAGCCAATATCAAAAATATACCATTGGATTGTTCGAAAAGGAACGGCTTTAAAATTGATGATAAATCGAAATCTATCAAGAAGAAACCAGCTAAGCGAATATTGAACAAATTTAAATATTGGAATGATGGTCAAGATTTTTCAATAGTTATAACTGATACATCTAACGATTTGGATATTGAAGTGTTGCCATCAGATTATGTGCAAAGTGTAGACTGGGATGATGTTGATGTCGAATCGGTTGAACTTGAGAATAATGGTGACAATAATGTCGAGCACGGTAATTCAGAAATTAATGGTGATATCATTGCATTGAATGGTATTGACACTGAAAAGATTATCGACGATTCAACTATTGATGATAACAATAACAAAAATAACGACAACGATTGCGAAGATGGTGATAAAATTAAAGAATTGGAAGACACTGTTGTAAATGTTGAGCAATTTAGTCGATCCCTCTACAATTTTCATTATGCTAAAAACCGTTCCTTGTATATTTCGTTTGATTCGACTGGTTCATCGGATATGCGCTTTTTGGTTGGTTTATTTAAGGATTTCGATGTTGTTAACGATACTGAATATACGCACCCGTTTCCATCGGATATACGAGTATCGGCGAATTTGGTCGATTATCGAATAATACAACAATATTTGGATGCCCCGGAATTTAATATGAATTTACTTAAGAACACTACGTACGATCATGTGTTGAATGCAATAATTTCATATATCTTACTATGGGACGATGATAGTATGAAGGGTTACATGTTAAAACATCCTAAACATCGCAAATTTCTGGTTGCAGTCATCGAGGCTCGAGAAAATGGTTACGTATATGATTATAAAGGTGTACCATATATCAAAACACCATGCAAAGTGTTGCGAAAATATTTCGAACCGATGTGTTCTATGAAACATACATTTGAATGGTCTAATCTTATCGATTATGAGTTTATACGACATTTGAATCATGTATATTCGTTAATAATCACAGATTCGTTTGATTTTGAGTCGATTAAAATGCTTGAAGCTGATATGCCAATTCCATACAAGCTACCAAATATTGATATTAATCTGGTTCGTTCGATGTCTAACCAAATGGACGCATTTAAATTCATTAGTGGTCAAGCTTGTTGCTGCAAAACAACCATAATCAACAAATTGACTGAAATGGGATGGAAAAAGTTTAGTCGTGGAGATGTTGGTTCGTTTAGCGGTAAAAGTTCGAGTCCAGCAGCTATTGGGAATTTACATGCAGCACTTGATTTTGTACTTAGACGACCAAATGTGATTGGAGATCGCGGTTATATTGATAATATTATTTGGTCGTATATTATGCCAAAATGCAAAAACGTAGATAATATGCTGGTTTATGATATGTTTTCATTCTTCAATGCCAATTTTAACGAACCATCGATTGCGCAATACATTTCACAAAAAGGTTTGATATTTATCGATCCTTACGTCAAGTTAAATCGAGAACGGCAAATGAAACGTTGCGAATCTGGAGATGCTCATCGTGCTCGCATATATATGTACCCTATCGTACAATTTATGGTCTATTATACCGTAGCTCGTTTGTTTGGATGGAAAGTTTTGTGCGTACCATATGATTCTGATCGAAATTTCGATAACCAACGCTACAATGAAAATATTGAGATAGTCCGTCAATATTTTGGACATCCGGCTATGGACGAATGTATACCTCTGGAACTTACAAGATTTGATAAACCAGAAAATAACTATGAAATTGATAATTATTATCCCAAAGCTGTTGGTATATTTAAGTGATTTTTGTACGTTTTTATTATCACCATAAAAAATATATAATATATCTACATAAAAATCGTTTTTCTCTATGTGTATTTTTTGATGATTATAGTTGTCGACTGTTTATGATCAACCCTTAATATGCATTTTTTGCGCTTATTAAACGAGTTGACCAATGGCTGTGGGTGGACCAAGCGACAATATAGTAATTAAAACGTTTTAGTGATAAACATTTCATTTAAGATAAATTCGCATGTGCGAAAATATAGTTTGCTTGTTTTTTTTTCCTGTGAAATAGCTATTTGCACCGAACGTACTCGGTAGCATCTTGAGTGTATAAATTAAAATGTTTTTGTAATGGCACTCTTCCGCTTTTAATTACGCATATATACAGTCTAAAAATACCATGAGGTTTTCAACGAGGTATCACTGAGGTAGATAAATGGGTGGATGGTGTGGGTGTACTAGTATTAGTAGTAGTAGTAGTGTTGTTGTTATTATTAATAATCGGTTTCTGGAGGATTTTTGATATAAATACTCATGACTTACAACGTTGGAAACCATTTCACATTGCGTTGCTTGGTTGAAAAGATGTGTTGAAGGAAAAAATTTTATTACACTTTTAACAATATTTTTTTTTCAAATATCATTACATCAGTGCAACTATTTATTATCGTTATAATTCGAACTCTAAATTGGTAATAACCAACATAATGAGTTTTTTTCTTGGTGACAGCGATGACTCTTCGAATGATAGTGACAATATTAGCAATGTTATTAGTGACAATAGTACGACGGACGATTGTATTGGCTATAATCGATTGGATGACGATTGTGGTGACGAAGATGATAATGATGATAATAATGGATTTCTGGGATACATTAATCCAGGGTATATTGCTGGCAATTTTGAAGAAGAAGATGATGATGATGAAAACAACGACGATGTTATTGATGATGAAGGTAGTAACAATGCGTTTCTAATGGCCGGTTTTTAATAATTTTTCTTATACGATTCGTTTTTTTATGCAGCCGCCAGAACTTCCGGCATTTCTTTAAATAACATTGACAAACCTTTAAACGTTGAATGTTTTAATGAAACATTGGAAGCATTAAACCAATCCGTCAGCGCTGATAAACATAATGACACTTGTGAGACCATTAATAAAATTGATGGAACTGTCAACACCATAAACTCTAATACTGATGAAACTAATAGATATCACAACCATCAGCAAAATATTTACCTTAAGCCTAAGAATTCAAAAATAATAAACGGTAATTCTCTGCGAACTTCTAAATCTAACACATTTTGCGAGGCTCTTGTTGACGAATCGGATAGTTCGCAATATTATAGCCATCGTAGGCGTATCAATTCGTATGATTCAGATATTAATCGTAAGAATAATATCTCTGATGACATTTGCGAGAATGTGCCAATTGGAGATGGATTTTGTGCAAATGCGAATAATCATGATGCTGCAATAGTAACACAAATTAACAATCTTATGTTTGATGATTTCACATTAGTTGAAGCGGAACAACCGTCTAAACCATCTAGCCGATTGAAATGTAATTTTTCATCAAACAATATATTGAAACGAGCAGTGCCAGGAACTTGGATGTATCACAAAATAAACACTAGCAGCCCAGTTTTAGCCACAAAACTATTAACAAGTAATTTGGATGTTCAATCGCTGGAATTGGCCTATTTGGACCCCATATCGGAGCGAGATTCTGACTTGTATTTAGTTTCTTTGAATACAAATAATGAACAAATTTAAACTTTTAAAAGCGTGTTAATTATTTAACGCAATTTGGTTGGTGTGGTGGCAAGATAAAAGAGTGTTGTTTATGAGACAAATTTATAACATGATGCTATCCATATATATATATATATATATATATATATATTCTTAATGCATGATTGTTAATTTTTCAAGTGCATGCATGTATAAAAAAAGTTAAATTCGCCAAAATACAATATTCTACACTTGTTGGGATTTTTTTCAAATGACAATATATATATCACTATGATGTTATTATAGATGTAAAATATATATATATAATGGTTGAGACATTCTCTTTAAACCTTTAGATAGATGTTAAAACTTAAACTTGAACAACATTAACAATGTACCACGGTAATCGAGAGTATTTCGCATTAAAGCGTCAATTGATAGATGAAGCAAAACATAAACTAGATGGTTTACCGTTTGTGTGTAAATTCAATATTAATTCGAACGAAGAAGATGCAACAATTAAACGACGTAGGATGAATTCCATGTTACCAATAAAAATACCGCCAACAATTAAACAACCATTGAACCAGAAACCTTTGAATGAAGAATTACCGGCTGCGAATCTGGTATTTGTATATGAATGGTTCGACAATAATAAAGACGTTTATGGCTATGGCTGTGATAGTGATGGTAATGCTTGTCGCATACAGCCAATTGTCGAACCAGGCCTATTTGCAATAACTTCAAATTTCTACGTATTACGTGAGATTTGTTCGTTGTATGGATATCGCGTTGATATGTATGATATCAAATATAAAGCTAACAACTTTGCCCTCTGGGATTTGTTTTCAAATCGAGATTTGGCTAATGATTGTCATTTGGTGAAAATTATCACGCCTGCGGTTTGTGAAACTATGAAATTATACTCAAAGTTTAAATACGACCCACAATCATATAAATTTGTCGGTGTACCACAATATTATGACGTGACCAAACAAATAATGTTTGAATTGTTGCTACGGCGTTTACATAAACATTTACAATCTGGATATTTGAGTGATAATCTCGATTACACGATACCAAAAAGTGTAATGCAATGGTTTGATGAGAATTTGAACGTTTATGACAATATACCAGCACCGGATATTCCAATTATAAGTTTTGATATTGAAACTGTCTCTGATGACCCACATCGAGTACCAACCGGTGATGCAGCCCAAGATATTCTCTATTCTGTATCAATCCATCATACACATACAAATATTTTATATAGTTTAATTTATTTACCATTGAATGGTTATACTAACAAACAATTGAACGAAAGCGTATTACTTGATGGATATGATGTCGTACCTGACAAGAAAGTCGACAGTTCGAATTGTGAAAATCGTTTGGAGTGCTTTTCGAATGAATACGATCTACTTGTCAGAACTATGAATTTGATGACATTGGGTAAAAAACTTCACATATTGTTGGGATACAATTCAATATCATACGATATCAAATATTTATTAACTCGTTGTGTATTTTATAATTTATATGTCGATAAATTTATATGGCGAGAAGGTTATAGTTATGGAATCGAACAAATACATTTGGATTTATTTCGCATTATTGTGATGAGATATCGTTTCAAAAGCTACACTTTGAACGAAGTAAGTCGAAATATCATGAAAGATTCAAAAACTGGTGTCAGTGCAGTAGCACTACGATATTCCTTTTTCAAAATGTTAAAAACACAAAAATTTCTAATACATGATGAAAGCAATGATAAATTACCATCAGTTCGTGATACTTTGCATTATAATAATGCTGATACACTTCTTGTTAGTAAACTTCAATCTCGAACCAAATCAATTGATTTTATTATTGAACTTGCCATCGATTGTCAAGTGCCACTCTCAACCATGATGACTAATTATAATAAAATGCAATATAAATTATGGAATGAATGCTTCACTGTCGGTCTCAACTTGAAAATTTTTCTCACAACATTTAAATCGGATATAGCTCATGTAAAATGCCCAATTTCGTACACCGATGGATCTTACGACTTTATTGATGTAACGATAAATTTGTCAGATCGTCTCAACGCCAATGATAAATTAATGGATATACCATCGCAAACTGTAGTTGAGGCGCCAATGTTGCATACACGATATTCGTCGACACCACATAAAAAGGCAAAATTTCCAGGCGGTGCGAACTTTTGTTTAGGGGAGATTGATGCCAACAATGTGCAAATGTATGACTATGTTACCGCATACCCATTACTTATGGATCGCAAGAATATATCTGACGAGACACTTACAATTTTACCAGCAAGCATATTACAAATGTTGTATAATACAATTCAAAATAATCATGAATATAAAACATATGATTATTTGGCACATAATGGTTCAACGGCAACAGAGACTATAATTTTATATTATCAATATATTTACGATGGATTATATTGCGGAGCAGAGTTTCCATTCACACTTGAAGAACTTCACAAACGCCAAGATTCGCCAGTCATCATAATATGGGAAGGTCGACGTGGTGTATTATCTGATATTGTAGCAAAATTTAACGAAACACGTGCACATACCAAAATTATGCGAAAGATTTTAGACGAAGCTTATACATTGGTCGAAGAAAAGATTAATTGTTTAATTGAGCAGAAACAACTCATGGATGAATTGTTAGTAAATATGACCACAAATCAAAACCCATTAAATGATGTTGAAATTGTTAATGATTTAAAGGATACGTTTGGTTTTGATGAGACTGAGCCTGTAGCAGCAGGTGGCAGTATTGATGATTTTGGTTTTGATGATAGCGATAATGATGAAACTGACGAAAATATTAATAACATAAAAAAGATGGACGAATTTTCGCAGAGCAAGGATAATCTTGACAATTTTGGTTTTGATGATGACACTGATGAAAACGATAGTGTTAACATCACAACAACTAAACTAAACGAAGATTCGAAGACGAATTTCGACGATTTTGGTCTTGACGATGACGACGATGACAATGATGATTGTGATGATAATAAAAATGTTGAAAAAAATAACATTGACGATTTTGGTTTTGACGACGACGATGATGATGCTGATGGTGATAATTCTGGTGATGATAATTGTAACGAGGGAAATGTTAACGATGAATTAAAACCCAACTTTAGTTGTCCGAAACTACAAATCGTTCACAATGATACAGAAAAGTTGGAAAATTTGTGTAACGATGACACGTTATCTCGTAATCCATACAAGTTTGACTTTGTGAATAAGTATATCACAGTTTATGAGAACCAAATGTGTGTTATTAATAACGAAGAACTTGAAACATGTGACGAACCAATTAAACAATTATATGAAATCCTTGAAAACATCACACTTGAGCGAAGTAAAATCAGTAATTCGTACGATTTGCAAAAATCGTTGGTCTCTAGTATATATGGATGCGTGGGTAAAATGATACATGTTGTAGCCGCAGGCATAACCTGTATGACTCGGAACGCATTACTTGCATCAGCTCAATATTGTCAAAGTTTAAATTATAAAGTATTGTATTTGGACACAGATTCTATCATGATTACTGGATGCACTGACGATTTGTCAGGTGAATTAAATCGCAGATTCCCACACATGGAAATGGAAATGAAAACTGCTAGAAAATGCATGTTTGTAAAACGAAAAACGTATTACAAATATGATGATGGAAATTTAAAATATGGCCAAAACGTGAATGGTCCCAATTCTTGGCGGCAATGTGTTGAATATTTTAATAGTCAAGATCATATAACGACCAACGATGATATATACGATTCATTTCTCAAATTTTTTAAAGATGTATATATAAAATTATTATCGTTCGATAAAGTATGTCCAGAATTTCTCGACTTATTCACTCAAACAATAAAAACAAAAGACGAATATAAAACTATGACAGTTGCTGCAAAGTTCAAAATATATCTATCATCGTTTTATCCGGCAATCGCTGGTGCAAATAAACATAAAATATATTATTATTTAGATCAAACCGTGATGATGCCCTGCTTGCGACCCGATTTAGATATTCAATCCGTAAACGATATCAAGAATGTGAATTTGTTTAAATATTATCAAAACATGTATACAACTATATTCAATCTTATAAAGTTTCATATACGACGCAATAATGCCCCATTTAAAATCACAATTTCTAGCAAATATGTGTTATTAATAATGTTGAAAGCGTTCTTAGATGCCTATGAGGCGACATTCACTAAAAACTTGGACAACAAACCAACAATCATTGTCGATAAAACAAACGCCGATGAGATATTTTGTGATGAGATATATACTAAAACCTACGATGAAAATGACAACCCGTTTGACTAAAAAAATTGTTCATGTTATAACACTTGACCTCTCTCTCTATTATTTTTGTGACAATTGCTTTGAAATAAAGAATGTTATATAAAATAAACACTCGTTTTTACTTAATTTGATGGATATTTGCTTATATTTTTTTTCGAATGTGAGGTGATTTTTATATTGATATTAAAAAACAATTCATATGTTAGTTTTTTTAAAAAAAAACATCGTTTGAATATTGTCATTTTTACCATCATCATTGGTAAAAAACATAAACACGTATGTTTGGATAACTCGTTTTTAAGTAAAACAATCATCTGACAAAATGGATTTTTCGCTATTCATACGCAAACACTCGTTTACTATGACATTTGCAATATGTGTATATAATGTGGTATGTGCATTTAGAGTTTAGGCAAGCAAGCGTAACTTTGAAATTTGTGAATGCTTATATTAACTTGTTACCACACACATATACGTATGCTAGTTATGGATATATATATGGACATTACACGACACATGAACCCATATGTGATTATTGATATAAATAAATTTAAATTGTAGTATATATAGTATATACGAGCATCATGGGTGTATTTGTTAAACTAATATATTTGCTACTTGTTCCATTTATATGCCACAATGTTTTGTTTGCGTATGGACAAGAGGAAACAACGGTACTACCACCAGATGCAGAAACTACCCTAGAACCATCATCATCATCGTCACCTGAAGATTTAGATTCGAGCTCTTCAACATCAACGTTGCCGCCATCATCATCATCATCACTCGCAACAACTGATGATTCGGAATCGAGTTCAGAGTCATCGTCATCATCGATATCAACATCTACTAACCAACCATCAACCACAGATGCGAGTACAGAGACACCATCAACAACATTAGCGCCAGAATCAGATCCATGGCTTAATGTTACAGTTCCTGATTATCAAGATCATTCTATTACCGATTACCCTGCTACACCAGAAAAATCCGATTTTAGGTGGTACGTTTTCATTGCCATTTACGATGATCCAAACAATTTGATCGATGGTCGAAATTGCTCCGGAGCTCTCGTATCATATAATAGCATTTTGACTGCAGCATCTTGTTTGTATCGTTTTGGCGAGAATTATCGCTTCAAAACGGCTACATTGTTAATTGGTGGTACTTATTTGACCAACCCCATATACAAGGTTACCGTTGGTTTAGCACGAAGTGCATTTGTTCACCCAAGTTTCGACCCTTTGTATAATAAATTGCGTGGAAATCTAGCAATTATTAGCATATACGATGGCATTGAGCCAAATCGATATATCGAACCTATTGAAATTGCATCTTATTTGCCAGATAACCGTCAATTGTCATATCAATTACCAAATCATGATTACTATGGTGAAACCCAACGTGTAGTTAACAATCTGGGATATCGATACATGTTCCTAAACCCACAATTCAAATGCCGTTGGTTTTACGGTAGCGAAGTGTGTGACGGATCCGTACTTACAGCATTTAGCAAATATAAAAATGATGCGATCTTATGTCAAGTGGGTAGTGGGGCACCACTTAGTGCACACACTCTCATCGAACCGTACAAAAAAGCAAAGCTTGTAGGTATATCTTCATTTGTAAGTGCCGATGGATGTGATGGTGCTCCTGGTGGATATACATCTGTGATACATTATCACAAATGGTTGATGGATAACATTTAAGACTAAAAAAACAACATTTATATCCGAGGTTTTAAAATAAATGCATCGAAAAACAAAATAAACCAAAAAAAACAAAACTTGAAATGGTTCATGCATATATATATATTATTCTAACTACCACCCCTTTATACAATTATCAATATAAAAAGTTTGGTGTTTGTTTTTTTTTGTTCCTATTGTGCAATATCTACGCACATGACATTGTATTTTGAATAACGAACAACCATAATTACAATTGTTGATGTTGAACTAACAAAAAAATAAAGAAACTAACCAAAAATAAGCTAGTTGTCTTCATTCATTTTATAAATTGGGGAGATTTTCATATTTTTTTTGATTATTCTATGATATTATTATCTATTTAAATATAGAATTCGTTTTATGAAGGAGGAAAATATTATACAATTGCAAGTATAAGTAGAAACCAATACCATTGTTATCGTCCGTTGGGTAAAACAAAAATTCCATTGTCAGCAAATATAAATGAAATAAAAAAAAACAAAAAAAAACTGGTGCAATGTCGGAAAGTAGAAAACGGTCTTTGGTCGAACAAACTTTATATTCATCAAACAAACGGCCATATAGACAGGATAATGCTATTTTGGCTCATGAGGAGAGCAATCGTGTGCCAAATTTAAGATATATCGACTCAACCAACGTAACTAGAACAAAATTCAATAAAAAACAGAGAAACGATAATATCGATGATCGTAAAGTCACTGCTTCACCATACTATGAAATCAACAACGAAGACGAAGAAGACTATAACACCGACGATTCTGACGATGACGATGCTGATAGTGATTTGCAATTTGTTGATAGTTTAAACGAAGGTACTAAAATATCGCAAATGCGTAACAAATTTAAAAGCTATGGGTCCAACGACGACTATGAACGAATGAATATTGAAAGTAAACGCAAATATGGAACAAATAACAAGTCTACTAATGATATAGAAAAATCCAAAGCTTATAATAATATTTACAAACACGGTAACAAGGGTAACAACATCGATAATGGTGATGATAAAGGTGAAAACGTTGTTATCTCCAACGGTGCTGATGATGATTATAGTGGTGGTGTTATAAAATTACCTGGAGGAAGTGGTATACCATCAGCAATCAAGAATCTTGGTTCGGGTATAGGCGAAATACCCAAAGAATCAGTCAAATTAATACGTGACTATATGGATATGCTCTTTAGTAGCGTAGCAATTGAAGCTAATTATTTATTGCAAATGAATCAACAAGAAAGCATTCTGGCAATACCTGGCATTGTCAATGCCATATTAGAATATAACAATTTATCATTTACCAATATCAAATATTGTAAAACTAAAATTGAATTAATCGAACCAGTATGGTACACCTTCAATATTGCAAAGAGCGAACTTATTTTATATTTCAATGAAGCATTTTACGATCAATTTTGTATGAAAAACAATGATAAACCGGTATTATTTACTAGTGGGATTATACCAATCGAATTATTAAACCCATATGAAACCAACCCTTTGTTCCAAACAATTGATTCAGCCATGATACATTCAGCAATTTTAGCAGATCATGTCGCACAACACATTATTTTGGACATATATCGCCCAGATAGATCACAATGCGCTTCAATACATGACAAATTTTCTTGTATTGGTACAACTCTGCATTCGATATTCTTTATTGAACAAAATAGTTTGCCAATGCCGAAACGAGAATATAATAACTACATGACAATGGTACCAAATAATGGGAATAACTTGGGATTTAATGGAAACGTTATGAATTCGACTAGAAATTTGTTAAATAACTTTTTACACCCAACATCGGGATCAGCATTGCTTGGAACTAATACAATAACGGGTAAAATACAAGACGATATAGCAAACATTAACTCAAACGCTTCTATTATGGGACAGCAAAGTTATGATATACCCTCATTTCGATATACAGTGTGACTTGTTTAAAAATATATTTCATTTCTTGGGATATTTGGTATACATATATAAATATATATATATATATATATATATATATATATATATATTTGTGTATATATACACATATAACAAATCATACATGCATCTATGCACGCTTGCTTGTGTGATGTTTGTGTGAAAAAGGGAGTTGTTCCCCTAAGAAAATAACTGTTAGTGGTCACATATTATTCTGTTATATCATGACCATCATATTCATTGTCGTAGACCTCATCACATGCACGCGCATAGAAGCTCCACAACAATCAACCCACCCTCCCAACTTATATATGTTAATAGCTAAGAGGTTTTAGGGTTTTACAACTGTTGATATTTATAAAGTTGATTTAAAATTACATTGTTTTTTTTTCTAAGTTGACACATATATATGAGTGTGTGTATGTGATTTGAGATTTATATTTTATATATATAGTACTTTTGTAGCAAAATTAAACGTACACATATAAAATTAAAGACAAATCATACATTATGACTGTTGATTGGAAATTTAATGGCAAACAATCTAAAATTGTTGAAAACGCTCATTCAATTAATGAAGATTATAGTTGTCCACAAAATAAGCAAGTGGGTGTCAATGTTATACCTGCAGTGGTTATACCTAGAAAATCTGAAATTAGTTTTAAAATTAATAACACAACTCAATCAAAGTTTAGCATTATACAATCACAACAAGATCAACAGCAATCCAATATTTCACCGTCTAATCTAGAAGACAAGATTAGTTATACCACAATTGAAGTGCGATGTCAAGCGATGCGAAAATCTTTTGGATTATTTGATCATTATTTTCTAGTAATCAAAGGTAAAGAATATCATGCTGGGTGGTATGCTCGCGGTATGGTGCTCGACGAGGGTACGACAAAAGGTGCTCATACAGTATCTGTGCAAAATATATGTAAGATGTGTTATGACAAAATATTTGCTGAATTTTATGTACGTGAAGATTTGAGAATATTCAACGCGTATTTCCCATTTATCAATTGCGAAACTATTTGTATGGGATTTAGCATACAATCTCTGGCATTTCTAATTATACCATTCGTTTGTACATTTATCGCTAAAGGATTGTTTCTCTATGCCATATTATTGATATTAGTTACGATTGTATTGTTCTTAATTTATAGTAAATATCAATTTAGTAGAACGGTTCGCACTAAATGCTCGCATTTGGAATAATTTTTGTATTATTGATTCACAAAAAAACAATATACAAACATTCATTATTTTGAATAAAAAAACGCATCCAATAAACAACGATATTTGTCTAATTTTTTTTAATAAACTTTGAATCTTCGAATTTAATTATCATTTGCGTATTTTATTTGTCCAAATGCTATTATTTTTTTTAAATTCAATTAAATTGATAGTTATATTTTTCCATTTTTGTGACAGTTTACATATATATTTTTTTATAATGAACAAATGCTAGTTTTTCCCTCCATTTTCAAATAAAACAATATTGTGACATATATATATATATATATATATATATATATATATATATATATATATTAGACAACTATTTGTGACGGATCTATAATTAAGTTATTAATATTTCATTCTCACATATAATCAATTGAATGATAAAAACAAGTATTTAAAATTCATAAAGGCATAAGAAAAACCGAAAATCCAAGCAAAAACTACATATACGCTCAATGCTTCTTTTCGCAAAATTTATTTATATTTTGGACATTTCGACAATTTCATATACGTCGACCATTCAAAGGGAAACGTGTGCGTTTCTTATAAATACAGACTTTGGCAATGTCTAATACACAGAATTTCTCCCACAACAACTGAAACCTGACAAACTTCATAATAGTCGAGTTTCATTGAAAAATTACAAATTTTCAAAATACGCGCTAGGTTTGTGCGTGAGCTTACATACTTGCGAAACTGAATCATTCGGTTGTATATATACGTGCTTTTGCTATATTCTGTTTTAAAGCAAAAAAAATAAGGATTTTCCAAAAAAACAATAATCAATTATACGCACACAATTTTTTTACATATATATAACCATTATAAATATAATAATCTTATATCTACTATCACTAATGACATTTTTGCCGGAACATTGCGAAACATAAACAAATTGTCACAAAATGGGTTTCGTTTAGTATATATTTGCTAGCTAACTATCATTAAATAAATCAAAGTGGCGACAGTGACTGAAAATAGCAACATTAACCATCAACAGTTGTGACTACGACAACAACCTAAATCTGTGGCGAGAAAAGGCAGATTTTTTTTTTCAAAGTATTATAGTTTTTTTTCGATGACTGGGAAAAGACAACATCTTTTTGTAAACATTTGCTATATTTCGCTCAAATACACTTAAATATCGTAAAAGTATTGAGTGTGAAATAAAACGGCGTAATTGTCTTGCAGATAAATTAATAGACTTTAAAAAAAAACTAACTAAAATTAAAAATTATGGCGCCAACGATACCTATAAATCTACCATCATCTTCAATAATCTTGAGACCTCCTATACTAACAACCTTATCAGCATCGTCTTCAACAGCGGCTCTTACACAATATCTAATGCCAGATATTAAAAATATCAATCTTGGATCTACAATGATTTTAAAAACATCAGCCCAACGTCTTGTCACCATAAATTCTACGACACCAATGTCGACAACTCTGACTCCAAAACTATTGTTATCTCCACCAGTAATGCCATCAGCATTGCCATCGTCATCGTTGTCGACTTCGTCGTCATTATCATCATCAGCGTTGGCAGAAAATAACAATGGGGATGACAATGTTGGGACTCGCATATTGAGTTTGTGCAAAAAATTCGACGCAAAAGTTCTGGATAGGCAATTACCAATGGCAAATATTATTTATAAATCTACATATATTCAAGAATTTTGTATTGGTTTGTTTGCTTCGGTTGTGGCTAGTTTATTCCTTCAACCGTTGGACACAATCCGTACTAACCAAATTATAAATAAAACACCATTTTTGGACACTATTAGATCGATTTATTCTCGGCAAGGAATTGGTCAATTTTACAAAACAACAAAAATCAACGCTTTAGCATTTGGTTTAACGTATGGTATATATTTTCCAATTAACAGATATCTTAAAAATGAAAATCCTTTCAAAATAGATAGCGTTTTTGCTCAATTTTTAATAGCGACTATACCTCCAACAATGATTAGTTTGACACTTGTAAATCCGTTGTGGGTAATGAAAAGCGTTCAATCGGCATCGTTCAAAAATGATTGGACTATAATCGAATCTGCGAAACATATTTACAAAACAAAAGGTATTAAGGGTTATTATGCTGGATTGATATTTGGTTATTTGAATTGCATTCACGATATTATAACATTCACACTATACGATATTCTAAAAAACCATTTTAATGCGAATACCGAAATTCAATGTAGCATATTTATCGGTTTGGCTAAAACTTTGGCATATTTGATAACATTTCCATTGTTAGCATTGCGTGTTCGACAGCAAGTTAACCAATTGTCAGTTATTGATAATATATATGCGATTTTCGAAGATTCATTTCAAACGCTCTACTATGGTTTTGGTATAACTTTATTACAAGACATACCTAAAATTGCCATAATGATTGCGCTTTATGAGAAAAGTGTCAAATATATCATAAAATAAATGGGAAATTGCTTTAGTTCTTAATCAACATTCATATCTAATATATGTATATTGTTTCAAAACGGAAAAACCATAAGTCAGGTTGGGAAAAAACTGATAGAATTAACATGCATCTCTTTCCTCAATAGAGAGTAACTAATTATCACTTTTGTGTTTAAAACAAAAACAAGAATAGTAAACGGGTTTCATATATATAACCAAAAAAAGAACACATTTAGAATATATGAAACAAACTGCACATTCTAAACTTTGTAACATGAACGACAGTGACCGGAAGGATGAAATCTCAGAAAATGACACTACATATATATGTGCACACATTTGATTCGTATCAAAACGAACACTCAAAACATACACACACATATATATTCGTGTATTTAAAATTATCTATATATATGTGCATTGTATTTAAAGAAACTATCGAACAAAAATCAAAAATCTATGTATAAATAGAACTTGTGAAATAAAAAAACTTGCGTTTTCTCTCTCTGTCTCATCTTTCTATCAGCTTTTTTAGTCTTGGTTACCCCCATAAAAAACATACACCAACTATTATCACCCTTTTGCTATATTTTCTTTATCACTGAACAAAAAAAAATCTAATTATAATCGGTAGATGGCTGGAATGAAAACCATTCCAAGTTTTTTTAATGCAACACTCTTACTAATTTAGAATTAATCGTCGCCTTTTTAACAAGTGTAGGGGAAAATTGCAACCATTTAAAGCAGACGCACAGCACACATCGATTATTATTAGTGTGCAAACATTTGAACGAGATAAACATTATTGAAAAAAAATAAAATGTCTAACGTTTTGAATACTAATATCAATACAGATATATTGGATGTTTCAATGGCGACGCTACCATCATCATCATCATCACCACAACAACAACAGCAACATTTACCTATATTAACAAACGTACAATCGTCAAGTTTTGGACAACCCCATTTCTTAACCAACAAATTATGTATTCAAAATATATCGCAACGAAAGAATGTCTACGATTACCAACTGAGGGATCATTTCTTGAATATTGAAACTTTACGCCAATTGAATTGTTCGTGCCCAAATCATAAACATAACAAATTACCATGCACCATAGTTACGGGCCCAATATGCACAAAATGTAAAACTCCAACTTCAGAGGTTATTAGTTTTCAATCGACCTTATTTCATCCAGAATTAACATCTAAAAATTTATTGTCATGTTGTACACATATTCATACGCCACCATGTCGACGATGTATAAATTGCCAAACCAGTTTACCATGCGTTGTTACTGAACCATTTGAATGCTCCGTGTCTACAGGTTTGTATATTTATAACAGAAAAAAACATTAATTATATGCATATATATATATTAATTTATTTTATTCATTTCTATTTTTTTCTTGGTACAATTACTTTGGATATGGGATTTAGATATTGTCTGTCATCTTGATAATACGAAATTTTCACGCTCTCTAATATCGAATACGGCTCGAGTGTATCAACATATGTATAATACAAAAACACCAGCGTTTTATTTCTGTTTCAAACATGCTCATTATCATTTGACATATCCGGATATCAAATGTATCATTCAAACGTTTAAATGTTGCGATTCAGCAAAATTGGTCAACGAATTTGATGAATGCTTCGTCGTAAGTGTCATAAATGACCCAAATGCTCAATCTTCAATAGCAAATGGTAACAAAATGTATACTAAAAGACCTACCTCTTCATCGTCATCATCGACTACTTGCAAACGTCGATATGTTATTAATGATTTTAAGCACAATAATATCCCACAATTAAAATGTAAAGAGTATATAATATTTGATCCGAGAATTTGGCGCGAACAATCTTATAATCATTTTATGTCATTTATACGTGCCGTTATAACAACACCACAAGCGATATTGGAACGATACAAACGCTTCGAATCTTCAAATTTCTCAATATCAAATATTAAAAAATATATTAGTGGTAAAGAGTCGATTATACGTCGATCTATAACTGGTTATGAAACCAATGGGATATATCAAACATCGACAATATCATGCTTGATACCGTATTATTCGGTAATGTTGCCACAAACACTGTACGACTTATTAGAATCTGAGAATTATGATTTGGATTTAGTAATGGTTAAACGAGATCCTTCAATTTTACCAACATGCATGTACGTATGTTCAGTAATCCGCAATCCGGATCCAAATATAATATGTACTACCATTTCGGACCAACAATCTAAAGGTTTTAATCAGGACCAAGATGGTGATAGAAATGCCGAATATTTTATATGTCGTAAAATTAATGGTTATGATTCAACAAAATCGTATGATTATAAAATTGCTAAAATGGAACTAGCTTTGGCATTTAAATGTAAAAGGACGCTTGTTGGCACACCTAGATATTTACTATCTGAAACGAGCTTGTTAAAAGTGGCTCGTTTTCCCGAATATTTTGCATCGGATCCATTTTATAGTAAAACACACTCATACGGTAAAAAATTTATGAATGAAGCATCGGCTGGGTATTTAAGTGATGAATATGATGATTTTCAACGTGCTCTCATTGAACATAATCGAACTGAGACAAGTCAATACATTACCGTATCGGATATTTTATTACAAACGGATAAATTACCATCTATTGTGCGTTCGGGCGCCAAAGGTAATGTTGAATTGATACGAATGTTGCTGGATAATATTAGTTCAGCTAAACGTTTAACATTGGACGATCGTAAACAAGAGATGCTTGGTTTGTGCAACAAATATATAACATCGAGCCAAGACCTGAGTCGAAACGGTCGCAAGCAATTCGCCGCTTTATACGCTGCTCATGATTTGGTATCATTATTTTCAAATATTTATATCAACAAGTGTTGCTATGCGAATTATGACGAATTTGCAAGTGCTGGAACCCTTTTATTCAACGAATCATCGTTAGAGCTCTTCGTATCAGATTTATTGAACGCGCCACTGTTGTAAATTACGAATGATGGATTTATTATCATATTGACATATATTTAAATAAAACAAATTACTCTTATATTGCGAATATATTGTTTTTTCCCCAAATATATATATCAAGCTAAAAGGTCAAATCGTATTGCAGTATAAGTGTTAATTTAGAAGATGAAATGCGAAAGTAGCATCAGTAGTAACACAATGTCTGGCTTATTGTAGTGGACAAGAGTAGAAAATGTATATATATATGCATAAACGTATATGATAAAGATACAAAAAGGAGAATTGTTGGTGGATGAGTAAAAAACACTAAACATATCGTGCTTGTGTGTGTTTATAACGAAGTATATTGTTCTTTTTTAATAGTTGCACGTTGATAGTTATGTTGATATTGTCCTCATCTTTGTCTTCGGCATCGTACTTCTTTAATATTATCCAAATTACCCACCCTCGATCCGAAGTACAATAAAAAAAGTTGTAAAAATACCAATAAATGCAAGATTTTTTTATTAAAATTCAAAATTAAAAAAGTTGTATGGTTAATAATATGTTTTTTTGTTAAAATTTAATACAAGATTTGATTTTTGAATCGGCAATTAAAGTTTTGTTATTGATATCAGTTGTTGAATCCTCAAAGAATATAGCTCGTTTATGCTTACAGTTTTTATGGCGACGACAAAAAGCAGTGCTATTTGCGCAATCAAAACATTGCGCACATACCACGCATGCACGCGCTATTTTTAATTGTTCCAAGCATTGAGAGTCGTTTTCGCCCATTATAACATAAAGTTCAGACCATGGTATCTTCTTAAAGCAATATTTTTGCACAGTACGATAATCTCCAAGACGTACCGTCCAAATCCAACAATTTTCAGAGCAACTACATACATATTCTCGTGTCAAATGTATATACAATTTACGTGGCCATACTGAATTCGTTGCTATGCGGCATATGCGATGAGTACCCTCAAAAATGTTATTGTTTATGATTGTAGAGGTATCGTTATTAATATTGTTGCTGTAGCTACAATTTAATTTCTTCGATACACTGTTGCGCTTACATTGTTGCTTCTTTGTTGAAAAACTAGCCAATGGTTTAGATTGTTTGGGCAGTAGGGTTGGTATAAAACCATAATAAACACATTCGTTACCCTCAATACTACACTCTGTGTATTTATACGCTAAAATCTCGCCTCCTGTTATGCGAGCACGCAATATCGAGCGATTGATTGATACAGCCATACCATATGAAACGTGCAAAGCATAATACCATCTAGCTTCCAACAGTGGTTTCATCGATTCTGGTACTTTGTTTTTGAGATCAAAATCGTTAATTGGTTCGTTTGTTATTATGTTATAATCTTTCATTTTATATAAATGTATTGATCCACGGGTCTTGCTCAATATAAATCGTGTATCCCCAACTTTATATTCTTGACCGCAATGTAAAATAGTTGGTACAAATAAAGTTGGTAGTTTCTTGGCTTTTTTGTTTGAATTTTTATTTCTACATTTGTCGTCATCAGCATTGTTATTATTACCATCGTTGCTATTTTCATCACATTTATGATCGTCATCGTTATTATTATTATTATTATAATTACTAGAGTTTGTAGTTTCAAATTTACGTTTCTTTTTGTTACCAAGCATCGATGATATTGTAAATGTCGAACTTGTTGAAATATTACCAGTTGAAGATTCTATTGACGAATTCGACGAGTTTGTTATTATTGTTGCCATAGTCATAACTTTGCCAAACGTTACAAATTATTTATATATTTTTTCAAAATTTCGATATAGATCATTAAATCGTAGCTCTTGAACTCAAGTGGATGAGAAGAAGTCTGTCTTTAGACGTATACTCCCAATTTCCGGACCATCGATTAGAAACCCAGGATGAGTTTTCACATAAGTTTGGACAAATGTGTACAAAATTTGACTTTCAGCAAGCAACTCAGTTGTAGTTTGATAGGTGCAATTAATTAAATTAACATCAGACAATCTTGCTGTCGACTCAAGAATTTGTATACGTGCGTTTGTTAAAGGTTTGCGTCTAAACTCCATAAGTTTCTTATATTCACCAACCAAACATTTGATACGAGTTTCATCGTTTTCAAACTCACAGCGGCATCTCTGTGTGGTGTTAGTCACAAATGCAATTGGAGACACTGAAGGTTTGTGGTTAGAATGCTGCATTATACTATATACAATAAAAATATGCTGAATTCAGATGTTTAGCTAACTTTGTTGGCTAAAGCGAGCTTATAATTTAGACTAAACCCATTCTAGACCTTAAATACTCTAATATATATATATCTAATATTTCCAAGTGAGGGGTAACAAACTGGAGAACACATGCGCGCTCTTTTGCTGAATAACGCTCATGCGCAGAACAAGTTTTATTCATTCAGCAAAATGTAAAGTATATTTTGAGGGCAAATATATTTTTTATACATGTTGCTAAAATTACATCTATTTTGCATGTATCAACATTGTAACATGCATGTTAACAACAAGTTGTAAGACTCGTTTTTGTCTGACACGTAAAATTACTAAACGTTCGTACGTGTATTTGTGAGTATAAATATCATGAGTTGAGCAGATACGTTAGTCAGTTGACTGTCGATTGTAAATCATATAGAAACTATGAAAATTTACAAAAGTGCCTACAATAATATAATCATTGTCATCTATAGCATCGTATTTATATTTGCGACAATGATTGATCAAACGTATGCCTGGGATAGAAATATTAGAAGCAACGACGATAACGAATATATCAATCCGATTGCATCAAAAAATATACAACATTCGGACGATTTTGGTGTTTGGACTCCGTTATTGCCACCAAAAGATCAACAATTATTGGATTTGTCAATACCGCCAATACAACGCACTGTACCACCGCATCGACCCGTTTGAAGCTCAACTAATTTTTTTATAAATATAATTGATCTTATACATTGTTTTATTTAAAGGAAAAAAATAAATATAATTATACTTGTATGACGTTATAATCATTGGTGTTGGAACTTTCCAAGATTAAACTATCGTTTGGTTTAATCTCATAATCTAGTAGTTCGAACGGTGATTTGTTACATATAATATTTAAATTATTATTTGAACGATTGATGATTAAAATATACTTGAATGCTGGAGGGTTATTTGGGATATTTAACTGTTTCATGTAATTATATATATCAAACTCTATAAACAACGACCCATGTAAATCCAGTTGACTGCGAAAATAAGATGGGTCGCTATTGAGACGGTCCAATTTCGAGCGTGTATTGAACAATTTACCAACGTGTAAAATTGTACGTAAAACTTTGGGACGGTAACCAATTTGTAAGGCTGTATTATCAACACCATATCGAGCCGTATAATCGAATATGGTTTGTGTATTCATATATCGATGATAGTGTTTATAATATGAACTTTGAATTAATGCCAAACAACCAGCTATTTGTGATTGTGCTGCATTAGTTCCATTATATGTTCGAGTATATGATCTCAAAGGTTGTGATGCATCGCCCATAATATCGCCATGTCCACAAGTTACCACATTATTACCCAGAGCATTCAAACTTTTGTAATAGTTATAATTTGAGAAATCAGAACGATTGCCACTCTGATTTATAGCACAACACATAATTCCACCACTATCAGCATTATTATCTGGCATTTCACCATGTTCAATTATATTTATACCACCATTGCCAGCAGAAAATATAACTACAGCACCAAATTCTACCAAAATTTTAACCATATCATAATGCTTGTTAGAATATACAGCTGGTAATAGTATCTCGGGTTTGTCATTTGATTTAAATGGAAATTGCGTTTCAAGACTGAAAATATCTCCGGATCGACAGTTCAAATATGCATCATTCAAACCATCATACGTATAGAAATAAAATTCACATTTAGGAGCAATACCTCGTGTACCTTTCACGTTACCATATATATTGATATTGTTACCAGCAATGATTCCACTAGAACTTGTGCCATTATTCAAATATAATTGATTGTTTGGTTGGTAATCATCAATCAAAGTTAGATTTGTATTGTTAAAATTTTCATGATTTTGTATTAAATAATCGTCGATATGATGTACTCGTATAAATTCACCTAGTGAAATATTTTGAGAGCGGTTTACATCCAAACCACTAATCGTTGTATAACCCATATAGTTTTCTTGTAAGTATCTCAAATCGGGCGTTTCAATTGGCAATAAGTTGTTATTCATATTTGGATTGTCAACAGTGGTTGGGCGTATAGAGTTGATGTTTGATTTGTTAATGAAGTTCATTACATCTGTTGTAACCGTGTTAAACTTTTCAACTAAATCATTTATACCTGGCGAATTGTTACTATTCGCATGTTTCACTTTAGCGTTTAACGAGCACATCGATGTTGGCATAATTTCCATATAAACTGTTTTCACATTATCATTTACGGCCAACTCTTCAGCGAGAGTCTTAATATTATATGGTGTAATTTTATCATAATGGAATTTATATGAGCAAAGGTTTGCAAAGTATGAACGATATTTGCAGGTTTTCAATTTATTGAATCCAATTATATCGAATGATTTTGAAATTGTATAATATTCATTGTAAATGTTATGATTGGTACCAAGATTTGTCAAATTGTTAAAAAACACCATCAAATTATAAGGTATTACATCGAGGGTGTATTTTTCGTCAGGTAACAATATATTAGGAATCGAAATTTTAGGTTCAAGTGACATTTTGGAAGTCTTTTTTTTAGAATGCTACTATATTATAACTATTTATAAAAAAAATATAATATACTTTTTTTTGGAATTTCCCCAGATTAATTGACATATATAGACACACACATACGTTTATATTTATAGTTTAAATGTTTTTTTTGGTGTATAAGTGCATGTACATTGAACCCATTTCCAATAATTCGATAAACCGTACGTTTTTCATTGAATCAATAAAATTAAACAATCTGTAGTTTCTCACTATCATACTTTTTGCAATATACATGTACATTTGAGTATATCAACATTTTGTTAGGAACAAAAATGTAATCAAGAAATTGTACGCCACATCGACGTTGCTGACTATTTTGTATGCAATATCGACGTTGCTGTACTTTTGCGATTTCCGTAAACATTTGAGTATATCAACATTTTGTTAGGAACAAAAATGTAATCAAGAAATTGTACGCCACATCGACGTTGCTGACT